ACCTTATTCCACTCTCTAACCCCTTCGCAAATTTATTTTGCAAACATAAATGGGCCAATAGTATAATCGGTTAATACGCTCGCCTCATAAGCGAAAGAAGGAGCGGTTCGAATCCGCCTTGGCCCACCACGTTTTTTCAAATTTCCTGAAATCATCATAAAAAGCTTGCATTCATAATCAGCATGATAGATAATAGCGTCAAGTTAAGGGATGATCCCTGACGTTATTTCTGAGGTGTCATTATGAAAAAGTACTATGCATTTAACGGACAATCAAACACAACATCAGGACAGCCAAACCGACTAACAGGTCGTTGCTCGTCTTATGGGGATCTTGTGTTGTTTAAAACTAAAAAGGATCGTGACAACTACTGTGACACTTTTAATTATCGTTTCAAAAACTACCCGCAAGCAACTAATAAAAAAGAGGCAAAAGCAAAATATTTCGCTGGGATGACTCAAAATCAGTTTGATGAATATCTTGAAATGCTAGATTATTATGCAGAACAGTAGACTCAAAAATTGTCTAGTAAAAGGAGCTAATAGGCTCTCTCTCTCTTGTTGCAATCCCATCCAAAATGCTATAACTATCAGACCAGTCATCAATCAATGTAGTCACCTCATAAGCGAAAGAAGGAGCGGTTAGAATCCGCCTTAGCTCCCACTACGTTTTTTTCAAATTTCCTGAAATCATTACTTTACTTCCTCCCTCTATTTTCATACAATACTAATACAAACTAAAGAATTAAAGAGATAACAACATGATGAAATTATTTGAAATTACTGACCAAACATCTCCTTTGAACTTCTTTGTTGTTCTAGAAGTTGCTATTGAGAATGAATTAGAAGCTTGGGCTAATGGGGATCGTGAATGGACAGTTTCAAATCAATTCTATGAAGCAGAGTTGGAAACTGCATTGCAAAACATTGAAGCAATGAGCGATTTCGATAAAGAAACTCTATTCAAAACTATTCAGAAAGGCAACTATCATTTGATGGATTTAGTGTGTAACCATATTAGCTCATTTAGAGCAGGGCAGATTACACATACAACAGATTTTAGTGTTGATTAATACTGAAAACCGTTTGACTCTTAATAACTGTTACGCTTATAATGCTTGTATAAAATTTACAAATAAGGAAGAAATTAAAATGAATAATTCGAACCTAGTTTTGCTAATCGCAATTCCAAACCAATTACTTTCTTTCCAATATATTGTTGGGAAAAATACTTCTTTGGATACTGTGTTTGTATTGGATAAGAGTTCCAGAACTATAACGTTTATTGATGAGACACTAAGCGTCAAAAAATTCAATTACATAGGGAATAGTATAAACAAAGATTACTATCAAATTATTGATCTAAATGCGGCGATTGAAAAGCTTATGCGCACTGTCAATAGAAATGATCAATTCGAAATGATCAATTCGAACAACGTTATCCACCTGTCAACATCAGCCGGATTGGATGAAAGTTTGACATCAGCCCGAAGTTTCTTATGTGATTGTGCAGAAGGCTTCTATGATATTATTTGTTATATCGACATGAAGAAAAAGCATAATGACTACTTTTATGCGTCTGTAGCTAAGAAAAGCAACTCTTATGATCATGTAGTTGAGCAGTTATTGGAAGCTAACATTGGCAAAGAGTTTGATGTTTATGAGCACATCTTAAAAAGCGCTCCTCCTTGCTTAGTTGAATCTTTAAAAAATTCAATACAAGCTTCAAGCGCCAAAGAACTTATGATCAGTCGAATTGAAAAAGATGGTGGTACAGGCAAGTATATGATTGTGTCTGAATTATCAAAATCTGGAGCCATTTATCCATATGTGTTTGAATTCGATTCTACTGTTGAAGAGGTTGAGCGTATTTTGGGCGATATGGGCTTAAATGAAGTTGAAACTCCAGATAAAAGAAACTTTGCAATTTTAGTTCCAAAGAATAAAGGCTATCTATATGGCGAAAGAAAAGTAAATCTTGATGATAGCTTGTTTTTGATTGTTGTGGCAAATGAAAATGATTTGTCAAAAAGCTCTCTGTTGTCAATATCAAAAGACTTTGAGGTTAATGAATTATCGAATTCGTTTAACTGGAGCAATAAGGCTGTTATATCAACATCACTATACGAAGAGCTAGATCTTAAACGAGCAATTGAGCAAATTAAATCCGTTGATGAATCATCTAGTTTATGTTCATCTAAGAGTGTTGAAGAGTTGTGTATTAAGTTGCTATCAAATGAGCCTAGCAAAAAACGATTAGAAGAAACATTCAGCTATTACATGGCATCTGGGTATATTCAGTTTTTGAATTTAGAATATAGTGATGGTGATGATTTCCTTTCTATTGCTAAAGAAGCATTCTACAAGCTTAAGCCGCTTATTGATACGTATAAGAATCGATATAGCAATCTTGTTTGTACAGTATTTCGATACAAAGAATATGAAAAAATCTTCAAATTCAATAACGTTAATGAAGTGCTATTAGTTAAAGTTGATGTTAACGGCGAACGAATCGCTGCTAAATTTACAACAACTGACTAATTTTGTGCCGGATCGTATAATTCTATACGATCCAAATTAATCGTGGCGGTGGTGATGATGTGAACAATTTGAAAAGTATTGATTGGAATGAAGCTAGCGAGCTAGGTTTAATTGAGAAAATAAATCGAGAAGTGCTGCACCCACTAGGTCTTGCAATGACAAGAAATCCTGAAACTGGTGTTAGCGAAAACTTGCTAATTTCTGAAGACGGTAAATGGGAGTATGCGCAAGAAATGAAAACAAAAATTCTACCTGATCATGAAGTAAAGAAAATGATTTCGGATAAATTTACAACAACGGATGAGGTTTAAGTATATGGGTATCATGACGCAAAACCCAATTGAAATTATCGATGGGTGTATAGTAACAGCAGCAAAGGAAGATAAAATTGATGTACTCTTCCACCAAGTTAATACGCTAGGTGTTATGGGCGGTGGGGTAGCTCTAGAAATTCGTGATGAGTTTCCTGATCACTATGAAGATTACTTGGCTACTTGTGATATATCATCATCATCAGAATTTGTTGAAGAACAAGATTTAATGGGTGCATATGTTGTCACCGATATAATGGCAGATGAAGATACTGATTCCGTTAAATTGAAAATTTGTGGCGTATTTGGTCAACGCACTATTAAAAGTGGTATGGATGATTATAGAGTTCATACTAACTATGCAGCTCTATTCATGGGCATTGTTGATGTGATTAGATATGAATTAGATTATGATTCAGACTATGAATCAGAATACACGGTTGCATTTCCATACTTGATTGGTTGCGGATTAGCTGGTGGTGAATGGAATGTAGTTGATTCATATATTCGAACATTACAAGATCTTTACCCTAAATTAAAGTTTGTGTACTACAAGTACACACCAAAATAAAGGAGAATTTTATTTATGGCAAATAATAATGATAAGCTAGGGATGATGATTTATGCAGTAGCATCAGTTATCAGATGTTCAGCCATTACGGCCCATAACCTAAATAAGTATCACTGTGAAAAGATTGGTGATACCAGTCAAAAACCTTGGGAAGAAACGCCGCATGAACTGAGAGTGAGTGCTGTTAACGGTATCACATCATACTATACTAATCCTAATACAACCCCACAAATGTCTCATCAGAGTTGGATGACAGAGAAGATTGATAATGGTTGGGTATATGGTGAAGTCAAAGATATTGAAAAGAAAACTCACCCATGCTTAGTTCCATATACAGAGTTAAGCGAACATGATAGAGAAAAGGATAAACTATTTTCCATCGTAGGTAAATCATCTTATGAACATTTTATCTCAGCTTTGATTTGTGATCATCCAAACATTAAGGGAGTTGTTGAAAATTTACTTCAAAATGAAGAATGCGCCGAAATGATCACAGACATTGCATCAGAAATTTAAATGATGCAATAAATCTTCAAAAAATGACAATAAATGATGAATTTATTGTCATTTCCATCTTGTAATATCACTTCAGTTCCTTTACAATATACTTATATTGAAAACAACATTTTAGAGGTTAGAGATGATCCCAGTAGAAAAAGTAACACGAAACACCCAAACAATGGGAATGGAAAACGCTGAAAAGATTGAATTTCGTCTAACAGCTGAAGAGTTTCGAAACAGTTACGCTACAATATACTCATATAGAGAAGAAGCTGTTGTACGTGAGTATATCACAAATGCAATTGATGCTCATATCATGGCTGATAAGCTTGATACACCAATCAAAATTTATGTACCAACTAACCTACAACCTCTATTGATCATTGAGGATGAAGGGATCGGCTTAGAAAAAATTGAAACCATCTTAACGTTCAATCAATCAACAAAAACACGCGACAATAAAACAAACGGGCGTTTGGGTAAAGGTGCTAAGTCAGCTTATGCAATTGCTGATACATTTACAGTGACCTTCACAAAAGATGGTTGGACAGAGAAATGGGTAGCGTATATTGATGATCAAGGTATGCCCATGCGAAACAGAATTTCGAGGACAGAAACTCCAGATAAAGGAAATGGCGTTAGAATCGAGATTCCAATTTCTGCTGAGCGTATGCACTCTATTCTTCTAGCATTGCAAAAGATCTTATGTTTCGTAACGTATCCTTACGAAATTGTCAATGATCCAGATCTAATAATCCCTAAGCTTGAGACGACGACTGATAACACTCAAATATTTCTTAAAGATGTTGTAACAACTTGGACTGAAACTAAATCATATTACTGCGACGTTGAAGATAAAGTTGTTACAAATGAAATTGAAAAAACTTTTGAAGTTGGTGATTGCAGTATCAATTCTTATGAAGTTGTTGGCGATAGAGTGAGAATGGATAAATTGATGATTCGTCAAGCCAACGTTGTGTACCCTGTTGACGTTCAACAGTTGGATGATGATACAGAAGAAAAGTTGAATGCACTAACTAACAATATTGGTTATGGCTACAATAACAAATGTCTAATTATCGACGTTCCTATTGGTACAGTTGAGTTTCAACCATCTCGCGAACAATTGACATATGATGGTCTTTCTCTTAAAAATATTCAGTCGATTGTTAGTGAAACAATCAACCTAATAATCAAAAAGTACCTTGATGTTGTTGATGCAATTGTGGCTAAAAAAGCATGTTTAGTAGGATTCGATGAAGATATTCCTACTGTCTATGCTTTATATATCTATATTAACACAATTGAAAATACGAAAACTCGCGAATACATTTCTCGATATATTAAGAAGACACACTCTCATATTTTTAATGAAGATGACTTTAGTTATTCTCGATCAATTATTGAACGCACAGTATATTCATCTATCCATTTATTTCTGACAAGCAAAGTGTACAAAGTTGAAGATAGACGCCATCAACAACATCATATTAATGACTTTTCTTTCGTTAGTGTCGAAAAAGACTATGACTTTGAGATTGGTCGCATGAAGACTATAGTTAGAATTCCGAAAGAAAAAGTTTGTGTTGAACATCCTCAGCTTCATTACACAAACGATGATAAGAAACGAGTGTTTTATGCATTTATTGATGAGCACGGCAATACAAATCGTTGGAAGATGAAAGCGCGTAGAATGATGGAAAACCTCACTAAGAGTGGAGGGTCATCTAATGGTAATCATAGAGACAAAAGAACACAGTTGATTATCATTAAGTACAATACCGGATTGTTTAAGAATGTCGGCGAAGCAGCGCTATCTTTTACTCAGCGATACCCCCATCTAAACTTATTGCCTGAGTTGGTTAATGATGTCTCGTTGATTGATGATTCAGATTTAATTGATCAAGAGAAAAAGGCGAATTACAAATATTTCACAAGTATTGATTCTTTAAACAGATTGCATTCTATTAGTGATGCTAATGCTAAGACATTTGAAGAGTTGGATAATGACAAAACTGTATTCTTACCCATTTACAGAGGAGAGCTTACAGTAGATGATGAAAGCCATATTCCGGATTGCTTATCTTCAAAAAGAATTTTTAGCATCAATAATGCAAACGTTATACAAAATTTCTTCAAGGCTATTAATGCTATTTCTCAAATTTGTGAATTTGATGATGTGATTAGAGAGTATAACTTAATTGCTGTTCCATATCGATTCTTACCAAAATTTCACAAAAACTGCCCTAATGCGCTCAACTTGAAAGAGTTTGGTAATACGCTCGTAGAAATGAGTAAAAAAGAAGTTGAAGAATTTGTTGACAAAACAGATGTGAGTAAAATTGAAGAGAGTCAGTATATTAAACGTATAAACACATTGCGTCATATATTTGATCCGCAGCGTGAAAATTCAGATACTTGCATTAATAAAACCGCAGCTGCATTATTTAGGCATATGAATGGAAATGTGCTTAGAGTTAAACACAAATTACAGGCTTATGAAAATGATGATGAGCTTGTAAAAGAAGCTATTGAGAAATGTAATGAATTTAGAGGATATATGACTGATTTGATCTTGTACAGCAATAAGTATAAGAGCGATTATGAAGTAGAATTGGTTATTTCAAAGAATCGTGAAATATCATCTCTTATTTGGGCCATCTCCGTTTTTAATGAAGCAGAATTTAATTTCAATCCATTTAGTTGTATTGACAAGTTGGTTGTTTCGAATAAGGATAATGTTGTTAATTCGGTCGTGAGCATCGAATATTTGCAAAAACGTTTTAACACCATTAACTATAAACATTTTTCATACGTATTTTTAGATATATTTAAACGTATGATCAAAAAGATTACAGATGAAATGGGTGGCATTTTTACGTTAAACGGAAGAGAAGCGTTCCCAGCTCTAGATAAATGGGATATTAAACACTGTTTTGATGGCTATATTAGTTATACTGAAGCCCATAAAATTAAAGTAGCTAAGTGCGTAAAGGTTGCATCAGAAATCATTAGAGTATATAATATTTCAGAAGAAATTAAAAAATCAGGAGAAAACAAACAATGCATAAATACACAAAAGATGAAAAATTTGAAGCGTACTACACCCACTGTAAAAAGGGTAACAGTACCATTGCGGAGACAGCTAAACAAACAGGTTATGACCGACGCCGTTTGAGTGAGTGGTTCTCAGCTATTAAAACTAAACTCAAAAAAGAATATGAAGAATGGATTTCTAACCGTAGTGATGAAACAGAATTGTTTACACCATCTGTTGAAGATGAACTAACTACTACAACATCTGTTGCATTGATGGATCTAACTTTGTGCAAAGAAGTCACTTCATTTGATGCATGGTTTGATACTCTTAACACTTATGCAGAAAGTAAAGAAAAATGTATTAAATCCAAAGATGAATGGGAAGAGTCATACAGTGCAGGATTTACAGTTGAAGAGGCATTTCAATATGAATTTGGTGACGACAAGGACAACTCAATTAAGCTTGATTCAGAAGGTGCAGAGACTGTAAAGCAGTCTCTTGAAAACCCTCCTGAGATGAATGATAAGCTGTTGCAAGCTTCCGAACAGTGTCAATTGAAAGAGGAAGAGTCGACATCAAAGAAAATGCCAGAGCAGATGATCGTAACAGATAATAGCGTTATGATTAAAGAGTTTGATAGTGATGAAGTCATTGTTGTTGATACATCACATAAGAATTTCATCAACATCAGAGCGTTGATGGAGTATAGAAAGCCGGAACAAGTTGATTGGGTTCGCGTATATGACCTAATAAACATTAAAAGTCGTATTGAGAATTACACATCAGCGTCTGGCAAAATTTCTGTAAAAGATGGTCGATTGGTGTACAAAAACCGTCATTTGACTGGTAAGTGTGCAGATCATATCATCAAACTAATGGAAGAGGGTGATGAAGATTTTGAACGTTACGTTAACTTCTATGAACTGTTGATGAAAAATCCATGTAATTGGGCTGTTGATCGTCTATTCTTATTCTTAATTGAAAATGACATTTATATTAGGGAAGATGGTCTATTTGTTGCTTATCGATCAGTTGCGAAAGGGTTTAAAGATAAGCACACAGGGAAGTTTGATAATAGCCCAGGTGTCTACCAAAAAGTGGATCGAAATGAAGTGGATCCGGATTGGAATAAAGATTGCTCGCATGGGTTACATATTGCAGCTAAACCTTACTTAGATAATACCTGGGGATACGATGCGTTGATTGAATGTTATGTTAACCCTGCTAATGTCGTAGCTATCCCGACATATAAACAATTTTCAAAGATCAGAGTCTGTGCTTACTATGTTTCTGCTCATTTGGACGTTGAAGATTTCAGACCACGAAAATATGGGGAAGACCTTTTAAATACTAAGGTTATTGTTGATAAGCGTAGCGAAATGCCCCAGGAAATTTACGACTTGGTTATTGAAGCGTAAAACATCATATAAATAATAAATGGGGGAGAATTATTTCTCCCATTTCTAATAATTTGGGAGATATTTAAAATGAGTAAACCAATTCCTAGCGGTATTCGAATTCCAAAATGTCCAGAGGGCAAAACATTAGCGCTGATTCAAACGGGATTCATTGCAATTGATGATAAAGGTGTTAGTGAATCGCTTATTCGCTTTAGCAATTTGAGAGGTGCAATTGAAGAGTACTTCGGAGATGATATGCCAGAAGAATATAAAGAACTCATTGCCGTTGGTGATAAGTTTATTTCTGGTGCTAAAGTGGAACCAGTTGTTGAGGAACCTGTTACAGAGGATGTCGTTGAACCAGTTGTTGAGGAACCTGTTACAGAGGATGTCGTTGAACCAGTTGTTGATCCTGTTACAGAGGAACCTGTTGTTGAACAGCCACTAAAGCGAAGAGGTCGCAAGCCTGCTGTTAAAAAGGATTGATTTATGATTTCTTTTACTGATTATCGTAAGCGAGTTAAGGAAGAATCAGAACCAGCAACAACTACAGTTGCAGATAGTGGTAGTGCTTTGGACAAAGACTCTGTTATGAAAATTAATAGTAAGAAAAAGAAATGTGAAAAAGGTGGGAAGTGATTCTCACCTTTTTCTTTTATTTATTTTGCCGGGAACTAGATCGTACTCAGTCCACTTAAGAAATTTCAATCCATTCCGTTTACAGAACTCTTCTGTAGCGGCCCACTTTGCAGAATTAACAATCCAGTTTTGCTCTTCATATATTTGCTGCTTTTTGTTTTTACCAACTCTCTTTGGTGGGATAGTTTCTTTATAAGGCTTTATTTCGATAAGCGCTTTAACAATACTATCATCGTTCATCTTAAACTCCACATACAAATCCATGAAGTAGTTTGATACATTACCTCTTATTGGGTGTATGTATGGAATTTTAACGATTTCACTTCCCCATCTAACGATATTTGAATTTCCATCACAATACCTAAATGCAGTATACTCCCACCCTGATCTAAACATTATAGGTTCTTTTGTATCCCCTTGTATAACTTTTTCAGGGTGCTTTGGAACGTATATACCTTGTCTTAAGTTTTTGTTGCTTCCATTCAATGATGGTTTGAAATTACCTGCCATAACCATCTCTCACTAACTCTAATGTTGTTGTACCTACATCTGGGTTCATAGAGTGCTTTACAGCTGATACAACATATTTTCCAGAAATCTTTTTATCAGGATTAAATGATTGCCCACTCTCCAATGGTTCACTAGATGGTATTGATACGTGAACAGTATCCCCTGGTATTATATAGTTGCTAAGCGTAGCAACAATTTTAAGGGGTGCATTGAATAAAGCCGATCCTCTATGAATCTTACTTTCATGGTTCCTAGCATCGTTAGTTAAGCTTGGTACAAATATTCTGCAATTACTATCAAATAGATCATTTTCTTGCGACAATGAGCGTTTTATAGGTCGTGTATAGCTACAGTTTCTATTGAGCATGTTAATCATTCTAACGTCTCGTTGAATGCCACCTCTACGCTTCAGTGCTTTTCTATCAATAACAGAATCAAATTGATAATTCTGAATTTTCGTTTTGCCGTTTGTATTATCTGTGTTTTCGCTATAGACGAAATATGCTTTGGGTTGTTCATCAAACATACGCTTATAGGATTTAGCTTGTAACCCATATAGCGTATCGTAAACAAATATCGGATAGTTATCTTTATCGTAAGCGTCCCTAATGAGTTTATCTATCTTAGAAAATGGGGTGCTATACTCGAATAACCTATCATTTATTATTCCAACAGCATTTGAGTGAATGGTTATTCCTGTATTGAGTTCACTTGAAACGATATTTCTAATAATATCCGTTGCTGTGCCTGTGTAGCTCCTACTTGTCATCATTTTGGAGTTTAATTCGCTTTTAGGAGATATTAGGCTTAATGTGTAGTACGTATCGCTCCCATGCCCTACTCTATCGTTTATAGCGTCAAGTTGCATTGACATAAATGAAGGGAACCCATTATTGCTATTATCACTAAAAGCAATTGTGACGAACTCATCTCCTCTTAGATCTAAGTTGTTTAGTAGATCCCTTGCATCCTGAATCATTAAATTTACGGTTATGCTGTATTCGTGAATGGATTGATATATTTCAAAATTCAATAGCATGTTGGATATATCAAACACACCTCTCCTTGAATTTATCTTTATGTATTGAATATCATATTGACCAAAACCTAACTGATTAAGTGTTTGTTGGTTTGTCATAACCAAATGCCTCCTTTAAAGCGTTAACGACAAGGTCGATATATTCCTTCTTAACCATATATATATTTCGCTTTTTCTCATTTTCCAGCTGCTCGTGTTCATAAAACGTTATAGGTGTTAGACCAGCAGCTAATGCAACATCATCCGTATATGCACCATACGCATCTATCATTGCCTTTATAGATACTTGCTTCTTGTCGCTAGAGTTAATATAGTACATTATATCTACGTATACGTCCTCTCTAGGATATTTCTTCTCTGTATACTGTCTAAGCTCTCTATCAGTTTTATACCAGTCATTATATGGATCGATAATTCCGTTTATAGCATATATAACCCATTCATGATCATCAGTTCCATATAATCTAGAACTCATAACATTGGGACGCTCTCCTTGCTGCATTTCGTATATGAATGTTATTGGGTTCCTAACTTCTTTTTGTATTGTTGTTATTACCCCATCACTAATATCAGATATGCTGAAATCTGAATTATTAAATTCATTGTATAGTCTTGTTGGAAAATAATTAAAGAATCTCATGGCATAAACCTACTTAATAAATATAGCTTATTTATACATGATTTATTATAGGTGGAGACATTATGAATATTACCGGAACGTTAGGTTCAATTTCAGGTGCAGTTACTGGCGCTATTGATACCGTAACGGATGCAATTGATACTGTAACAGATACGATTGATAATATAACTGGTTCTCTCGATGATTTGCTTGATGACTTTAACGGTACAATATCAGGTTTATTTACCGGCTCAGAGATTGATGAGCAAATAGCAACTCTCAAGCAGACTCCTGATCAAGTTAATCAGAGTGTCGTATATTATCCTGCCGATATTATAAGCACACAAGAACTTAGTTATATGGTGTTCAAAATTAATGAAATGACTGATGTAAGTAACAATACAACCTCCAATCAACAATTCAATAACAACAACAATATAAGCCAAACGATATTGAATCAAATAGGTACTGTTAATAATGATGGACGGTTCACAGGGATAAGAAAAGAGACAAAAGGTATGATAGCACTATCAATGCCAGAGGATATAACATTCACATATGGAGTGGCATGGAATGTTGATGAGCTAGGCTTAGCTGGTAATGTAGTCAACGCTATGAATAACGGGATGTCCATAGAAGATTTTACGTATGCAGGGAGCGAAATGTTATCGAAAATGGGTTATAAAATGGCTCAGAACGTAACGGGAGCAAACTTCGAAGGTGCTTATGAAGTATCTAACGGCAAAATAATGAATCCTCATATGCAAGTATTATTTCAAGGTGTTTCTAATAGATCATTTCCAATGAGTATTATTTTCACACCAAGGGATGAAAATGAAGCTGCAAGTGTTAGAGAAATCATTAGACGCTTCAAATATCATTCACATCCAGATGTTAGTGGTGTTAGTGGATATTCTCAGATGACGTACCCAGGATCATTCGAAATATTCTTCATGGATGGAAATAAACTAAACAAGAACCTACCACACTTTAAACAACTTGTATTAACTAGCATTAGTGAATCTCATTCTGCGGGTGGTGAATATGCTAGATTACAAAATGGTGAATCAGCGGTTATTCAATTAGACCTAACATTCACAGAGATTGATGTCCTGACGAAAAATGACTTTGACTATAATGCAAGTGGAGTGTTAAGATGACAACTGAATTTGATAAACACGCTAAGAGAATTGCGGATACGTTTAGACAAGAAACAACAGACGCTGATGAATTCAAAGTCGTTATGCAAGAAGTTATGTCTAGTAATTTGGATGCTCAGAGACGTAATGATATACAACAGCAAAATAGAACTATGCAAAACTTCAAAATGCTGTTTAAAGGTTTAGAAGATGGCTTAGTTAATGTTTCGAAAGCTGAGCAAGAGTATTTAGGGGAAGTGTTAAAAAGAAACATTGATCAAAGCCAGCGTATAATGGATGCTCAGAAATCTAAACAATCTGGTCCAGAAAGAATGGGAGTGGGCAAAGCAATGCTTCAAGCACTTACCCCCAATCTATCCTTCATGGGTGGTCTAATTGCTTCTACATCTCCTTTGTTGGGTGCTGCTATGCACTTAGCGGGTGAAACTAAAGATGTGCTTTCAAGATTCAATGAAAATAGACAATCTAAGAATGACAATGCAGATAGTGCGATAGATTCTTCTATTGATAGATTATCTGATGAATTTCAAAATTTCACGCTAGATATGGCTAGAAGTTTCAAGCAACAATCTAAAGTAGATTCGTCTACAAATAATTCTATTGCTGATGTAAATGATTCTATCATCACTATGGATGAAAGACAAGATATTCTACTAACAGCAATCAACGAAAATTTAAAAAATGGTCGAGAAGGTGAAAAAGGTGATAAAACACAGCTACAGTCGCAGAGCATAAATCGCGTTGAAAGTAGCAATCCAATACTAGAAGCTCAGTTTTCACAACAATCTAAAACATTCGAAAGGATTGATGATTCAACGAATAGATTTAACAGAACGATTGAGCGAGTAGCAAAGCAAGGTGAAAAAACTACAAGTGCAATTGAAAGGTTGAGTGAGACAAACAAAGCGTCTGCATACAAGGATAGAATTTCTGCAAACGACGCTAAGAGAGCAACCGATTTAAAAGCATCCGAAGGCAATAAACATGATGAAAAAATGATGGAGTTGCAGGAACAATCAGCTGGGATGTTAGGTATAATGGGTTTATCTAACGCTATGAATATGATTGTTACAACAGCAGCGTTAGTAACATCAACACTAACATCAGTATTCACAGCGGCAGTTATTGGCATTAAGCCTTTGATCGGTATTGGCAAATTTCTGTTGAAAAGTGGTAAATTTGTTGCAGGTAGAATTTTAGCAATACCATTAGCGCTTTACAATCTAATAGATGGGTTTTTCAGTGCTGAAGATATATTGCAAGATGATGATGTTAATATCTTTGATAGACTATATGCTGGTATCATCAATGTTGCAGCAAATTTAGTAGGTGGAATAATCGATGGTGTTGCAGGTTTATTTGGATTTGAAACTGATGTAACAGGATGGGTTAAAGAAAAAGGAAGGTTGATAAGAGACAGTTTCTATAGTGCTGCTCAATGGGTAGGTAATATTCTTTCAACCATTCCAGAGTATATTAGCAAAGGTATTGGCTATATAGCAAACATCGGAAGCCGTTTCGCCGAATCTATCAAAAGATTTTTCTTCGATGCTGAAGATAAGCTATCCCCTAGAGCAATGCTAGGTGGTTTAGTTAATATAGGTGAATGGTATTTAGGGCTATGGTCAAAATTATTTGATGGCGTTAAATCTGTATTTAATACGTTCGTCGAATTTGATTATTCAAGTCTAAAAGATCAAGCACTGGATTATATCGTTCAAGTTAAAGATAACGTTGTAGAAGGATTTAAAAGTTTTAGTGAAGCATTCTCAATAGAGAATATGAAAAGACTATGGAGCGGAAGTAAAGCGTTCGTAGGTGATATGCTAGCTAGTTTAATCGACTCTATCAAAATGTCTATAAATGGTTTAATACTATCAGTGATAGACAAAATGCCAGATATAGCTCAAGAACTTGATTTCGTGAAGGGATTGAAGAATAAAGCAGAGCTATCAAATAGTGAAATAGAAGATGCGCAGTTACAGCGAGAAAATAACAGCAGAAATGGATATTTTTCTGGCGATTTACCATCAAAAGTAGTAGATCCGATAAATAAAGTTGATGACTTAAGTAAAGCTGTTATGCAACAACAAACATATAGCACCATGTCATCTGACGCAGCTGTCAATCAAATCATCAAAGACAACTATGAAAGAGGTGCTCATACAAATCCACAAGCTGTTCAAATGAAGCAGATGCAGATACTACGCGACATCTCACAAGGCAAAATCACTACAAACGATCATAAACAAATGTATAGAATCTTAGAAGGTTCTTTAAACAGCAAGGATCTATAATATGAGTACAATTCCTAACGTTAAGGATATTGTTTACAAAAGTGATGTAGCAAGACTGCATCGCTTTTATACAATAATGAAGTTGCCAGAAGTGCTGGTATCAAGTTTACAAGATATGGAAGAGTCCAATAATCAAGGTATCAAAAGTTCAGGCTTAAGTGGACTGCTCGACACAGTTGATAATGCACTTGATTTGTTCGATAGAATCAAAAATGGCCCAGAAGCTGAAAGAACACTAACAGCTATGTGTTCTGGTGTCACTTGGCCAGGAAGAACTCTAGCAACAATACAACCAAAGACTAGCGGCCCTAGACGAACTATGCCTTTCGCTAGTGTCACAGATGTTGTATCGATGACGTTCCTATGCTCTTCCGATTTATTCGAAAAGCGAGTCTTCGAAGCATGGGTAGATAATATCGTCAATCACAAAACAGGAAGATTAAACTATTATAACTCATATATAGGTGAAGCCACTATCATTCAATATGATGGCAATGGGAAAGTCGTAGATGCTTCTAAACTTGTTGAGTTATATCCTGTTAGAGTACAAGGCATTGAATCGAAAAAAGAAGAGAATAACGAATTTCACAGATTGACCGTTGACTTCGCATATAGATATCACGAAAAAGCCGAAGATTCTGTACTCAATAGTACGTACTCTACTCAAGTGAGAGGTCATAATGGATCGTTAATAGGTGCAATCACTGATATAGCTAATGGTGATATTGGATCAGCAATAAGAAATGCTGCATCAGTTGCTGTGAATGGAATAAATTTAAGTGATGAAGGGGCAGCGATAGCTAATAGGGTTGTAGATGTTATTGGTGATTCTAATTTGAATCTAGAAGGGGTTGCTAGAATTGTCCAAAGAATGAACTTAGACATTCTAACAACCGATAATATCAGAGGTGATGATAAGACATTGCTCAACTCAGCTCTAACAACTGCTCTTCAGAAACTCACTGGTTCTTAAAAAGATGCTTTAAATTGAAAACGGAAGAGGTAGAGTCATCTATAACTTTTTGTAGACTATCTGCTTCTTTCTTATCCAATCGCTGTCCTTTAAATCGGGGCAAGAATACAGAATGAGGTGTATCGATATCATTGTTATATTGAATACCGTTATGATAGCAATCTACAACTGTTCCTAACCAGTCACTTTCCCAATTATCTGAAATTTCTTGTCGCATGTCATCTGTAAACCCAGAGCATCCAACTTGTAGCAATCCATCTTCAGTTTCTAAAATCAACGAACCGAACGTGTTTGCATGTTTGCCATTTCCAGGATTCTTACCAACAATTTTAAGCTCACTTTGAACAATGACTTTTAGTTTCAATTGTTCTTTAGGCTTACCATTTTTCCAAATAGCATTGTATTCCTTTAGAATTGTACCTTCTTTACCACTAGACGCAAGCTCTTCAAAATGAGATAATGCTTCATTTATGTTCGCTACGATACGGCACTCTACAGGAACGATGTGTTTGAGAGATGCTGTTGCAACTTCGAGTAGTTTTCTACGGTCATGGCGAGGTACTGGATACTGGCCCAACATGTAAGCATCGTAAGGTATGATGTCCCAGCAACGAAATTGAATGTAGTATTTTGAATCATCTAACTTTTCTCCTGTTTGAATTAAAGAGTTGATCAAGCCGTTACCATCTGCACGTTCTAACAACTCACCTGTAGCCAAATCTTTGATTACAAATTCTGAAATGATAACACACTCTTTCATTCCGGACCGTTGCTTAACTGCTCTAGCTTCTTGCTTAACTGTATCAGGGAAAGCATCGCCAGAAATATCGCTTCCGTTTCTTGTCTCAAATCGCACACCATCAGTTAAAACGAATGTATTTAGAAATACACCATCTTCTTTGCATTCACTAAACGCACCATTTTTTTCATCAAACACAAACTTTGATGCAGATTTAGCATTTAGTGAAGTCGCTCCTTGATAACGAGGAACATAGATCAAATTTGGCCACACTTTATTGATAGTAGAATCACTTACACCACATCTTGCGTCACGATCAATGATGCGCTCAAGCACCTCTCTACCATCCTCTTTAAGGTTTTGGTGGATTAAAGATACTTCTGCCATCTTTTCATCACCGCTAATTTTTCGACTGTTAAGATGATCTAATAGATGTAAAATGCATTGCCATTGATTGCTAGTCAATTCTTTAAAGGATTCCTGTACAGCTACATCGGTTGCACTGGCTTCAGTAAATTTATCACTTTCTTGCCATTCTGATAACCCTTTTAGTGTTAGAAAGTATGTTTGTTTTGGGCAATAAGTTAGCCTAAAGAATTCTTTAAGGTTAATATTGTGCTTCTCGCGTTCCAAAATTTCAAGTTTGTCTTTTCGACCAGATGTGCTTCTAAGTTCTTCTAAAATTTCACAAATATCTAATGTTATTGCTGAACTCATTATAAGTATTCCTCCAATAATCGTTTTAATTCTTTTTCGTCGTAGCTAGTATAGTGCTTATTGATGTGATCTTCAACTTGTTTCTTTGTTGTTAGACCTTCAATCGTTACAAGATCTTCAATTAGCCTATGCAAATATTCGTTTGTTATTTTAGCCTTTGACATCGATACCCCTCCTATGTCCAAATGGAACATTCCATTGATATTTTCCAGTTTTTTTATTTCTCTTAACTGTCAAAATAGTTCTTGAACCATTTATATGAGTTACGATATGTGAAAAGCTCCAACTACAAGGGCCGTTTGCATAATCGAAGTTTTTAACATCACCTGTCACCCCAGATGTGTATGAACCGAATATAATGCCCGCAACGTGAGTGTGACCTGTGTTAGTTTTTTCACCCATCTTAGCAAATTGATCAGGTGATCCTTTTGAACCATTTGAACCCAAATGACCATGATGACCAAACTCAATCCCCGACACAACGAATGACTGATCCTTTCTTAGAAATGTTAAGTTATGTGCAACTGCTTCATAGTGACCACCCATAAGCTCTTTGACAGAATACTCAAAAGCGTTAAAATAACGTCTTTCTGCAATAGATTGTAGCATCTCCATCTGTAGCTGTAGGTATATCAAAGCGTTTTGTGGATCTTTCCTGAAATCGTAAGATTGATTACATAACCACTTTTCTATAGCCTCATCGTGATTCGATCTAACCACAATTGTTTCCGTTTCGGATCTACAATATGATTTGAGTAAATCAGTTGCTTTTTCTAAATCATCTAATACTGAATCATTACCTTCATGATACATTTTAAATCGTTGTAGGTGATCATTTATATTGTGATGATTTCTAGCGTTAAATGAAATTGTATCGTGCATAAACTGATATAAAGGATTCAACGTATCTAAAATATCAAAGTTTATTTCATGCTCCTCATCATCACTATTTTCAGTGTGAATGTCACCCCAGTTGATTGCGCTGATGATATTTTTGTTATAATCGACTGTCATACCATCTTTCGTATAGACTGCATCCATAAACATGATATCACCTGTATCTTCATCCCCATGAATTTGATAAGCGAACCACGTTCCATCGTTTTGGATTGTTACATAAAGTGCTGCATATGAATGAAAATTCCTAGCTGCTTTTTGCCCAGCTTTCTTTTCTATGTAGTTACGTGTTGTGACGCATCCTGTAGCGTACATCATTTTTGCTTCATCATTCTTCTTAGTTGGGCACGATTTAAGCCTAACTTGACAACTTGGGAATATCCCACTAGCAGTTCTGTTGTATATATCAAATCCAGATAGAGGATTAGTAGCAGTTGGAATGATGTTTAATTCTCCATTCCACACTAAATCATCAGTTACTTGCAAAGATTCATTTCTAATGTATTTTGTGATAAGTGGATCATACCACAAATCATCATCTTTACTTGAGTTCTGAAAACCGTTTTTATTGTATGTGAATGTACCAACAATCAACTCAGCGTCATTTTCATTAATAAAAGTTTCCAACGCACCTAGAAATCCTCTATGAACATTGGTATTGTTTTGTGCTGATACAAATACATAAGCGCCACCAGTTAATTTTCCAGAGTTCTTATATGGTGACTCAACCACACCAGCAGATAAGCTAGGTTCAAAACCAATCTGCTTTGCATAAGCTAGCCCTCTATGAATAGTCCTCTCTGAAAAGTTAAAGTGATTACTATAAATCTCGTATAGACCAATGATTTTTTCTTAGTGTTAACAGCTCTGCTAAAAATCCCTCATCTTCGTAAACTTTAGCCATTTATATTCCTCTTAAGTTCGCCCATTTGAGCTTTGCTTTAAAACCGGAGTATACGTTGTTGACAATTATTTGCAATGTTTGCATATGGCCGTGATGTTGAACCATTTCATTTATGTCTTTTCCAACAACGTTATCAGGAAATAGAACGACTTTACATCCATCATCAATAGCTTTTGTTATTTTTTTGCATATATCTTTGTTTCTGTATTGATTATCAAAAATGTAAATTGTGTTGTCGTATTTAGTTTTTGTTAGATTGCTGTCGCATGTAGCTATACAATTAATCGGAATGAATAAAGAATCCAACGGACCTTCTACGACGAATACAGGCTTGTTTTTTACTAGCCTATCCTCACCGTATATCTTATCATCACTAGCATATCTTTTGATAGTTATGTATCGTAAAACGTTAACGCCATTTTCAAACGATCTTCCTTGCACAGCTTTGAATATACCATCTTTAGTCCACATAGGAATAACCAATCTAGGCTCAACTTTGATGTTACTAAGCTTTTCTTCATTCAAATCTTTAGAAACTTGTCTCGCTAAAGCGTTGAAATCTTCAGCGAAATAAAGTAAAGACATAGCTTTTGTATTGAAACCCCTATTTTTAACATATTCCTTAGCAAAATGACCATCTTTTAAGTCATTTATTGGTGTTAAAAGATCAAAAACATTATTAGGGTACTTCCCATCAACAACATCATTCAATATATCGACTGGCTTTGTCTCTTCAATTTCCATCTTAATCGATTTATCTGCGTTACCTTCACCTGTTTCTTTAAACACAGCGAATCTGTATTCAGCCCAAAGATCATTTCTATAAAGATATATGAATTTACCTATTGAACCACTTTCCCCACAATTATGACAATTGAACATGAATGATCCGTTGTATGAATAAATTCTAGAATCTAGTCTTATATTGATTTTTGTGTGAGTCACCACAAATGGGGCATCTACCATACCATGTATCTTCTTTGGTTTGATGCCATCTCTGAATACCATAACCAATCTGTTGTATAAATTGCATGTCAACCCATTTAGGGATTGGTGTATATTGCCCCATTTTTCCTCCTTTGTTACGCAGCCATATCTGGTTTATTTTTAAAGTCTGGATATGGATTGTAATTATGTAGCGCCACATCTTCAAAGTCAAGAGAAACAACATCTTCTAGTGTTAGAAGCTCTTTGTTGATTGTTATGCTAGGTGATGATCTATCCGTTGGTCGTTCAATAAGCTTTTCAACAAATCCTTGTTCAGGATTAAATACAGCAAGTTGATTTTGATAGATATGTGGTCTAGGTGCTGCAATCTTCAACACGCCTGGCTTACAGTCATATCCATTGTCTCTCATATACTTTGAAAACACCTCCAATTGAAAAGCGTACCCAGCAATATTGAATGGACCACCGTATGGTACATCCCACGATCTAATCAACATCGTTCCATGTAGATATTCGCCATCATATGCAACATCAAATGAGCAATGACAACTTGGTAGAGCTGCTGCCCATATTCCTTCTGGGTGCCAAAACGTAAATCGAGTACGACGATCGTATGGATTTGTTTTGAGTAGGTGTAAGAGCATAGCAAGCTGATCAACTGTTTTTGTTCCATCATCATGCACTGTGATAAAATCATGCAAGCCATTATACTGTTCATAATCGCTTGGGTGCACAATCATCGATCTAAGCTGCACAGGATACGAACGACCTGAATCTCCCTCTTCCAAATCATATAAACCAACTTTATCAAGCGCTTCTCGTGTTGTATTACCTTTCCAGATTGTGATCCCCTGATCCTCTAAAATCTTAGTATTAGGATCACCACCAAAGAACCATTTATTTTCTTGCACGATCCAGCGAAATGGTTGTTTTCTCATTGTGATGAGCGGAAAGCTTCCATCTCTCATATCAAAATGATAGTCGTGTGCTAAAAAGTCTTGAATCGTTCCATTGCCATTTCTAACCCCATTATTCAGAACCTTACCTCGTTCTAAAATGTTAGTTAGTATTGATTTGTAAACGTCATCATGTTTACTCATAGATTGTATTCTCCTTCCATCATCGTATCAGTTGAGTGATTAATGAACTCATCTAACATACCATTAACAATTTCGATGTCACTATCATTGTGTAGCGTATACTGAGGAATTCTGTTCGTGTTTATATATGAACGAGAGTCGTTATACTTCTCAAATGATGTACCATCTCTGTATAAGTTTACTAATAGATAAACATGGTTGCAACCATTCGTTTGTTCTTCAACAATATCAACAAATCGATCAAGCTCTTCAATGAACCCAGAATCGGTTATATAGAAGATATCTTCATCTAAGTTGTAAGCATCACAATTAATGATGCTCATTGCTGTTGCTTTACCGAAATAATCCTTACCAAAGTTGGGTTTAATGACCTCTTCGCTAACCTTTATCAACGCTTGACGCATAGATAAACCATCAAATTCAACCATTGGTTTATTCTTATTTTCTTGAGTATACAATTCATTCCACTTATCAATTGGAAAGTTGTAGATTCTAGCAAGTCAGCTCAATTAGCTTTTGCTTGAACATGATAGTATGACATTCCACATATGCATCAGAATTGTACTTACCAATAAAATCTTTACCACTTTCTGGTGGCCCATTTAAAAATACAAACGTTGCCATATTACTCGCCCTCCATATAAAATTCTTCAAAAGGATCAAAAACATCCTCTTCATTTTTCTTACTATTTGATGCATACTTGCTAAGTTGCTCATCAATCTCTGCAATTCTCGTCATTGCTTGTGTGACGACTTCTATGTTTGCTATGTCAGTGTGATCATAATCAGAGTCATCAGAACATGCTAGCACACCATCATGATGAACAATATCCATAAGTTTAGAGCGCTCAATCTTCATCAGCTTAGCTAAAGACATCATGAATGAACGTCTAATAGTTTCCGTTAGATACCCAAAAGGATTCACTTCACCTTTACGCCCTATCTTATCTTTATCGAAATTGTGCAGATATGCTACACATATGGTGATAGCGTCGTCAACTAATACTTCTTTGTAGTCGGAAGTGTAATTGTAGAATCTAGGGTGACCTGTCAATCTATTAGCAGTTTCTAACACACACTGAGCAAGATAGCTCGGCATTCTAGTCCACTGACTTCTAGGAAGGTTTTTTGATTTATCTTTTTGAACTTCATCGTGCCACCACGTCATATCCGTCATAAGAAGGTCTGGATCGGCATAGTATTTCGCGTTTTCTTGTTTCTTTCTCGTTGATTGTTCTTCTAAAAACAGTGCAACCTCAGCTCTACGTCTTCACAGATGCCTTTTTAATAGCCATTATATTCTCTCCTATGTTTAATCCCAACATCTTCACTTATAGTATAATACCCTAGAAACTTCATGTTAACTATTTCATCATTTTGATGAATGGGTACAATATCATTTGCTAACATTTCTGTAACATCAGCACACAAAGTTGATGCTTTATCAGCAAGCTCATTGAGCCTATTGCCATTATGACCTTTAACCCATATAAATTCAACATTGCATATTTTTGATAGTTTAGTATACACTACATCAAACTCAATCCAAAGGTGTTTATTCTTAACAGCTCCTGATGTATTTTTCCATCCTTGTGCCTTCCATTGTTTGTAACGTGAGCTATTCTTAACAACGTATTCAGCGTCGCAATGAATTTTTATAGATGTTATATTCTTTCTTTCGACAAATAAGCAAGCGAATTTCATTGCAGATATTGCACCATACAGCTCAGTAACTGCATTTGTCGTATATGAGTCAACTGATCCGCCCGCTAATAGTACTCTACCACTTTCAACAAATTCAATAGCAAATCCAAATCCACCTCGTTTTGATGTTCTAGGCCTACTAGCTCCGTCAGTGTATATATTAAGGCTTCTCATTATTTGTGTTCCTTTCGTTTTTCACAGATGTTTTCGTCGAATAATTCGCATGAATATCTATGATTTTCTTTGAATGGTTCACGTGGACATCTTTGATAACTTCCCATGCGATTCCATCTAGATTATATCTAAACGGATAGTATCCTTCTGCAATGGATTTATGATACTCATATCGATTTACCCAAATGCGCATGAACCACTTAACTTCCGATTTCGTTAGCCCTGAATTCTTAAAAGCTTCACTTTCATAAATGTCATTGATAATACCGACTTTTAGAGGTAACGGTCTTTCAGTATTGTAGAAGACATGAAATAATTTCATCATATCTTCCTTAGTTTTCTTATATGAAGATGTAGAGTGTCGTTTATTTTTCATGATCTTATACGTTCCTTGAAATAACTTCAATAACTTTTAATGGAGTGACATGATCAGCAGCATCAAAGATGAATGACCAACCACCATCTCTCATTGGATGTGAAGCGCACAGACGATCAGGATTTAGTTCAAATACACGTTTTGCAAGAAACTTGGTATCTATATTAATCGCTATAATATCGCTAATAACTTCTGCTGTCTTACGGCCAGTGGGTAGGTCTGCAATTCTAACGCTAGCAGCATTCTCACTAACTTTAACCTTCGTAAAGAATGGATCAACAAACACATCACCCAATTTCAATTGTAGGCTATCTATGACATCTTTATCAACAGTCATATCAGTCTCTCGATCAACCCATACGTTTGTATCAATCATTCTGATAGGAGATTGGATGGTGCGACAAATTTCTTCTTTCGACATCCCTGTATTTTCTTGCAATTGATCAAAACGTTGCGCGATAGTTTTATTTCTCATGTCGTATCCTCTTAATTGCAGGCAAAAAGCTACCTTCATTGTAATGCTTAACACTCATACGATGATGAATATAATTGAAGCTTATTTTTGATTTCCATTTTAGCTTATAGTAACTAAATAGCAAAGTCAATAGATCAACCAAGTATCCTACAGAATTGTATGATGAATTTGAATTTATGAAGCAGTATGATAGCGTTATTATATCGCTCTTCATATCTTCTAGAAGATCATCCTCTTTAGTGACAAACTTTATATTAGATCCCACAAGCGCAGGATCCGTTGTTCTGTTTCTAAATAATTTCATTTTAGCTAACCTATTATCCCATACAAAGATGTTGTTGCATACAATACAATCTACTATGTTCACATCTTCCGCATTGCCCTAATACCAACAATCATAATTTCATTTCGCGAGTATTTCAATAAATCTCCATCACTATCTAAGATGAAATTTACAGGTGCATCGTTAGGCAAAACAGGTTCCAAATTATGAAAACTACATTCACCGGTTTTCATGATTGTCTGAAATGATGACATAACTTGAGATAAGATTTCGGTGTTTATCCTTCGCTGAAAGTCTATAGCAACGACACTATATGATCTGTAAACATCTTCATCATCGATATTCATAAAGACCACCTTTTCGTTTTCATCGAATATCATAGTGATGTGTGGTGTTTCTTCATCATCTACTGTTGGGATCATTTGAGATCGTGTTAATATCCTAGTATATGGTGAATACATTTCTGGTAGTTGTTCATTTTCGACAACATGAAATAAGTCATTATCTCCCAAAATATCCAAAGTATTTTGGTACACTTCGTGCGTGATAAGAAAATCTATGTTTAGCATGTTCATTCTCCAAATTTAATCTAACTTATTAGTGGGTTTAACCATAAGTGTAGGGATACCATTATCCCTAAACATTTTAGCTTGCTGTTCGGCTCGCTCTTTAGTTGCATACCCTGTAACTGACAGATAGTGTAAGTTTTGATATTTCTTAGATTCGCGCAATACGATGTTAGTGCCTAAATCCCTATCTTTTAAAGATTTTAACATACCAACGATGTTAGAGCAACTATTTTCAATGCAATGAACACGCGCAACATACACGCGCCAATCGTTTACTACTGGCTTTCTAATCGTTTGAACAACAACTGGCTCAGATTGTGTTATAACAGTCGTCTTTGATTGCAATGCAGGAACGTTCTGGAAAGCGGTTGGTTGAATCGATAGTTGTTTAAAATACCATTCACATACTCGCATATCTGGATGTGATGCATAGTAACTCTCATCCACAACTAATCCTTTCTTCTTAAAGTTATCCATCAGAGAAAAGCACATATTTTGTACTTGAGCTTCATTCTTAACCTTAAGTGATTGAGTTAGTAGTTTAGATTGCTGCTCACATTGATTATCTTCATCAATATTCCATACGTAACGAATACCTGCACCGTATGCTTCTGCATCATTACCAAAAGAATCATTTAACCGAGATTGGGCAACACCTGCATCCATAATAAGTTGATTATTCGCACAGCTTGCACTATTTTCGCCGGTCTTTAATGTTGTATAGCTAGGATCAACATCTCCACCACCTACGCTGATAGGATTAACAGTTGTTGAATTGTTCGCATTTGTGATTGTATTAACATCACTTTGCTGTTGACTTTGATTCGTTGCTAGTTGAGATGAAGCCCCGCATTCTGCTGTTAAGCATAGAGATTCAATTTCACTTGCTTGAACTCTATTCGCTGCTACTAATAAGCAGATTCCAATCAAAGTGATGACAAGTAATGATAATATAAAGAATGGTGTTTTTTCGCACTTATGTAATGTTTTCATTTTTTTGTTTCTCCTTATTTCTTAGTAAATTTAATATTCTTTATGGTATTCAGTTAAATCCAACTCATCAATTTTATAGAGCTTTCCATCTTTAATTTCTGATGATTGAATATATTCATTACCATTAGTGTCGTAAGACCTCTCAACTAAAAACCCACAATTACTTTTCCTATAATATAGTCGATTACCGTTGGCGTCATACGCTCTCTCAATCGATAGACCGTAACTATTTTTGAAAGTTAGTTCTCTGCCGTTGGCGTCATACGTTATTTCAATCCATCTACCGATGCTATCACTATATGTTAGCTCATTGCCATTGGCATCGTAGGTTCTTTCGATAAAACGCCCATTGCCGTCTATATAAGTTAGATTATTACCACAATCGCTAATCTTAAGATCTTTTATGCTTTTAAGCTCTTGAATACGTTCGCAATAGTCACCTTTGATTAAATCCAATCTATCAAGATTTATTGGTAATAGATTATTTTTTTCTAAAAATTCAATTAACGAACCCATAACTTTCAATTTTTTTAGAATTTCTTTTGTCAGTAATTTCACAGTGTTCATAATACGCTCCTCAATTAACTATGGATTTATAGTATTCAGTTAAATCCAACTCATCGATTTTATATAGTTTCCCATCTTTAATTTCTGATGAATGGGTATATTCATTACCGTTAGAATCATATGTTTTCTCAACATAAGAACCATAACTATCCGTGTAGGTTAGTTCGTTTCCATTTTCATCATATGTTCTTTCAATGGAAAACCCGCTACTATCTTTATACGTTAGCTCATTGCCGTTGGCGTCGTATGTTCTTTCAATCAAACGCCAATAACTATCTTTATAGGTTATTTCATTGCCGTTAGAATCATATACCCTTTCGATAAAGAACCCGTTACTATCCTTATATGCTATTTCATTGCCGTTGGAATCATATGTTCTTTCAACCCAAACTCCATTACTATCACTATATGTTAGCTCATTGCCTTTATCACAATAGGTTCTATCAACACAAAGCCCATCACTATTTTTATATCTTAGTTCTTTACCGTTTGAATCATAGCTTCTTTCAGACCAGCGTCCATTACTATTTTTGAAAGTTAGTTCATTACCGTTAGAATCATATGTCCTCTCGATATAGATGTCGGTAATATCTCTGTAACTTATCTTATTACCACAGTCGCTAATTTTGATGTCTTTTAAATTCTTAAGCATTTGAAAATAATAGCAATAATCACCTTTGATTAAATCCAATCTATCAAGATTTATTGGTAATAGATTATTTTTTTCTAAAAATTCAATTGCGTCATTCCCAACTTTCAATTTTTTTAGAATTTCTTTTGTCAGTAATTTCACAGTGTTCATAATAATATCTCTATCAAATTATCTCTATTTTACTGTAGTATAATAAGCGAAAAGGCCTGCCGAAGCAAGCCCTTTTATCTTAATTACTGAGTATAAACGCTAGTTGTCCAACTTGTGAATACATCTTCGGTTTTCGATGTTCCACCTACATGTGTATTGGTGTTATAGTTCGTTGTCTCTGTAACCCCACCACCGTTAAATGTTGCAGTTACATTGCTTACACCGCTTACGCTAACATTATTGTCAAAGGCTGTATTTGTAACAAGTGAACCTTTTGACTTAGACGCACTGCCACCAACTGTTAAAGAACCAATATTAGAGCTAACATCACAATACTGCTCAACAATCTTACCCGTTGTTGTGGATGTTTGATTGAAATCAGTTTTTGTTGTTACGTCTTTGTCGATACTCACTTTAACATCAATATCAGGTGCTTCATATGAAGCTGTATTGCAGATGTCGCCACATCCAAAACGTTGAGTGTTTAGCTTATCACCGTACACGAAATTTGCTTGTTCTTGTACAGTTGTTGAGCCTGTTGTTGTCGATACGACATTCTGTTGTGTTGTACGTACACCGCTAGTTACCGTTTTTGAAATATCAAACGCTTGTGCAGATGAAGCAAAGCTGATAACTGCTGATAATAGTAGTGTAAAAAGATATGTTTTCTTCATTTGTAAATCTCCTATTTCTGTTTTAAGTGTTTATTGCTAATTAAACTGTTGCTGCTAAATCATTTTTATAAGTAGCTACAGAATTCTGTTGATTCATAGAATCGATTTGCTTATATACATCTGCAGTAGATGCAAATGCTAGATAAATTGTATATAACGCCGATAGGAATGGCAAAAAGATGATCACAGCTAAACCTAGAACGATATTATGCCCAACATCTCGCATTCGGCGAACGTGAGCACCATACCATCCTAACATCATTTGAACACACGCTAAGATAAAGAATACTATCATAAGTGGGTTCATTTCTTTAGGCATAAGTTTATCACCTTGAATTGCACCTTCGCTTGATACCCCCAAAGCTAATCCAATCATAATAAGCAAAATGCATAGAAGGATTTGACAACCAACCGCTAAGAAAAATTTACCGGCTGACATTCGCCCAGAAAATGATGGAAGCCAAAGCTTGTTATTCACGTTTGGGACGATTTGTTGAACTTGCATTGTTGTAGTTACTGTTTGAGTTTGCATTTTTAATTTCTCCTAATTTTAATTACATATGTTCTTTAGTTGCTTAAAACTTTTTGTAGTTGTTCAATAACATTTCGTAGAGCTTTTTCATCTTTCAAATAAGCTGAAGCATCATCTACTTTATCTGGGAAACATGTTCCGCAGTAGGTAAAACTTCCATCCCCATTGATATAATATGCCATAACGTAATCGTTTGAAACATCTATATTGTTATCATCATTAAACTGCCGAACGAATACACAATCTCGCTCAATCACTTTCCCGTTTGCTAATGAAACAGTATGTGTATCGACGATAACATCAAATCCACGTCTACTTGCGAAATTCTTTGTTGTTTTAGATAGTGACATTTTCGTTTTCTCTTTATTTTTGAATTAAGTATATATTAAACAGTTTTTGAAAGAATTGCAATAGTTTTTACAGATTTTTAATCAAATAATTTAAACAGTCATTGAGTGTTGATATATTCTCAATCTCAGCATCATCAATTTCAATGTCAAAGTTGTCTTCAATAGACATGATCAAAATGAAAAAATCCAAAGAGTCATAACCCATATCATTAAAATCTTTTTCCATATCTGGCGACAATTCTCCGTTTAACGACGTATGGAAACAGCTTAACAATTTATCTTTGATTTCACTTTCTGTCATTTTCATAGCCATATTACATTTACCTCCTTATACAAAACTTCTTTTCTTGATTTCTGATAATTCCATCATTGCTTTGTTTATATTAGCTCGCAACTCTCTAATAGACTCAATCTTTTCGTCAATCTCAGATCCATTGCGCTCATAGCATAATTCAACTGAAATTGTGTCACCATTGTTGACGATGTTGTACACAGCTTGCATTTTATCGCAAATCTTATCTGGATAATTTTTATCAAATGCCGTTCCAGTTAGCCACATGACCCGTCTATCGTTTGAGCTTTTATGAGTTATAACGATATCCTTATCAGAATCTAAAAATCTATCAATTCGTTTCGATCCTATCGCTTCATATTTTGAATCAACAAAGCCGTAAGAAACAAGAGAATTTAAAAACATTCTCATAGTTAAATCGCTACAGCCATTTCTATTGAAGCGTATTGTATAATCCTTAGTGAAATTTCTCATCACTTCATCAAAATCTGAGCATTGGACAAACGTGTATCTACCTATGATGCATTCTTTCGGAAACGATGGTAACACGCAACTAACCATTTCAACAAACTTATCAGGTGTTTCTGCAAATACTTTATCAAATGAAGATTGATCAATATATTCGCTCGTGACTATAGATATAGTGCCATTAACGACATTAGCTATAATAACATCACCCTCACATTTAAAGTGGTCAAATCCGACAAGTCCAGAGATGATGCTGTCGATATTTGAATCATCAGCATCAATCACCATACCCAAACTTACCAGTTGATAAACTGTTTTAGTGAACGTCTTTTGTGTAAATCGAGATAAAGAAATACACACAATCTGTGCTTTATCTGATGTCATTATATTGTCTCCTTTGCATGTATTATTACTTGTTATTCCATTTTAGGCAATGTAAATCATGATTACCAACTTTCATCATCTTGTAGCTATCACTAACCCAATTAGGGATACGCTTAACTTTACTTGGGTTTAGATAATTTTTGAAACAACTTTCAGTTAGAAATGGCATTCCATTGAACTTATATGAGTACAATACTTGAACTGCCATATTGAGCGTTCTCTGAGTTTTCTTCTTTTGTTTGTGCTTATCACTATTAAAAGAATATTGGTAATACTTGCCAGCTTTTTGTCTAACAACCGCACAAACATCATTTGGGTAATGCTTAGTGTCGTTAGTTCTGTGAATAATGTTTTCATAGACGACTCGCATCCCTTCAACACCCTCCCCAGAAGCTTCATACATCATTGCCTCAATTAAGCAATTTTCTTCAACTTTGGAAGATACTGATTGCGAATTGTATAAGTCTAACGCTAAGGCAAGTTCAATCAACATTTCATTTCTCTAAAATTGCGATATATTGTTTTAGTGCTTCATCGAAGCTGACGTTATTTTCCATGTTGGTGAATTTATTAGTCTCGGTAATAAACCATCTAACGTTAAACCAACGAGTTGTTGGGCAGAATGATAATACTAAGTAGTCCTCTCCATCATAGTGAATATATACTGGAGCTTCCAATGCAGCTCTATGATCAACATCTTCAATTTTTGACAGGTAGTTAATTCTTTGTCTTTGATCTAATCCCAATATACTCATTTCATATACTCCTTGAGTGCTTCATTAAGTTCTGCAATTTTACTGTCACACATACTAACATTCTCAGTATCAGGTTCGCCGCACCATGCTGTTAGATAAAAATGACGATTCATATACCAGCCATCAATTTCATTGTTTATACGTGCAATTGCTAGTTCATTTTGAGTTGACATAATCAATACACTCTTTATTGGCTCATTTATATAGTATATTTTAGTTATTTTAGAGCAAAAATCAACAATTATTTTTCATTAATCGTTTCAATTGGTACACATGTTATCTTACTTTTATCTAGAGATAGCGCTGATACAGATTTATTGTCAAGGCAGTATAGCAAATATACTTCTATCGCTTGTGTGCTATTAAATGCCCATACATGTTTCGTTAGAATTGACCAAAATGTATCTTTATTGAATAGAACTGCACCACTAACTGTATACAATCGTTTTTCGCTACAGTTGATTTTATCATTCATATCATTTGATGACATTCTTATGTACTCCTAAGAAATAAAAAAGGGTGATACATCTCTGTACCACCCTTGTATTATAGCATCAACATTTCTGTTTTTGCAAGATGTTCTTTCCCTAAAAGAATCATCAACCTCTAGCTTTTTTAAGCTCTTTTCTCTGAATTGCTTGAGCATTGCTACCATCTTTACTAACAAATCTTTCTGATGGCAAAAACATCATCAATTCCCAATCTTGAGCAGGTATGAATAGAAACTGACTTCTAACACGATCCCACCGATATTGCTTAACGGCAGCTTTAAACAAGTAGCTATTCGACATAGCTTTTAGTTGCGCCCATTGAGCTTTAATTTTTGTGCTCTTCCTGAATCGTTTTTCTGTTCTTAAATCCAACAACACTTCAAACGCAGCTAATCTTAATGCAGGAGGAAGATAGTGGACATTAATTCCAACAAAACCTGTTTCAGTAAAATCTATGATCAATGATAAAGGTAATCTATCAAAATAAGGCAATGTACCCTCTTCAAAACCTATTGCATCATAACTAAAAAGGTAAAAACCAAAAAGTTTTGGCTTAGCGGTTAAGTTTCCAGTCTTACCTTGCATGAGCTTTGGTAAGCGAACTCTATTGAAATTCTTTCGCCCGATTGTTGAAAACCATTTTCTAGACCTAGCAATGTTCCTTCTCGCGTTAGGTCCAACAGATCTGCGATAAGATGCAGCAAGCGATTTCAATAAATCATTGCTCTGTTGATTATCATATTCTAAGTATGGTTGCTGTTTATTAGGCATAGGAAATAATTCTTAATAGAGGGTTGATAGTGAGGGTGAGAGTATCAGGACAGCACATTTTTCATCTGTGTGATAAGCGATACTCTCTAGGAGAAAATTGATGGAGTGAGTAAGATCCGTGACCAGCCTCATTTATGTTTTACTGCATTGGATTAAACTACTCACCCACATAAACTTATTTATATCTTCAAATTAAAGACCATCTAAACCATCAAGCAAATCATCAAATTCATCATCGATTGAAGCTTTTTCTGTTTTTGCTTTAGCTTCTACTTCGTTTTTATCGATACTTTCTTCAAGGCTATCTAAGAAATCATCATCAGTATCATCTTTCTTAGATTCAGCGTTCTGTTTACTAGGCTCAACGAACTTATCACCTTCTTTAGGCTTGCTTGGTTCGTATTTTTTATCTGAAGCTGGTTGATCATCAAACACATCTTCTTTTTGTGAAACAGTGCCACCTTTCTGAGCAATAATATCAGCAGCTAATAGACCATACACGTCTTTAACTTTACCTTGAAGCTCTTCATAAGATTTAATCTTACTTGGATCAATGAAGTCGAATAGGGAATGAGTTTGTTTCCAAATCTCTTCTTGCTTAGCTTCATCACCATCCATAAATTCGCAAGGTGAAGACCATTTAGCGCTACCCCAATCAGCAACACGCATCTTTTGACCATTGAATTCCTTCTCTTCAGTTTCGAGATTAAGAATTAGATCTGCACCATCAGAACCGAATGAGAATGGGTCGATTGGAGTGTCATCTTCAAATTTTGGAGTATCAGCTTTATCTAGGAATTTGAATAGAGACTTATTGATGCGCATCAATTTGACTTGACCATTCATTTCTGGGTTAAACTTATCACTGATGATGAAAACGTTAACAATACGCTCTTCTTGACGTTGAATAGCTTGTGCTTTTTTCTTCCAATCTTCTGATTCATCATCCCAAAGAGCTGTTTTCAATTCACCCATAGGATCTGGTTCTTCTTTGCCAAGCATCTTACGAGATAATTCGCCATACCATTTATTAGTTTTCTTATTCTGATAGCTATATTTGACTCGATATGCTAATGGTGTCAACATATCTTCAGGAATTTCACCAGATTCCACCCGCTCAAAATCTTTGTAAGGTGCTGGCATGATGCGTAAACGAGCAGAAATTAATGTACCGTCGCTAGATTTAGCGGGAGTATAAAAACGATCATCTTTAGAGCGATATGCACCAGACTTTTCTAAATTTTTACGTAGGTTTGATAGGTTAGAGCCTTCAGTTTTAGATTTTTTCTTCATTTTTGAAAACATTGACATAATTTAATTTCCTTTAAAAAATTTCGGTGTCTTAACAGTTTACCGATAGTTGTTTGTGATTTACTCTTTATCAATTAGCTTTAAAATATCTTCATTTTTGTTTGTTGATTTTTTAAGCAATTTATTTTCTCTAGCTTCATATTCAACAGCAGATAAAATTCTACTGTTAAGATACTTATTTATATTTGAATAATCAACACCAAATTCTTCACATGCTATCACTAATGCATCTATGTATAAAACTTCATGTTGATTCACTACATTTTCAACATATAGGCAAAACGTATTCTTATCATCTTGAGATACTTTACTCATTAAAAACTCCCTTTGAACATATCACTAGCTTGACTTGATCTGTATCCAGTCATATTTTTATCGATATCCCTGAATTTATCTTTAAGCCATTCCGGAGCTTTTACACCTGTACCTGAGATAATGTTAGCTGATGTTTCTTTTTCTGCTTTCTTATCAGGCATAGTATCATTGATTAAGTCGTATCCACAATTGTTACAGTACTTTTGCTTAGGGTTAGAGAATATTGTTCTAATGCTTTTACTTTCGCAATTTTGACAAACGTCGTGTTTAGGTTCGCCACCAAAAGCTTTTTCGTAGTTGTTGTTAAATTCTTTACTGTTGTTTCTCGATATTAACGAGTCGCCAGTCACATCATTTTGTGTTGCCATTTTTATTCCTCACTGCGATATACGAATATTTTACAAACATCTATCACCTCTAGATAACTGATCGGGTTATACACTTTACTGATAGCTAGACACTCAAAACAATCATAATTTAGATAGACAGGATTATGTATGACGCTATTAATTTTAGCATTGTCAACTACAGTCATGCTGAACTCATCGATTAGATTCAATAACGTTGGATTTGTCATATACAATTCATATATAAACTTACCACCTACAACAACAGTATCTGCAGGCAACTTACTAAGTTTATCAACTAACAAATCTATATTGGAAGTGTTGTACGCGCTATGGACATTACTTGATACAACCACCCATTTTCTATTTGGGCATCTCTGTACATTTTTTGGTAGGGTATCGAATGTTCTTTTACCTATAACACACGTTTTATTCATGGTATAGTCTTTGAAGTGTTTCATGTCTTCTTTAATGTGTGACCAAGGCAATCCATCATCACACCCAATTAACATATCACTTCCATTATTACTTGCAGCAAAAATCAGTTTCAATTCAAAATCCTCCAACTACTGGGATTCTATCCAATTGTTTAATTAAAAGTCTTTATCAGTTTTCAAATCATGTTTATTCATAAAACATCGTCCATTCATAAAACAATCTGCAACTATAGAATACTCAATGTAGAAGTTGCCAAAGCTATAATACCATTTGTTCGTTCTTTCATCAACAAATATATTATTATCTCCATTGAAAATATCGTCCATATCGACACTTATAACACATTTGTCAATATGCAGATCAACTGTTAACTTATCTAAATTATGTACGAGCTTGTATCTAGAGCGAGAGATTATTTCATCTGCAAGATTATCGAACGTATCAAAGAATTTAATGGCACGTTTACTCCGTTTTGTACAGATATTGAGCATCTCAACAACCCATCCTGGTACATGATGGGTTGTTGCAATATATCCGTATATTGGAAGCATATTGTCTCTAGCGGTTCTCTCTAGGACTTCATACACATCAACTGGGGCCATGCATTTAAGTGGTTGCACATACAATAACTCTATATTAGCATCCTCTTCAATATCGACAATTTCGACTCCATCAATAGCTTCTATGATTTTGCTAACATTGTCATCAACAGATCCTATTTTTGTAAGTAGAACTTTAAACATTATTCATTCTCCCAATAACATCAAATATAGAGGTTGGAGTTGTTAATTTAGATCCACATTTGTGATCTAAAGATGTACTTCCATCATTCAAAAACGCATTCAATGAACTGCTATATAACTCAACAATATCAGTTTTCATCACGCATTTGACAGCACTCTCAGATAAAAAGATGATTGAGTTGACGTAACATAGATTTAAAATATCATTGCTAACTGGATCATTTCTGTTACCAAATCTAGCTAGATAGAAAGAAGGCTCGATACATCTATCTAAAGCCTCAAATAGATCGTATAGTACGCGATTATTTGAATATAGTTGAGACTTTAAATCTACATACAATGGATCAACAATGGCTTTTGCTTTGTTCCACTTTTCTTTATCAATAAAGAACTCTTTAACTGGACCATTAACATCAGATAGAATCGATTCGTGACGATCATGAATGATACATACTTGTAAGAATAAGAGTTTATCGGAATCATTTACAAATTCATCAACAACGAAGTCTAGAAAATACATAGCTAAGTTGCATAATGCTCCTGTATGCTCCTGAATTGTTTGACGCTTAACGACACTTGCCGTATTGAAACGCTCAACTGCATCCATTCTTACAATATCTATCAACTTCATGATCTTATCACCTTTTTGTTTGTGTATATATGTTAAAACAATTCGATTCTATTAAAAAATCCGTAAGCCTGATATTCCTTCATAATTAGACTTAGAACGAAGTGCATGTTGCTCTTTAAATGATTGAACCTGTTCAAGTTCGCTCTTAGTTGGAATTTTCATAGTCAATGCTCCTGTTATTGGAGAAGTATACCGTTGAACGAATGATCGTACAAATTTAGCGTAATCACCGTCATTCATTTTAAAAGTAGCTTTACTCCAACCAATTTGAGCATTTTCATCATATGCTGCATTGTGTTCAGCTGCTAAGCGTTTCTTAGTAGCTTGCTTAACTGATGGAATATGACCAAATTCATTAACTTCAATTGTTTGATTTTGCATAATTTATTCTCCTGCGAATTATTTGATAATAGAGTATACGTTATTTTCATCCATAAACAAAGTGTTTATTCCATTTACTTCAGATGTGATGAAATTAATTCCAAATACAACAGTATCTCCTGGTTTACACAATGCTTCTGGGCCAGCTGCTAACACCACACCAATATTCTTTGGTGCTTCATCATTACCTGAAAGAATGATACCACCAACAGATTTCTCTTCTGGTTTTTTAAGAACAACTGCTAGTTTTTTATTCAATGGTTTCAAAGAGTTCATACAGACTTTACCTCATCGTTATTTTTTGGTGGAATGCCAATTTTTGTGTGAGAAGCTTTCACAAATTGCGTGTTGCTATGCTTAACAATAATAGCTTTACCCATATCTGATGGTGAGCATTCTTTAACCTTATCAACATCAACAATTGACAACTGACCCCAATTCTGTAGACGTTCTGCTACTGCTGATAACAGTTTTTGTTGCTTCTCGCTCAATTTGAAATCATTACCGTATCGTAATTCTTCATTTGATGCATAGTGTACTAAGAAATACCGCCCCTGTTTATGTAGACAGTGAACAACTTGATATAGCTTAAGAACACCATCTTCGCGCTTGGGGAATCCAATTCGAGATAACGTTTCACACAAAATACTAAACCACTTATCACAACCGCTCTCCGGAGCTTGAATCTCTAAAAGGTGATGATCATAAATTTTCTTATAATCGTTAACTGGAATAAAATTGTTTTCATCATTTGTAATCATATTACATCTCCTAAACATCAGGAATATTGTTATTTTTGTGCAACAGCTTGTCTTCTCTGTTCACACGCTCTTATAGCATTGTTAATAAATTCTTCATCTAATAAATCATATTCTAACAGCTGCTTAACTTGATCTATACTATATTGTAAATACATAGCAAGATCAACAATTTGTTGCTCTTCAACTTTTGCTTTAGGCCATTTTGCGAACCTTTTAACTGCTGGTAATGTATAGAAATATAGATCATGAACCATCTTAGGATTATGAATACCTGATTCATTAATCTCACATGCCAGAAAGAATGAATCTTTATACATAGAGAATGCTTCATTGATCATAAAGACATCAAAGCTTTTTGTCCAGTTTTCGTTTCCTTTCGTTAAGTCTACCTTTCCGTAAGATAAACTATTAACGAAATCAAATAACCCTAATTTACTCATTTTGTTACAGACTCCAATTCATAGAATAATTCAACGATTGTTCGCCTAATATGCAAAGATTTAGATGGTGCTTTTGCGAAGGTATCTTGTCGTGTACCTAACGTCATAACAAGCACACCCACTTCCTTTTTATCACCCAAACGTGGAAGCAACGCATGATACAATTTTTCATGATAATCACTTCTTAGTGATGATGTATTATCTTTGATCCATTGCCCCAATCCATCAAAATCTTTTTTAGCGATAATCTCAACAAGACCATCAATATCTGATCCAACATTCATGTTTAGAATGCCCATATCAATTTTACCTGCATTTCGTTTAGAATACGCCTGTAAAACTCGGATTGTTGCACGATTATCAGGAAACTTATCTTTCACCAATTCTACAATAGCTTTCTTATCTGCTAACTCAACACCTTCCTGCCTACAAATATTTGCACATCGCATGATCATTTGTTTTTTAAGATCGGTATTGATAGCATTATCAGTAGTAACGTATTGGAGAATGCTACCTTCACATCGAGACTGAAGCGGTGCAATGATACCATCTAGGTTATTTGTTGTGATGATAAATCGACAAACAGATGATACCTCTTCCATCACACCTTTCAAAGCTTCTTGAGCTGCTGTTGAAAGTTTCTCACCTTCGTCAATAATGATGGCTTTATGCTTAGCGTCATCAACCATTGATACTGATGTAGCATATTGCAACACTTCATTTCTTAACACATCAATACCTGTGTTTAGAGAGCCGTTGATAAACAGTGGATCCGTAATACCAATGTCATTACATAATGCAAAAGCTGTTGTTGTTTTACCAGTTCCAGGAGAGTCAGAATACAGGATCATTGAAGGGAATTCTTTATCTTTGATATAAGCGCTCAATTGATCTGTAATTGATTGAGGTAGAATTGCATCTGAGATTGTTTGTGGGCGATACTTTTCTTCCCACAGATTTTGTTTGTTTGTTATAGCCATGTTCATTTCTCCGGTTATTTTATTTTGAGTGTTAAGTCAATAAACGATATTATTAATCTTAACACTCGTTGATGTAGCTTAAAAATTTATTATGATGTACGAATCATAGCAATATAGAAGTATGCACCTGTATCAGCAACGCTTAGCTTCATGATACCTTTAGCTGAAATAGATACCTTAACATCATGATCACTCCCTGCAAGTTGTGTAGCAGCTTTGAATAATGTTGTATTAAACTTATACTCATATGTTTCTGAGCACTCAGATAATTCAACGTTGTATTCAGGTGCCGTATCAATTTTAGGGTTATATGCAATCATAGACTGAGTTGTTCCATCGGATACAATCTTCATGACTTCTAGACCCATCTGACCGGATGCTTTGAAGAATCCTTGAAACTGCTCATTAGTTAGTTCGAATTCAACATCATAAGATGGAACATTGATTTCACGCACCTCAGAAACAAATTCTAAGCTATCGAAATATAGTTTTGTCTTTGTCTTTGTTTCGTCGGATACGATATGCATAAACTTATCACCACCATCAAAAACAAACTTAGCTCCGCGCATTGTCGATAGAGATAAAATACCTATAAGCTTCTGCAAATCAAAGATTACAAAATCTTGCGGAAAGTCAATATCCACATTAGCGTACCCGAAGATGCTATTACCTTTTTGAGCCGATGTACGTAGCTCTTTTCCTTCTAGAAAGCGAATTCTAGCTATTAACTGTATTGAATGACTTAAGTGTGTTTAAAAGTTTATTCGTGACAGTAATTTCATATACTTGCGCTGTCATATTCATTTCTCCGTATTGTTTGTTTAGTTGTGCGTATCATTACAAGCTTTTTTGGTTATGTCAAACTCTTTAGGCCATACCGCTTTAACGACATCTTCCGTTAAACCTTCTGGAACATTACCCATGATTTTATCATAGTATAAGTCGGCATTTTCTTTGCTTGACATATCCATAAGCATGTTAAATCGTGTAATCTTTCTAACATCATTATGCAAAGATTGATCACTGCATGTCATTAGATAGATGTACTGAACATTCTGACCCGAACTCGATAAAAACTCAAATACAGGTGGATGTGTTAAGCTTTCAATATATTCTCTGATAGCATTGAAAGTGTATATCTCTTGAGCATGAAAAAGCAAGCAAATATTCCTAAGTTCATCTATATTAGCATACTGCTTAAGAAATTCGATTCTATTTTCTTCACTTTCAAAGTTTCTAAGCTTTGAGATTATAGTGCCTATAGTACCAGTTTGTCTACCAGCTGTTCTTAGCATTTCACTTCTCCATTATCAATTTTATCTTTTAGAATTTTTAACATAGCGAATCCATCAACCATATCCTCAATAGGGTGGGCGTACATATCATCATTACCGATATACTCATTTAGATTGCAGTCTGTTGTATCTATAAAGTGATCGACCATTTCATTCTTTTTAGCATTACCTTTACCGCTAAATTCCTTTTTGATGTGATTGGGAGCATATACAACAAATCTAATATTCATTATATCCATGTACTGCTTCAATACTGATGCATTTTCACACATTTGAATCAAAACGGAACCTTTCATAGCATAACCTTCAAGTAACGCTAATTGAACTGCATCTTGCTTTAGAACACTAGCGGCCCAATCTGCTGTCATTCTAAAACGTTCCTCTTGTGTTTTATATGTCTTTTCAGCTAACGAAACATCTATGTTATCTGAAAATTTACCACACCATTTCTTTACACTGTACCTTGCATAGAATTTACAGTTTTCCGGTTTAAGTTCACCATCTTTACTAATTCCACGTTACAATGGCTGGACAGCCCAATGAATAATCAATACCTGCAAGTATCATTTAATCACCCTCGCCTTCAATTTTTTCACCACAAATCGGACAAAATAATTCAGTAGGTGTGTCTTCAACACCATTCAGAATCAATGTTTGATCTGTACCGCAATGATCACACTCAAACTCAATTATAACATTATTTGACATTAAACAATAACTCCATACGATCAAACCCACCAATATAATACTCTTTGCCGTTTTTATCATATGCAAAAATCTGAGGCACCGTATTAATAACCTTACCAATCTTTTTGATCAAATCTGCTTTACTTATATCTTGCCCCACTAACATATATCGACAAGCTAGAGATTTTTCGGCAGCTAGATTAACAGCTTTTGTACAGAATTTACAGCCATTCATACCATAAATCAAAACTTCTTTAACATCTTCTTTTTTTAATTCAAACATTCAATAATTCCTCAAAAATCAAAATCTAAATCTTCATTTTCATCTATATTGTTATCAACCATATTTAGCTGATAATTGTTGTTAGATTGCTCTTGATTCGCATTCTGTTGTGAGTCTATGTCTAACCAACTCTTAATCCACGTAATTGGATTCGTTTCGACTACTTCAAAATCAAATTGCGTGTTGTTGACTATAGTATACACTGGGCGAGAGCAAAATAATACCCAATCATTCAATACGTGTTCAGTTAAGCCAGGAATTGACCGCCCTTCACTAAACAGATACTTATTCCACGATAGTTCTTGCCTAACGATAGAATCCAATATTTCTTTACATTCTTTCGCGTTTCGTTTAAATCCTTCTCTAAACTCTGGATCATCTCGTAACAATATCTTGATGATATGCCCATCACCTTTTGCATGTAATTGCTCATCTGTTGCAATTTTTTGAACATACTGAGCAATGCCAACAGCAATATTTTGTTCAGCAATTCCAAACGTAACCGCAAAACTAGCCATAAACTCAATAGCTTCTAACGCTATTAACGCAGTTAGAAATTGGACAATAATATCAACAATTTCTTCACGAGAAACGCTTTCTTTATCTAGCGTGTACATTGCACCAATTTTTTGCGTTTTATCGAATACTTCAGTTACTTTAGATGATCTATCAATGATATTTTGATTGTTCATAATTTCATTGAAAATATCATTTGGATTTACGATACACTGTCTAATTATCTCTGAATAAGTTAGTGTATGTAAAACTTCAATCTCAGACTGCTTTACTAACCATGCCCATAATTCACTATTAGTTACAAACGGTGCAAGTAAAGGAGCAATTGCTTTACATGCTACACTATCCAATTCCCATTGGTATGATAGTGTTTTAACCATCGTATCATAATTAGATCGACTAGCTGTTGCTAGATCAGTTCGAGATTTTGCTAGATCAATTTCAGTTTCCATCCAGTCAATTTCTTTTTGCTTTTTATAGCATTTGAAAAGTTCTGGATATTTTGTATTGATTCTAGTCGTATAGTCCCATTTCTTGACCTAAGAATAATGGATAATCAGCTGTCTTCCATGCAGTGTTATTAGTATTAAATACGGCCATTTATTTCCTCCATTAAATGTGAGCTTGGTTTTCGTCAAGCTCACACATACATCAATTAAATTTTACAACCACCACCGCTGCAACTGTCGTCGTCTTCCTCTACATCCGTACCGTCATCGTTAGTGATATCGTTAGTCTTACTGTTTATATAGTAACAGCTTTTTAGGCCATAGTGTATATAAGCTGCAAGCTCTGTTAATAGTTCTTTTGTTGTTAATCTTCCACGTTTTGTGTAATCAACGTATTCATCAGCTGAGATACCCTGTCCGTGGAACTTCTGCATTATAGCATAACATTGGATCATATCAATAGTTGGAATATTCCATGCAAGCTCATAGTAAGGAGCAATCTCTGGATCATCAGCCCCAGGTGCGACAAACGTATTGATCACATCACCAGATTTCTTCTTAACAACAAGAGATCGGATAGGGTAAGGTCCGTTTGTTGTATAGCTTGATTGTGATGATGTCTCTGCCGGTGGAGTCGCTTCAAGTACAGAGTTTCTTATGCCTCCATTCTCGATGATTTCTTGTCTTAGAGATTCCCAATCATATTCAAGCGTAAACTGAGCAATATTATCAACATTTCTATTGTATGTATCAATAGGTAACCACCCTTCTGGATACTTAGTTTTATGCATCCATTCTGCATTACCCTTCTCTTTACCTAAACGCAGTGATGCTTTATGAAGAAAGTATGAGTGCATTTCAGCATGTCTATGAATCAATTGCTTACCTTCTACACTTGAATACTTAAGCTTATTGCTCGCTAACAGATATGCAATGTTAGTGTAGCCGATACCAACAGAACGCCTCGCTTTAACTTTTTGTGCTAGAGTTTGCCAGCGATATCCCATTAGATCTATAGTGTTATCAACAATCAATAGCGTGTAATAGGCAACATCTTCATACTCATCAGGAGACACACGACCAGCAACAATACACGCTAAGAAGCATAATGCGATTTCCCCTTGTGATTCAGTTCCATCTCGTTTGTATAGATCATAATTGTCAATATACTCTTGTGTTGGCAAATTTATCTCCGCGCAAAGGTTCGATAGATAAATTGGATCCTTAAATGGAGTATGTCTATTGGCTTCTATTGGATTCCAAAAATATTTTCGCCCTGTTTCATACCGCTGAGTCATATATTCAATAGCTAATGATCTAGCATTGATGAACGTTTTTGGAATACTAGCATCAGCGGCAACTTGATCATACAGATTATTAAACTGCTGTTCATCACCAGTATAAAGGGAGTCCCATAACTCTCTAGCGTCTTTATATGACACTAACATCCAAACATCATTCTTTTTAACCTTCTCGATCAACAAGGGGGGAATACAAACTCCATAGTCCATGAACTGAATACGCTTTTCATCTGGAGTTCTAATATCCTTAAGTTTCAGCAACGTCTCAATCTCTGGATCTAAGACTGTATAGTACATTGTAGCTGATCCACCGCGAGAATGTTGTTTATTAGCTTTAACTGCCGTAGAGAAATGTCGATAGTAAGGAAGCTTCCCTTGATGAACAATTTTGTTGCCTTTTACACCTTCTCCAGCAGAACGTGTAAATAGCGCTCCACCTATACCAGCTTGATCTGTTGTCATATCATAAGCAGCAGATGTTGCGACATGAATAGAATCTGCTGTATCGCCACCTCTAATAACACAACAAGAAGCATATCTATCAAAAGATGTTCTTAGTGCATTCATTGAAGGTGTAGGTAGGTTCATCTTCAAGTCACTTAGATATGTGTATGCTTTTTCAACATCTTGCATCCTACGGTCTTTAGGTTGATTTTGCATAGATGCTAAAGCAATACCCATGAACACGATCTGCGGAGTTTCAAAGAATATGCCAGTCTCTTTGTTGTTAATCGCATATTTTTTAGTGATTTGATTCAATGTTATGTAGTTGTATGTAAAGTCTTTGTTATGCTGAATAATTTTATCAACAAAATCAAACTCTTCTTTAGAGTAAGGAAGTTCGTTCCAATGGCCTTTTTCTACCATACTGTTATAGTAATCGAAGAATTTAGGTTTTTTGTAGAAATCACCAAACACTGTTTTATAGATTATGCCGGTTAGAATACGTCCAGCCATCTCCATATGCTTCTCATCTTCCATAGCAATGCATTGGTTGATTAAAGCATATTGAATATCAATAGAATGTGCTTCATCTGGAAGTGTTCGTAAAGCGCGTAGAACTATAGTTCTACCACTCAACGTTATTATTAGCTGCCCATTCACCCAATCGGTTTAGTTTTTCAGGCATAAAGTCTTCTTTTTGCCCATTATTTTTAATAACTGTTTTAATCATCGATACTCCTTAAATAAATAATCAGAGCTATATTTTAACTATTCATGAGAGGATATTTCACATGAACAATTTTTCAAGATCTTTCTTAGCTTTATGCTTCAGTTTTGGAATTATAGTATCCGCTGTGGCTAACGTCAACAGAGATTCCAGATCACAGTATATCGTTGAGCGTTCAATTGATGTTGCGCATCAATTGTGCAACAACTCAGACAATGATCCAACATTCATTAAGATAGGGTATAATATTACTATACCTATTTCGTTATTGCAATGTATGAATGAAGATTATGATATAAGATTGGTTACGGATGTGAATGTGGAAGATAACGTATCTGTTGTTAAGCTATTTAACAACAAAAATCAACACTACAAGACGTTTACAGTAGATCTAACAACAGGTGAAGTTAATCAAATCATCATAGTTGACAATATTGATGGTTATACCGTTTTCACAGTGATTGATAGATATGGGGAGAATTCTGGAATATTTGGAAAAGCCCTATATCCAATGTTTGTGGAGATAGGGCTATGGTTAGATGGGTTTATCAAAGAGACTTGATACTAGCCAAATCTAAATTGAACATTTCTCTAGCGTTTGTGTTAGCGTAGAACTCAATCGCTGCTTGTTTCTTTTTGATTTCTTGCTGCATTTCATCAATTTTCTCTTGTGTCAACGATGAAATGCGCATTGCAAATAACATAGCGTGATTACTAGGATCGATACCAATAGAAGTAAGCTCTTTTGATATTTGTTCATTAGACATCTTACTAGGCTCTTCTGCATTGTTCCACCAATCAATGAATTCTGATTTCATCTTCAGAACACCAGATTCGATGTTGAACTTCGACAATAGATGCTGTCTACGCTTTTCATTCATTTCAAGCTTCCATGCTACCCATTCCATAAGTACTTCTTCCGGACTGTCATACTGTTTGATCTTTCCGTTGGTGTCCCAGAGTGTAATATTCTCACTACCTTTTAGTGAAAGCTTAAGCAATACAACAAGTTTTTCTGGCGTCAGTTTCGCTAATTCTTCCTTCTTGAATTTAACTTCCCACTTCCACTGATTTTCAGTTGAGTATGCTTTATAATCTGATATTTTCTTAGCATCCTTTAGTTTGATAAGTACTTGTTCATACTTATCTTCTGTATACATTGGGGGCAGCTCTTTAATAGTAACGGTCGTTGTATTAGTTTTTTCCAACAAGCCAGTTAATGTTACTTGCGCTCCGTTTCGTTCAATGTATCCACCAAATGTAGAAAATGTTGGCAACATTTGATTTGGAACTAAGAATCCATTTTCCAAATACTCTTCAATCTTTGTTTTAACTTCTTTCAGCGAATAAGAAAACAAGTTTGTAGAATACCCAGTACCAATACCTGTTGTACCGTTAAGTAAAATAAGCGGCAATGTAGGAATTAGATATGACCACTCCGTTGACTCACTCTCAACTTCATTAAGTGTACAGATTTCAATATCATCTTTAATGAACATCTTATTGAAGTTATCACCAAGCTTACAGTAGATGTAACGAGAGCTTGCCCCAGATGGCTCTAACATATTACCAAATTGACCTTGTGTATCTAACAGCTTGACGTTATTGCTGTTAGGGAAATTTGGAAAGCTTGCTCCCATGTTAGTAATTACATCTTCTAACGACACTGCACCATGAGCATAGTGAGTAACTTCACTTGCACGAGAAGCATGTTGAGCAACACGTTTTAGTTTATCATCTTTATACATGCCATACAAAGCTTTACGTTGAGAGTCTTTCAATCCATCTTTAATGCTAGGAATGTTAATTTCATTGTCGTAGTTACTGAATTCTCTAAAAGGTCCGTTAATAAAATCTCTTAGTCGCAATTGTTGTGTTGTTGTCATACATCATCCTCTTCATCGTCAATATCATTGCTATTATTACCACTATCAACTAACCAAACTTTACGTAAATCTGAATAGTTCATGCCATTTTTATCTTTTCCGCCATTAAATGCAACATCTAATGCAAAATAATCTTCAACATCTTCAACGGTAAGTTGAATCAAATATTTTTCATCACTTAAGTAGCGTTTAAAGTCTTCTGTTTGGTTACCACCTAGACCTTTTAATCGTGATACTTTCCATGACCCAGATGGACGATTTGCATCCCAAGCTTTGAATTCATCATCTGTGAAGAACTCTTCAAGTTTTTCACTTTTACCTGTACCCTTTCGAGCAATATAAATCGGTGTTCTTAAAATGTACAATCGCCCATCTTCAAGTAACTTAGGCCAGAATTTATGGAACAAGTTAACCAAAAGACCAGAAATAGAAGCACCGAATTGATCAGCATCAGTTGCAAACACGAAACGACCAAACCGCAATCCATTCTCAAAGGTAGGTTCAATATCAGCACGTACAGATGCTCCAGAAATTACACAAATTTGCTGAAACTCTTTGTTAGCCATAACCTTACGTTTACTATTCTTACGAACATTGATCACACGTCCACGCAATGGATAAAATCCTTGTAAATTTCGATCTGCCGCAGCTGCCATTGGTTTTGCTGCCGATTTACCTTCCGTCAAAAATAGAGTGCAATCTTCACGCTTACGTGAGTTAGCATCACTAAATCCTTCAATACGTCTTGGATCATCTTTCTTTAGCTGTTTTTCTAGCGCTTTAGCTTCTCGCTCTTCCTCTGCAAATTGTTTAGCTCTTGCTAATTCGATGAGAGTTTCAACTGCTTCAGATTTCAAGATGTTGTCGATAAATTCATCACTTGGATTCCACGTTGTACCATACGTTATAGGAGCATTAATCAACTCTTCTTTTGTTTGGGAATTGTATCGGGGTTTATCAACGTTTGATTCCATCATCAACTGTAAATGTTGTTTTATGACAGCTGGTTTAAAATCTTGCCCTGTTTCTTCCAAAATATGGTTACGAACGCTTCCGATAATTTTAGAGATAACGTACTCAACATTAGTACCGCCTTTGAAATTGTTAGTACAGTTTGTCAAAGTTAAGCTAAAATCAAAATCATCAATATCTGTTTTCAGAATTGCAATTTTCCAATCATCACTCTCTGAATATGAATATTGCTTACCTAGCATTTTTACATAATCTTCAAACGAATTTAAGTTAATCAATTCATCATTGAAGTATACGTTTAAATTAGGACAACAAGCTGCAATATCATAAACCCTACGTTCTAAGATTTTGAATGTATTGTCGTCGATACCTTTCATATTCAAGCGGTCAAAGTCAGCAAGGTATGTAATTGTGGTTCCATTATTGGAATCATCTGTAACAACCTCATCACTCATTGCTGTTGAGTTATCTGTATAAGTTCGCTGATAACGCTTTTTGCCATCACATGTATCGACAGTAAATTTCTTAGATAATAGAGTTACGAGACTTGCACCTTCACCATTTTGCCCAGTACCTCTATTTTTATATTCAGCTTCATCGTTGAATGAATCACCAGAATGTAGCTCATAAAATAGCATGTGGGGTAGGTAGCAATTCTCAACTTTATGAATAACAACAGGAATACCCCCATCATCATACACTGAAATTTCGCCAGTAACTTTATCGACGCTTACTCTAATCTCTTTCATATGTGCACCATCTGGTGTACGAGAGTGGTCTGAAGAGTTAGTTAAAATTTCATCAAATAGCTTAATGAAAGCAGGAGTGAACGTTAAATCTTGGAGCACCAATTTTCCACTTTCAATAACATATACACCGAACGTATCTTGTAGAACTGAACCGATATATCGCGCTGGGCGCTTAAGTACTTTCTCTCGTTCGGTAAGCTTAACCCACCGAGACTCGACTGAATTAGTCATTCGTTTTCTTCTCCTTTTGTAAATCATGCATCCATAAAGAGATGCATTCAATTAGATCAACACCGTAGATTAGATCATTGTCTTTATATTGTAGAGTTTGCATAACGCGACCATCTACATTGTCTTTATCGATGATAACACCAAACTTTTCAGTAATCAACGCTCTCAAGCTAAACATAAACTCTTTTTTATCATGAGACTCTGAAAACCATTTATCTAAGTTAGATTCAAAGAATCGAATTTGTGCTTTAGAATTGATAGAGCTAAGATTGTGCTCAATGAACATTTCAATGGTCTTTACGATAACATTTTCAACATATACACTAATCATGTTACTTCACCTTATTGAGTTTAATAGTAGATAGTTTAGAAGCTTTTTTACATTTTTTGTACAAATCGTGATTAGATTTTTTAGTTTTAATATCATCAATCACATTCGTAACAAAACAACGAGAAAATACTTTAGAAGATTTTTCAAATTCTATAACAAGATTTTCAACTCCAATGAAAGATAGATCACCCACATTCAATGGAAACTCGCAAGTAAGCTTTAAATTATTTTCTGTGCGCAGTTCAACATTATCATAGAATGAGTTACCTAAAAATAGATATAATCTTCTTACTCCATTTTCAGCTATAACGACTATAGTATAGAGTGTTTCTGTGTCAATTCTAAAATCGTTTCTCACCATTCTACACAAGTTTGCTTCATATGCAACAATATTATCATTATCATTTGGTTTAAATTTCCTGACATAAACACCATCTTTACGAAAAATATCTGTCAATTTCTCAACTGTTAACAATTTCAATTTTTCGCTTTCTACTGTGTAGTTGTTATCGCCAATGTCAAATAACAGCTTGAAGTTGTAAATTAGTTTTTTAAGCATCTTCATATCAAAACTCCATTGCGGCAAATGCGTTACAGGTTGGGTATGCGTTAATGTCTAGCTCACTCCATAGAATATCATCTCTATCCTTCAATTCATTAATAATTGAGGTTGAGGTTAATTCATCGAATGATAGCATCTCGCCCTTTTTCTTAAGATCAACATCTTCAATCCATCCTTTTAGAATGATGACAAAACCAGATGTTTTGACCATTCTAATAGCTTTGCGTTTTCCCTTAAGCTTATAGGTAATCTTAACGGCAGAGTTATACTGTGCATATTTAGAACGTTCAATGCTAACTAAGTTAATCAAACGAGAAACAGGAAAGCCGAATTCGTTAATTGTTACTAAAGTTGCCTTTTGCATAATATTGTCTCTTTCTTGTCTTTGTTGATATATTGTATATATTATAGAAATTGATTTGATAAATCAAGAGAGAATGGACAAAAACAGAAATTATTTTTGTCCATATATGGATATATATATTAAGGAGTGAAAGAAGGATCTTTCGAGCTATTGTCGCTGTTATCTGAATTGTTTGAATTGTCGCTGTTATCTGAATTGTTTGAATTGTCGCTGTTATCTGAATTGTTTGAATTATCGCTGTTGTTTGAGCTATCACTAAATTGTGAATTATCCAAAGATGTGTTTGATCCAGAGCTTCTATTGATAATAGTTGCACCATCACCAGCTTGAATGGAACCTGCACCATCCATTGCCTTATCTAATATCTTGGACGCTGCATATCCACCTACACCGAATTTCAACAATCCTGCTGCATCTCTAGAAATGCTCTTAATTGCACTTGATGCACCTTCACCCTGAACAACACTCTCAACTTTATCTAGTGCATTAGGATTCGCAATCTTTAGATGACAATCATTTGGATCTTGTGAGACGCAAGAAAATCCTTTCATGTCAACCAGCAGAGTTTCAGCAGCTTTAGCTTTAGCTTTAACCACCTCTTCCTGTGCATAGTAGAATGAATCTGGTGGATTTAAAAAAGAGCACCCGCTTATTAAAGGAATTAACGCGATTAATCCCATCATTAATTTTTTCATTGGTATAACCATCCTATCAATTTGATTAATATTTTCTCATATAGAGTTTGTTTTTTCGAAGTTACAGTTTTTTCTTCATATTTCATCTCCTCTATCTTATGAACAGTAGGGTCCAGAACTTTGGCTATTATTTGATCATCACTAAGCTTGCACTTTTTAGGAACCGTCAAATCATTAATAATTCTCTCTCTAACAACACCTTCTTTTGTCTTAGTGTATGTACACTGTGAAATCCAATACATAACTAAGTGGTTATCGCTCATCCAAGGTGTAATGTTGCTATCACTAACATGAATCTCACAGCATATAGGATCAGTTACTTCCCTACTATTACCAGGAACTGTTTTCCTAACAAGCTTTATAAACAATCCATCTTGTTCAATGACTGTGAAGCTATCTTCAAAATGCTCGTATATTTGATAATTAGTTTCACTTACATATTTAGTTTCATCTAACATATCAAATACAATGAAATTCGATATCTTCTTTATTTGATTGAATGCTAGATCAACGTTAGTCACATTAACTTGTTTCTGATTATTCTTCACATTCCACAATTTTTCATTCCCCGTTATAAATAATAATATTTAAGAGCATAAACGGAGTTACAACAAATGTCAAATGAAGATATTAAGCAAAATATTAATAATGCTAGAAGACAGAATGCTGTTGTTAATTTCACACGATTGAAAGATATCATGTATAAAGCTGTTAGTTATTCGCTTCCAGAATCGACTATCGCATTTAATGATTTTACAGCAGGTGATAGAAAGGTATTGGATGCAGGATCTGTGCTAACGTTCGGACCATTGACAATAACATTCATTGCAGATGAAGACTTATCAAATTGGATAACTATGTTAGAGTGGCAGAAAGTGTTAGCTAGCGGTAAAGACAAAAAAGGTATGTTTTCACTTCCTGGTGATATCGGTAGAAGTAGAGAGAGCGATTGCACAATATTCATTCTAAGCAACGCATTGAATACACAGGGTGTAACACTAACATATACTGGCGTTAAATTAGAAACATTGGGATCGTTAGAATATGGTTATGATGACGAACAAAATCCAGTTGTGAAATTTACATGCAATTTTGTTGTTGAGGATGTGTTGGTTGGAACACCATGTAATCATGATGTCCCAAGTGATGATGGAATAGCTCCAGACTGTATTATATGATCAACCTTTTTCTGTAAAGATTTGATTCATATATGTTCGATAGCCTTCCATTTTCCATAGATTGTTAATAGCATCTTCACGAGCTTTCTTCATTGACATCTCGCGAGCAAGATCTGCATTGAAGTTATCGGGTGATATAGTTTGACTATCACCTTGACCGACATTAAACGTCCCTAGACGTGCGATACAAATCATATGATTTTGAGCAAGTTTCGTGAAATCGTAAGTTAACTGATTAACGTATGAATCAATCTGCTCTTTACTTACACGCAACGCATCAAGACCTAGTTCCTCGATGCGTTTTTCAACATATCGGTCAAACTCATCATTATTCATATCATCTAAATCATTACGAAGTTTAATCCGCTTGAGTTCAGATAGAGCCTCGTTAGTCTTTTCACTAACTTCAGTTAACTCTTTTTTAGCTTTAACAGCAATGTCTTTCATTTCTTTACGTAAATTATCTAACATAAACTTATTCTCCTTTTTAAGCAGGATATATGAGTTGGTCAAATTTCTGAATAACCATACCCAATTTCCTATAATCTTCTAAGTGATCAGATTCTTTGTATTCATCTAAATATACCACTCTAGATACCCCAGCTTGATACAACTTAGAGAGACAACCTTCACATGGCGATAATGTAACGTATACAGTCGATCCTTTAGCTGAAACACCTTCTCTAAGCATTTTCATAAAACAATTCATTTCAGCGTGAATAACTCTATCTGTTGTCAATCCACTTTCTGGGCATTCACAAACATTCTGCATACCGCTAGGTGTTCCATTGAATCCAGTAAACATTCCAGAATTTTCAGTCACTACAACAGCACCAACTTGTTTTCTGGTTGCGTATGACTCTTTACTAATTCTAATAGCAAAGTCCATATACAATTTATCTGTTCTATGCAAATTCAATTCATTTATCCTCTTTATGCAATTCCAAAGCTCTTTTATGACTTAATAGCGCTTTAGAAATCTCTTCACATTGTTGCATCATAGACATATTACAACGATCAAAAGTACCGTCTTTAACTGATTGATAAGCCCCTTTTAGAATCAATCCTGTTTTTAATACAGCATCGGTAGCATCTTTACATTTAATGGATTTGATAACATTGCTCATACTATGATCTTCCCATCATTTGGTAGAATAATCCCTGCTGAGTCATCCTGCTCTTGATCATTCATTTTAGCGTTTTCTTTTTGGGCAGCGAAGTAATTCAGCGCGGCATTAGCTTGAGCTTCTAGATATCCAAACATCTCTGGATTCGTTTTAGCTAAGTGTAGCCCTAAGTGTGCACCCATTTCAGGATTCACTTCATTAATATCAGCATATGGTGTTGGTGTAGAAACGACCATAATTCTAGGGCTATCATCTGTTGATCCCTCTAGGATATTAACGTTAACATCTAACGTTCTAACAATACGTTCATGATATTCCTCGTGAGTTTCATCACTTCGTTGACGTTCAACTGATTCAGGAACGATGAAAGTGTTCATGATACGGTGCTGTTTGTTTTCTTGTGTCATATATCTCTCCTTAACGCTTCTTTTTAGGTTTTTTGACAGAAGTATTTTTCTTCTTTTTAGGTTTTTTGACATAAGTATTATTTTTCTTTTTGGTTATCTTCGATTTGTGTTTTTCTCTACTTTGTAATTCTAACCTATGTTTATTAACTTCTGTATTATTATTGTTTTCAATAAGTTCTTTAGCGATAATTGATGCTGCTATAGCTGCGCTACCAATAGCAATACCCGAACCTATTGACAAATCTTTATCTTCTCTTTTAACTTCATCTTTATCTGAATGAGAAGTTGAGGCTGCATTTAATGCAACCCCATTTTCAGATGATGTTACTTTGCTGAGTAAAGCTTATCTGCAACAATATCAACCAATTCACTGGTAACTTTGCTATCACTCAAATCAGTTGCAATAAAGCCATAGCTTTTAAGTTCGATTACCTCTACCTCTTTGTGATCACCAATCAAAGAATGTAATCGTGTACCGGATAGCTTAATATCAACGAACTTGTATACTGGCTTATTTCGATATTCAAAGTTATTGAATTGATTATCAACCGCTTCACCAATAGCAAGCTTATCTGCATACTTTAGAACGTCATTACTCAATGAACCTGCAACAATAAGCATTCCTACAATTTTGTTGTCGTGATTCATTGTCTCACCATTTGCTGCGATTCTCAAGCCTTCATTTGGGTTACGAGCATAAACGACATTCTTACCATCTTTAGTGAACTTTTTATATCCAGAATCAGATTTTGCCCAATTCTCAATAGTTAACATAGTTCCAGAATCTTTGACGACGACGATACTTTCATCTGATTTGATATCACCGAAATCATCTCTATCATGTTCACGATTATATAGCCACCACGTATATTCTGTTGGCCCAGGAACCAATGTGAATTCGCGTGTCGGATTTGATAATATGAATGCTTCAATTTGAGCAACACCTGCATCAATTTCTTTATTCTCAAACGCTTCTATGATCTTTGATGAACCATTGTAGTTTTCTACGAAAGCGTCGTAAACGTATTTTGATCGTCGATCTTTACGAGAATCACTGCGATATAGGCCGTTTACATGAGAAGCAACTCGCTTCATAGCTCTATCATAAGTGAATCCTTCGTTTCCTGCACCTAATCCAATTTCAATGACCTTCTTATCTTCAAGAGGAATGTCATTTGAAGCTAGAGCTGGAATAGAAAAAGCTGCTGCTACAGACATAGCGATTGCTACTAATATTTTTTTCATAAGTTAAATCTCCAATTTTTTTGTTTAAATTTGTATCGTTTATATTTTATCGAAAGTTACTTACATGACCCACTTTCAATCGAAATTAAGTTAGGGAACATACTTAAGAATGGTGAACGATGATCAATCTCGGTTATACAAACATATTCCCCCCGTTGAACTCCAGCAACTTTAGCCCGATCATTATCATTCACCCAATATAGTGTATTAAGAAATGAATTGTCTCGCACTTCAATTGACCTAGATTTTGTTTTATCTGAATGCCATTCAGTTTGAGGTACAACGGAAATAACTAATCGATCCTTTTCAGCATGTAACTTCTCTTCTAACACTGCTGTATACACATCTTTCGTTAGATGTGAATGCAGCGTAACTAAAGATGATGTTATTAAAAAACCAATCACAATTCCGATAGAATATCCTAAGATTTTAAACTTCTTTTTCATTCACTTATCTCCTTTTTGCCATTATTTCATCAATTTGTTTACGTGTTTTTAGGTTATAGTTTATATTGCTGTTATCTATACTGCAACAAAAATATCTAGAACTTTCATTATTTTTATTTCCATCACTAACAATAAAGTTTTCGTGCATATGAGCATGAATATTGAAATCACTTTTTCTCATTTCATCAATATGAATAGGTTCATGTGATAGCAGTACGTTACGCTTGCCTTTCATAAATCCCCTAACATCCACACCAGAAACTAACAACATAGTTAACGCTTGTTTGCGTTCTAATATGGTGCAACGCTCAAAATCATGATTTCCTGGAATCAGCACAATTTTATTAGTACATGCAAGCAATCGAGGCAAATACTTAATGACAGATTCCATGTTAGGGAATATATCACCGTGTAAGTATAGAGTATCGCTTTTTGTAACACAACTCTCTATGCAATTGATCACATAATCATCATGTTCTTCCATGCTAGAGAATTGTCTTCTAAAATTGCATATATTTCTAGTGAATAGGTGTAGGTCACCAACGTGATATACATCGTTCATTTGAAATCAAACCTCACTCACTCTCATATAGTGATCTGTAGAAATCCACACCAGAATTCTCGATCAATAATACCTTAAACTCATATGACTGGCGATAATCGCTATAGAACATACAATTAAGCGTATGTGGATTTTCGTGAATGTAGCTAGCTATGTTACGTTTGTTATTATGCTTATACTGCTTCTTATTGCTAGTCCACTTAGGGATATACAATTTAAACCAATGTTGACGAACAACGTTTTTCTTCAAGTAGTCGTCATAATACTCATATTCAATAAGAACACGCTTATTCCCTCGTTTGATTAGAGTAGCCTTAACGCCACGTGATATCTTTCCATCTTCAAAAATTGCAACCTGTTTCATATTATATTATCCTAATTTGATGTATTGAAATATTCTTTTATTCTTTCATGAGATAGTGGATCAATCACACCATCTCTGTATATTGTAACATGAGCACCATTACTTTCATAGACAGTATATCTAACATCTTTGAAATAACCATCTTTTATCAATGTTAGTAACGATGTCAATAACATCTCTCTAACCGATTGAGATATTTGTCGTTTTTTGTTTGATATGGCTTTTCCAAAAAATTACAGAATCTTCATGATCACGAGCAACGTGCCCTTTATCCTTGTCTATCACTATATGAAGCAAATAACTTTTATCAATCATATATCATTATCCTTCAATGATTATACAATACTAACAAATTTAACAGAAGTCTTCTATAGATTTTGTTAAGTTAATGTACGAAATATTTTTAGCATCAGTAATCTTGAAAATACATTGACTTTCAGAATACTTGATCGATTTATTATCAACATTTTCAACTTCTAGCAAAGCAAGAGAAATGTCTAGATAACTTTTGATATATAGACCTTCTCTAATTGCATAAACTCCGGCAACCAAATCGTCAAACCAATTTTTCAATTGCGACATCGAAGAAAACCCAAAACGAGTGTTAAACTCGCATAAATCCAAATCTGAATATAAAATCGATTTTCCATCCCCCAAATACCATAAGCAATCAGGAGGGATAGGGTGCTGCTTTGGATTAGCATTAGATTTTAAGAAAAAATCAACTAATTTAGGTTTATCGTATATCCCTTTCTCTATATCGTCATCATAACACATTCTTATAATTATGCGACGCGAATTGTTCTCTTGAGAGTTAAATTGATTAATGTATTCATCAACTTTAAAACAATCTCCAGTTTTTAAAGCTTCTCGTACAAGTTCAACTAAATATTCCATCCAATCTAACTCTCATTTGCTCTGTTGTTTATCAATATAGCTTTATATTAATAGCTTTCAGTCAAATAGTAAAGGTTTATTTGTCATTTTTACGATACAATAGCTTCAACCGGAATCAACAGATTAGGATAGATGCATTCGCTTGTTGTCGTATAATACAATCCTTCCTCACCCAACTCTTCCGGCTCTTGAGTGGTTACATCTACAACGTCACCCTGTTCTTCCATAATCTTCATTAAGATGGGGTTATTTTGGATTGCATTTAGATTTAACACTACTTTAGGATTCTTAACCATCATTATTTTATTCTCCGTCTTCTACTTCTGTAAAATCATTAACTAATTTGTAAACTACACTTTGATCGAATAGCTCTTCAAATTCCTGTTTACGCTGTGTAACAACAAACAAATTAATATTGTTAGTGTTGCGTTGTTTCCACATTCTGATGAACTGCTCAATACCTGTTTCTGATAGGTTTTCTAACAATTCATCAGCAATCAAAATGTTGCAATCTAAACTTGCTTTCATAGAAGCAATTTTTCGAAATGCAAGCATGATGGCTAAATCAACTTTCGCTCGTTGACCTGTTGATAAGTTATAAACACTCTGACCTTTTCTAATTGGATTTTTGATGTCAATCGATAACTCATTATCCATAGTAAAGTCTAGTAGTAAGTTCATTTCAAGTAAAGCTTTGTTGACTTCATCATTGATGAATGGAATATACTTATCGATGATATCTGCTTTAAATCCAGATTCAGATAAGACATCCAATGCATCACAGAACTTTTTATTCTCAATATACAATAGATCCAATTCATCTTCTTTTTCTTTGATTTGTTGACGTATTTCATCTAATTTAAGCTCTAATTCACTCACATTATCGGAAGCAATATCACTATGCCGCATCTCAGGTTTATTTTCATTTAGTTCAGAAATTTTAGCTATGTGTGTTTTGCCAGTTGCTTTTAAATCATCAATACGATGTTCGGCATTATCAACAATAGCTTGCTCTCTATCTATTACAGATTTCAACTTTTCAACAACATCTTCATACTTAACAATCTGTTCGCGAGCTTCATTTAATTCATTAATTTTATCAGCATAGATTGATTGTGTATTTTCGATTTTTTTCAACTTATCAACTGCAATCTCCTCTTCTGATCCGAGTTGATCAATCTCCATATACAAAGGGTGTGATGCTTTGTCGATATATTCTTTAGAAATGTGTTGAGAGCATGTTGGGCACTCACTATCACAACCAAGACCTAATAACTTATCTAATTGAGTTTGCACAAACTTGGCTTTATTCCGCTTTTCTTGAATAATAGCTCGTTGCTCTCGTTGCTCTTCACCAAGATAATCTTTGATAGGTTGATCTTCACCATAAACTCTTTTTATTGAGGATGATAGTTGATTAAATTTCATTTTCTTAGACTTAACTGCACTGTCCGCCTTTTCAAGTTTTTCTGTGCACTCATCAACTTTTTGCTTAGATTCATCAACGCTTGAGCGAATGCTTAAAATTTTACTTTTGATATCTTCAATAGATTGCTTCTCTCTATTGATAGATGTTTGCCATTGATTCATAGATCGATTGAAAATATCTTCATCCATCTTACGTTGCCGTTCGACAGAATCATTAGCACTTTGGATTCTATCTTCATAATTAGATACGTCGCGTCCAAGCAATGCTATATCATTTTCTTTACCAGCAATATCTCTTTTATTACTTTGGATATCCTTTTTAATATCATCAACCATTGACGGTATGAACGTTAAATCAAATAATTGATCTATGAACGAACGTCTTTCTGGCTGCGAAAGTTCTATAAAAGGCTTATAAGTTTCTTTGCCCATCGACACAACAAAACGGAAGGTAGCTATATCCATTCCAATGATTTGCTCGATATATGCATTATAATCGTTGTTTGCTGCTTCTTGAGGAACTAACTTATCATTTTTCCATACTTCTAATAAAGAAGGTTTTGCACCTCGCTTAACGACATACTTAACACCAAATTTTGTAAAATGCACCTCGCCAACCATATCCTTTTTGTTAATGGAGTTAACAAGAGATGGTAGCGTTACTTTTTTGTCTGGGTATTTGTTAAACAACACATATTCTAATACACCACGGCACAATGTCGATTTTCCTGCACCATTATCAAGTGATGCAATCATCGTTGTTTTGCCGCTTGTATCAAAATTAAATTCAATCGGGGAATTACCGATAGATCGGAAGTTCTGTGCAACAACCTTTGAAAATACTAAACTCATTGAATGCCTCCTTACATGTTAATCTGTTCATTAATCGCTGTAGTGTACTTTTCATCTAAGTACAAAACAAGATCCTTTTCGTTTTCATATTGAGCAGATTCAACATATTTCTTCATTGCACCTGACGTATCAATTGACAACTCTGCTTCTGTTATAACGACAGTTACTTTATCTTCACTTTCATCATCCAATGTTTCATCGATTATGGATAAAGAAAGCATAGGAATTTCTTTCAACTGTTGAATAAACTTATTGAATATACGTGGACGCTCTTTGCTCTTAACGTATACTTTAACAAACTTATCCGTTAGGTGTGACCAATCCTGTTTTGTTGGATCGTTATTGTCACTATCATCATAACTCTCTTCAATGAACAAACATTGATCATTTACGAAAAATTCTTTGTCGCCTGTTTGTAAGTTGAGAATATATGATCCTCTATTATCATCATCATAGTCTAAGAAATCTGACCAGTTAAGGTATAGCAACGAGCCTAAGTAAGAAACGTTACCGTAATCACTCGCATGATGGAAATGACCAGTAAATACTTCTTTATAAGCTTTGAAGATTGATGCATCATGTCCCTCTTCTGCTTCACTAAATTTATACATCTTAGCACCAGCAAACTCGAAGTGACCAAATGCATATTCAACGTTATCAGGCTTACTATTAACAAGCTTCTCAGCTGATTCTGCTGTGTCTCCACATATCCAAGGATATACGTCAATTTCAATATTAAGAACATTCAATCGCGTAGGCTGTTTAACGATGATAAAGCTATCAGATTGAGCAAACAAATCAAGTGATGTGATTTCTGTTGACTCTTTTAAAGCAATATCGTGGTTGCCAGCTAAGATGATGATTTTTATGTTAAGCGATTCAACAAATGGAATAAATTCATTGACGATCCAATGAATGTCTTTGTTATACGTTGCACGTCTTACGTCAAAGAAATCTCCGAGAAACAGAACATAAGTTACGCCGTTATCTGAAAAGTTCTTTATCGTATCAAATAGCACTTGTTTAATGTGTTGACGGAATATATCAGAGCCACCTCTTGCCCCAACGTGCAAATCTCCAACAACACCAATTGATGTATTATTTTTCAATTTATTATTCTCCTTTTATGTATATATGCAAAGACAGAATGATACACACTATACCATTCTATCCACAACAATATCATCATTCGATGGTATATCGTTTACTTAGTACCACACGTTATGATCCAAGACTTTGATGTTTCTATATCGGTATAGCTATGAACAAACATAGTACCTTCATCATTGTTGCTACACAATTTGATAAATTCATCCAATTCTTTAACGTCAGTACCAGTTTCTTTCTCTTCATAACCACATCCTATCAAAATCGACGTGATTAATAGTGACATCAAAATCTTCATTCACTAAACCTCTACAATAGACAAAATATTATCATTTAGAGCAAATGTACACTCTTTTGCCTTGATCATTAGTCTTGAACGGCAATTTTTGTCCTGATACCGCATAATTTGTGATTGATTTCAAACATCTATCAATCTCTCTTTCCTGCCTTCTTTCATAGTACGAAGTAGCTTCTAACGATATTTTACTACGATGAGTTTTTACATCAGTCTGAAGTTGACGATGCGGTGCAATATCAAACTCAAATTTTCTAATGACATTATCAAAATTTCGTACAACTTTGATAAGAAATTCGCTTTTGGTAGCCATAATTGAATATTCGACGACTCGATAATTCGTATTGGATAAGATAAGATGCAATCTAATCATTAGCTTATAGTATTTCATTTCATTTTCTGTAATCTTTTCCTTCATCATAATTCACCCTTTAAAGTTATATGTATGGTATCACTTAACGAGTCTAAAGACATTAACATCACTCTTATCAAATCTATTCACGAAATGGAAAGAAATGGTTCCTTTAATGTTATTGAGGTCAATTTCCTCCATAAACTCATCAAGTGTCTTGGCTGCAAATTCTACTAAGCATAGGTATGAATATCGCTCTATAAAACGCAGTACAAAGCCGTATTTTAAACGTGTTGTTGACATCTTCCCAATACACGTTGATCCGTCGTTTTCTTTGAAATTGCCTATTTCACTAGGAACATATTGTTTATCAGCATCATACTTGTTAGAAAGGTGAACACTTACTTCAATTTTATCTATATCATCCTTACTTAGCTTAGCTAGATAGTTTCGAATATCATCTACAGTATTCGGCTTAACTGGTGAAGGGAAGACGACTACTGTTCCTGCTGCATATTCCATGATATTTCCTCAACGAGTTCTTTTGACTTCTTAACTTAAGTATACGGCTTCTTTATTTCATAATCAATAACTTTTTATCATAAGCTTATATTGTTTTGTTATATAGAGTGATGTCTTTTTGTTTGTTAGTTTACTATAGGTTCTGTATTTGTCAAGTATTAATTTGTTCGAGTAAAAGGAGATGATGAATGGGATGAGGTGTTGCGTGAGTGTGGGGTTTTGTGCGCAGATGTGTTGATTGAGTTGAATCTTATGTGCGTTTTGAGAAGTTATTAACCTGTCTCTTAGTAGTGTATTTACTTTATTTTAGATATAACTTCCCCCTTTATATCCGGCTTATTGAAATTAACAAAGCATCTTGATTTTGTATTTCTTGTATCTTGGCTAACGCTCATTCATATCATATGAATTGTTTAACTCTCATTGAAGAACATATAAGTTCATATACAATGAATAAGATATAAGAAAAATCAATTAGTACACTATCTAATGTTTGCTCTAATGCGGTGTGTACTTTATCTCTTTGTTAATTTCAATAAGCTAGTGCCTAGCGAAGCACCAACGAATACAAATTCTAATCTTTTGTAGTCTATCTACACCATTCCCTTATCTAATTAAAATAAGCTTATTTTGATCATAAACTTACAGAAAACACCATCAATTTGGTCAAATTTGCTATTCATAATATTCAGTTGATATATCGCTTGTTCCCACAAACTCAATCTTTAATCAGTGCAACGAAACACCTTTACAAATTCTATGGTTTATCACATTTCATAATGAAGCATATTCTTTAATAACTAGACACACCTGAGAGCAGGAATGAATCCTCTAGCACCTAAAAGCTCTGCTAGACATTGTATAAGTGGTTAAGTTTAGTTCTAAGATACTAAACAACTCAGCTATCACAGGTTCCTATACAATGGGTTATGAGCTATCCGTTTCAAATCGCCGTCATGTGTTGACAGAGGTTGTCAGAGCACACGCTTTTTTAGTAACGCTTCAATCATAATTCTCTTGGGTTAGATTGTTATGATTAGGTTGATTGCAATACCTAGTTTAAGATAGTTTTGCTTTTAGCTTTCTCGATACACCACTATCAATACTTACTTAGGGAAACATGGTTAAAAACGCCTATTATTTCACTTTCCTAGTATATGCTAACTTCCGGCTCAACTTATGGCACGAACGTTACAGTCACCATTTCAGTTATACGTTTAATGTCTTAACTGAAAACTAATTCCAAGCTGCTCAATGCAAAGATAGTCTCTTAGTACTAGAGCTTTACACCACTTAGAAAGGTGGTTGTTAACTAAACATCTTCTTTTTCATAATTGACTAATCGGTTACACTATCAGCTTCACCTTTCATCTAATGCACTATCTGTAAGTGTCTAATCCTCTTCAATGTCGATCAGATAGTCTCTTAAAGCTTTTAATCCTTAAAGGCTCTAAGAAATCAGGTAAACGCTGATGACATTGATATATTTTGTGTTTGTGTTTTAACGTCTTATGACTTGACCAATTTTTAATCAACTTGAGATTATAAGGTATATGATTATGCGTTGTCAACTGTTTTTTTGTTAAGATTTTCTTAGACTAAATCTGTTTTGATGGGCCATTTTGCTTGCAAAGTTGAAATCTTCTGTACTATCTAGAATTATCACTAATAGCTTGTTCACTTTTTTGAAATGTATGTCTTTGTATCTAGCTTTCGGTAATTTTGATTAGATTGTTGTATTGCTTAGTTATCTCTTCATTGCTGTGAAGGTTGAATTTTTTTATTTTGGTATCTGCTATGTTAAGTAGTCTTTGGAAGTCTTTAAAAGTTGTCATTAAAATTCTCTCTCGTTAGTGTTTATTATGTATATTCTTATATTTGGTCGATTGTAGTATTTATATAGTGTGAGAATTTTAATGACTTTGATGATTGTGCTTGTAATAACTCTTACTCAATCTCTTTGATCACAACTACTGTGTCACGTTCGTCTATGCAGAAGGTTTTGGTGACTTCACATAACGCACATATCTTGCTTTCAGCTTTTTGTATTATTGTGATGCTATCAGTATCGTCTGTGATAGTTACTTCATACGTTTTCAATTTTCGTACTAACTTTGTAGTATCTGTTGTTGTGTTCATGACGTTTATCTCTTCCTGATTTTTAAGCTTATAGTTTCAATTTTAAGCGAAAATGTAAACTATAGTTTCATTTTTGGATAATTCTCGCTAGGAAATCACTTAGCTGGTTTTTAAAATATGTTCCTTCATACTTTTCATCTCCGTAAATCTGCGAAACTTCAAATAGCAGATACATGCTATTGCATTTGTAGAATTTGTATTGAACACTATCATTCCCTTCTGTAAATGCATTAAAGCAAAAACTCTCGCCATCTCTTAGATTTTCTATCTCTTCAAATATTTGATCTAAGTTTTCACCCCTTTCAAATAAGATACTGCACTTAACATTATTTTCGGAATTTGATGATCGTTCCCGTATCTCATCCACTAATACAGATACTGCATTATTCCACTGCTTCAATCGCCAGCTCCCTTTTCTTGAATTTGGAGCCTTCTTAATAGACTCCTCATATTTTTGAAAAATTTCTTCAACTGTTTTATTTTTGATTTCGCGTAAACTGAAATTTGGAAAGTGTGCCATAGAATATCCCCTATTGGTTAAAATGTAACATGTCCACGTTCAGCAACAAGCGGCAAATATCCGCCACCTGAAGTATGACGATTAAAAAGTTCAGACATGTTGATTGCTCCAACATATCGATCTATTTTTTCTATGTAAACGACAACGTACTGAGCTTGTTCATTTGCGTTGGGAGATAATTCAAAGTGGCGAGCGCATTCATCAGCCATTTCAGATATAGCTTTTTCGCAGCGTTCATATGATTTGTAAAATTTATAGGGTGTTTTGGATTCTAATAACTTAGACTCTACGTGTGAGATGATGTGTTTGATGATGTTCATAATGATTTAGCCTCAAGCTGTTTTGTTTAACTAACTACAAACTAATTATAGAAGAAGGGGCCGCGAAAAACAACCCCTTTTGGTGAAATAATATCTGATTATTTTAAATTAAGAAAGATGAAATGTCATGAGTCGCATCATCATCTATTTTCTCATAGTTATCATTGATATATTCCCACTTAGTTAGACCGCCAGTAGGTATAGAATACCAATCAGAATCCTTCATATTTTCCCACTCAGATAATGAAGGATCGTACTTATCACCAAGTATTCTTTTTAATGGAGTGCCATGTCTAAAGTTGAATTTATGTCTATCTTCGCCAGTGTACTTATTAACGTATAGATGATCAGGCTTTACTCTATGAATAAATTCAAACTTAAGTATATCCTTATATAGCGCTCCATCTGACCACTCATCAAATGAAAACGTTATGATAACTCTAGGGTTATTTGTTTTTAGGAAATACTTAAATAATTTTGAAGCACCTCCAACAACTCTAATATCATCTTTGACAGCAAATCTATTTAGATTATATACGGTTTTATCTTCTTTAGGGACGCTCTTAAACCCCATTACCGATACAAGCTCTCCATCATAAACCAAACCATATCTTATCGGATCACCAGCTCCGCTACCTGCAATATGGTTTTTATCCAAAAACTCTCTATAACTATTTTTATCAACTTCAATTATTTTAGTCTTCCTTGCATATATAGCTTTTGTTTTTAGCTTATTGAACTTTGATAAAAGAATTGTTTCAACCACTTCTTTTCTATTATTCCAGTGATGTTCATGTATTAATGTATAGCCATCCTCTATAAGATTCTTAACCCATTCACCATTATTTTTTCCAGTGGATTGGCGTGATGAGCTAGAAGTAGGAAGAAACTTTATCTTATGATCGATTAAATCATTTTCTTCTAGAAATTTTTGAAAAGTTAATTCATTATCACTGACAATAATAGAAGATGATGATTCCTTAAACTTATTGAAAAGTCTTCTAAGATAAAAGTTTGGTTGTCTATCAGTTTCTTTACACCACTTTCGTATATCGCTAATTTCCAACTTCTCTTTATCAGTAAGCTCTCTACCAACTTCTTTGAACATACATTCCATTTCGTGACGTGCACCCATCTTTACACCACAATGTGTGCATGTATGTTTTTCTCTAGCTGGATTCATATGCTTTAGGCCTTTACCACCCTTAAAGCTTTTCTTCATTTCATCAACAACGTTTTCTTCTGTCAAATCAACGCCAAATCGAACAATTCTAGTTTTGAATTTACTAAGAAGATGTGAAATGGTAGAACCTTTATAACCATTTTTTACCTCTATCTCATTTTTGACCAATATTGTAAACACAGGAATATACTTATCATCCAACTCTTCATCATTTTTAATTTTTAAAGCAAAGCAATTCTTTTCATGATTTTTTAAGTGAGCAAATTCTAAGCCGCAATGTTTACATATACCTTTCTTATCTTCTTTTATGCTTTCTTCTGTTGGGATAGCATCCGTCCACTTAGCATTTGGATTTTCTTCAAAGCATTTTTCCAAACGTTTCTCATAATGTTTCAATGTTAAATTATTTTCTTTAACGTGTTTGATAAGTTTTCTAACTTCCAACAATTGATCTTCTGTATAATCTTTTTTGTGCCATCTACAGTTATTCGGCGTTAATGATTTATGCTTTTCATGACACTTTTGGCAAAATTTTAGAGTTTCCTTCTTTCCATACTTATGATGCTTTAGATTTGGATTTGAATCAAACTCTTCCAATGTAACCCACTTATATCCTCCAGAGTCTAAATCCAATGCATATATGTTTTCTTTAAAAATACAAGTAGATTCATGAATATCTTCATCAAAATCTTCTACGTTAATTGTTATAGGTTCGCCAGTTTCTTTTAGTATAACAGAGCGTCTACCTTCACGAATTGCTTCATACCTTCCAGTTTCCTTATATTGTTTATATAAGTCTTTAGGTACAAACAAAGTTTTTCCTGTTCGTTTATCTCTTAGCGACATTCTATTATTGAAAGGTGATGGAGCACCACCAATCATACTATTAAGACATAATGGATCTGTTAAAGTTAGAAAGTTAACTAATTCATATTCTTTATCCAACATCTCTTTTTCATTATCAAATCTATGAAGAATAGATTTGGTGAAGTTAGGATCTTTCTCTTTCTCTTCATTGAGAAGAGTTCCACCACTGCCCATATATTTTGTTAGGTTTTCGTTTGGTTTTTCTTTGTGTACACCAATATAGTATTTCCCAGTGTTTGGGAAATCTATTTTATATACAGTAAATAATTTATCTGTCATTGTCGCGATTCCTTAGATCTATCTTATAGTTATATTTAATAACGTATTATACTTAACTTAAACTAAGTTTGCAACAATATATTTAAGAAATATTTTATGTCATGTAAGATGAATTTTTAAAGAAGGGGTGTATGAAGGGCTTATAGTATTAGAAATTCAAGACAATAAAAAAGGTGATGCATTTCTGCACCACCCTTTAAAGTTAAGTAAAGTTCCTAATCACTGTTTATAGATGTTAGATAAAATATCCAAACACCGCTAGAAGCCTTATAAGACAAGTGATCCGAAACTTAGCTTTAGGCAAGATTTCTTATTACGGCCTTACGAAAATACGAGTTTTCGCTCTGCCCAAAACCAAGACCAGCTTTTGGAGTTTGTGCACCAGCAACAAGATCATGGGAAACATATGGGTTAGCAACAAGACCTGAACGATGCTTCATACCTTTAGAAGGCTGGTAGCTGTTACTATCAACGCCATCATAAATTTCCAAAGCAACGTATGGGCAGTAGAAAGCACCTGCGTCCATTGCACTTGCACCTTTATAACCAACAACCCAGTAGTCAGTAGATGCGAACGGATCAACATAAACTTTCAAGCCAGTTGGAGTGGTACCAACAAACAATGCACCTGTTTCATCAACAGTTTTACCAGTAATACCCGCTGAAGTCATAAAGCCCTGATCGGAAAGGATACCAGCCATTGCCATTGCAGAAGCAATGTTAGCAGAAGTAACCACAAAGTTGCCTTTACCACGACGTGTTTCGCGAGCAATTTTAGTAGCTGCCAATTCCATGAACCAGAAAAGAGTACGATGCCTTTCTGCCATCCAACGACCATCTGTATCAATAGCCATATCGATAATACCAGCAGTTGTTACACCTTGGTCTTCAATCTTAGCTGAGATAGCCATTTTACGCATATGATACTGGTTAAGTTCAGCAATCATTTCCTGAGCCATGATGTCACCCAGAATTTTCTCTGCGTCCAAACCATGTACTGCTCGCAAATCCTGCTCGATCTCTCGAGTCCATGAAGAACGGAGACCCATACCTTCCGCAGAAACAGTTTGCTTCTCAATTGAGAAACTCATTTCTTTCCAAGCTGCAATACCAGCTGTTGCAGTACCCAACAATTCAAGCTCTGCGGTTGTGTACATTGTACCAACTGATGTACCAACGGCTGGAACACCAGCACCGAGTGCGTTAGCAGCAAAACCTGAAGTATCACCACCTTGTGTACCTGTCATTGCATGAGCTGAATTAGGCTCTTCAACAAGCGCTTCATCACCACCCTGAGCATTATAGCGGGAGCGAAGTGCAAACATCTGTTGATCTGGGGCGCGCATTGGCTGAACACCAAAGATATCAAATGCAAGTAGATTAGGAGCAGCGCGACGAGCCATATTCATAAGAATTGGTGACCATGTAGCTAGTGGAGAATTACCACCTGTTACACCAACTGCAGTATTTGATGGATCAGCAGCTTCCGAAATTTCAATTTTAGCGTCAAGATTGTCTTTCAACCATTTAGCTTGGTTTTCCAACATTACGGAAACAACGTCTGTTTTTGACATAGCTAGAGAAGATGGAATCTCAGCTTCCTGAACTGCACCCCAAGCTTTCTTTTGTTCTTCTGTTAATAGCATGATTTAAAATCCTCAATAAAATAAATAATCGCTTAAAACCTTATATATGATTTATTTATATAAGGTAAAAACTTTTAAAGAATATTAGTTATATAAGTTGATATTATTTTTTAGGTAGCAAAGCTTCTAAAAGATCCTGATGTTCAAAATGTTTTGAGTCAACTTCTTTTACATCACTATCTTTTTCATCTTTATCTTTTTCATCACCGTCTTTTTCATCTTTATCTTTTTCATCACCGTCTTTTTCCATACCTTTACTCTCAGATACAAAATCAACAAGTGTTTCAACTTTTTGCTTATACTCTTCATTAGACTCAAAGATCATGCCTTTTAATAGCGTTTCGATCTTTTCCTGTTTTGCTTCTGAAACATTTGCAGTTGCTACCGCAAAAATATTTTCGCGAGCTTGTGCATTAAGTTCTTTCAAAGCCTTTTGTTCAGAGATGATTGTTTCATCTAAACGTGAACGTAGTTGTTCATTTTCAGCTTCTAAAGATTCAACAAGATCTTCCTTACCTTCTGGAACATTGATTGAATTTTCTTGCAGTGTTGCAACAACACCTTCAATTAGCGCTTCTGCTAGTTCTACTTTGATTGTAGAATCAATTGCCAATGCATTTTCAGCTAGATATTTGTCAGCAGCTGTTTCAAGGAATGTTGCTACAGTTTCTACTAGCTCTTCGTGATCACCCTGTAGAGACTCTTGCAATTGTTCTTTTTGTTCTTCAAGTTTCGCTTGAGCTATTTCACTAGCAGCTGCTTCAAGAACAGTTGTTAATTTTGCTTTGAAATCCTCTGGTAATTCACCTTTGGATTCGAGCATTTGAATGATTTCTTCAAACATTCCGATTACTCCTAAAAATTAAAAAAATTAATATATCAATTCTATACATATAACTTTATTTATATATGCTTAAAAATTAATATCATTTATTACCTGAAATAAAGGATTCTACAGCGTGCAGAAACTTATCTCTATCTAACTCTAGAATAGGTTTATTTGAATTTGATTTAACCCATACCCCAGTAGATTCGTTTAATTCCCACTCATCTAACGATTCTCTAACTAAATTCTGATAAGCTCCTGGCATTCCAGGATTAGTAACAGAGTCAATTGCGTTAATTAGCAATCCTGGACACACATCAAAAGATCCACGTCTTTTTTTGGACTCCTTTAGTTTTCCTAATGCGCGTAAAGACATTGCACTAGGATAACCCTCTTCAAGTAAAGCTGCTAGCATTGCGCCCTCTGGCATATTTTCCAATACTTTAGCTTTACCCATTAGTCTATTGCTTTCCCAATAAAGTTCTTGAATCATTACAGCGGCTTTAGATCTTTTTACCATAGGATAATCTGGATGATCCATTTCTCCTAATGCTGTTCTCGAATCGATATATTCTGAAATATATCTTTCAACGGATGGACCTAAAACAGTATCTAAGTCATAATATCTATTATTGTTATTGATAACATTTGCTACACCAAAACAACCTTCAATAAATAAAGACTTTTTACCTGTTTTACCATCTGTTTCATGCAATAATTCGATAGTTTGGGAATAATCAGATTCTTGTATTAGGACTGTCATTATTTGATACCCATTTGCTCTCGTTTCTTTTTAGCTTTGTTAGCCTTTCTAGCGATTTTAGCTTTATACCCTTCACCGCTTGCATGTTTTGTTTTAACTGATTGCCTTATCGATTTAGTTTTTGAAATCTTTTCTGATCCTGAAATCTTTACACATTTTCCGTCAGATAATTTAAACCCAGCTGGACAAACTTTTTTCTTCCTAACTTCGCCTTTAGAGTTAACTTTCTTGACAATTTTTTCAGCAATGATTTCACCAAAATTTTCAATTGCCATGATTCATTCACCTTCAGGTTTAGCAACGACTGATTGAGCAATCGCTGTTCTACCAGAATCAATTGATTGTTGTATGCAAGTGCTTAATGTTGTATTGATCGTATCTTGAGCTGCTGACATTTGACCTGATGCAACTTGTGATACGATAGTTCTAGCTGATGCAATAAAATCTTTACGTTCCATTATTGTTCCTCTTTATTTGATTGCGAAGGTGAATCATCATCTGAAGTATCATCCTCATCATCAACACCATATTCTTTACGTTCTCTTTTGATTTGATCGTTCATTTCTTTAATTTCATTATCTGTGAAATTGAATATAGCTTTGAATAGATATTGTCGTGATAAGTACTTTCCTTCAAGTTCTTGTGCATCATTTAAAATGCTTATTCTTTCTTGTAATGTATTTAATTTACGCTGTTCTACAATTATAGAGCTTTCGTTCCATATGAAAGATATATCACTTTCAATCTCCAACCAATCATCTTCATCGAGTAATCCTGATAAAATCAATTGAGTTTTCAAAAGGTTTTTGAACAGTATTTCAAATGACTTACGTTCTCTTCTAATGAATTTCGAGAATGTCAATTCTTCTTGAGTTAACTCTGTAATATCACCACCGAATGATATACCTGCATTTGTCATAACCCTATTAAGAGGAATGCCTAATGATTTATATAAACGCTCTTTAAAGAACTGTAGATGATTTGTTTCACCTAAATTATCAGCTCCTGGTAATTGTTCGATTTTTGTACCTTTGCCATTTGATGTTGGTAGCCAATAATTCTGCGTCATCGTCATCTTGAACGCATCATCTTCAACCTTACCTGTAGCAACATTGTATTTGATATCTGTTTTATATTTATTCATAATATCTTTGACGTATTTTTCAGCTTTATTTGACTGTAAACCGCCAGTATCGATATGAAAAGCTAGCCTTTCGGGTGCTCTTGATAGTGCATATATAACATGTGAATCTAATAATCCCATATATTGATTCACAGGCTTTCTTGCTTTATCAAGCTTAGATAAAATTATGTTACTCTTAGCTGTAGATAATCCGCTGTGAATGAATACTGTTGATGCATCTGTTAGTTTAAAAGCTTTTTGAAAAGCAGATGACGAAAAAGAAGCCATTGACATTTGCTGTTCATTTTCTTTATGAATAGAAACATCATATATAAACCCTTTCTCTCTACTAACAACCTTTTCATGATGCGTTGTAGGGTCTAATTCTTTTTTAACAAAAGAAACAGGGCTAATACATCTAGGATCTAAAATAACTAAACTTTGAATCCCTTCTTTCACTTGATTAATGTCAACAACCTTATAAACGTACAATCTACCATCAATATACTTCTGTCTAACGATAGTATGTGGATCATCTGACCATCCTAGCTTTTTAAACAAGTAGTTCATAGAATCGATGATTTTTTCTTTTAACTCTTTTGACAGTTCTGTGCAATTCGACAAATCAAGTTCAACGGCATTTGCATCATCATCAGCAGATACAATGGAATCTACAATTTGGGTTATGGCTTCATCAACTTCTGGTACTCTTGCTAACTCTCGGTAAGAATTTATGAGTTCTTTGACAGTTGTTATAACTGGTGACATATCTAACGTTGACCTAGTTTGACTAGCATCAACATCAATGTTTGTATATCCATCTTCACGAGGTGGTTCAATAAAGTCAGCACGTTTGAAGAGCTTTTCTTCTTGCCTATCAGATGGATGGATTATCTCTACACCCCTCTGTGATCTTTTGTCTTCAAAATCAAACATGTCTAAATTTCTCCAATTTTTAAAAATGTAAATTGGTACATGTATAAAAACCTTAAAATTTTATACATCTAACAACTTATTTATTAGGTATAAAGAAAGGCCCCGAAAAGATTAATTCTTTATACAGAGCCTTTATATTTAATGTTTGCTATTAGTTAATAACAACACCATTAAGTAGATCTTCAATTCTAATATCGTAGTAAGCAAATGTAACAGTAAAAGTTGCATAGCTATTTTCTGATGTCATATCCATTTCAATACCTGTGATAGACATAGGCCAAGCATCATTTAAACGATATTGTTTTATTCTGTTGCCTTCATCATCCAATAGGTAAAAAGAAACATCGGCTACAATATCAGCAATCGAACCAACTGCTGAATTTGTTTCTAAACCATTCGTTCCATTATGCCAACGCTCAAAAGACGTTAATGGTAACAAATCTTGTGTTAAAATGAATGTAACAGAGAAATCTGCAAACTCACGATCACCAGGAATTGGAATATTACGACCACCCCAACGAATCGGTAGTTTACCCATATTGTGTTCAGGGACTGCTGAACTTTGAGCTAGTACTGATGCTTGTCTCGCGTTTTCCGTTGATGCAGCAAAAGATGGGAAAGCGAAATCAACTTCCCAACGATGTTGACGAATAACACCAGCAGCAATACCAGCCTTAAAATCATTAATATCAGCCATTTATAAACCTCTTTATATAGGAGGGCTTTAACACCCTCCAATTAATCACTGCAAGTTAATATTACTGTTGTTCTGTATAAACAACTGTTGAACCATCTGCAACAAAATCTAGGAAAACCCAGTTAATAGAGCTAACTGGTTTAACACGAATAGTACCAACTAGAACACCCTGATCAATAGCAGCTTGACTATTGTTTGTTGCATCGCAAGTAATCTGGAATCCTGGTCCTCTTTCAGTGTTAAATGCTCTATTTGCTTCAATATTTCTTAAGAATGGAGTAACAGCACTTAAGAACTGATTGCGCGTAAATGGATCATGCTCTTCACCCAAATAGAATTTAGAGATATCAGCAATGCGTTTTTCCATAAACAAGAACAAACTACGAACGGTAACTTTCTGGAATGGTGAAGGTGCTTGAAGCATTGTTCTATCACCATAAAGAATTTTACCACCACCTGGGTAATCATAAATTGGATTAATTTGTTTCTTATACAGAATATCTCTATCCGATTTAGAAGCGTTCCACGCAAGTTTTTCATAATTGCGATATACACCTCTGTTATGGAAAGCAAATGATTTCCAAGGATAAGATGTTGCATCAGTTCTAGCTTTCAAACCAGCTGTACCACCGTTACAAGGAATCCAACGGAATACACTGTTATATTTATCCCAAACATAAGCCCAGTTATCATCAGCAAATGCATAAGAGCTATTTACATTAAGCTCTACATCTCGCCACTGTTCAATGGCAGCACGTTCGGTACCAGATAACGCTTGAACATCACTAAATTGAGGTGATAAGAATGTGATTGTATCCTTACGACGCTCTGAAATCTCGACTGCTTCACGCTGTTGTGTGAAAGTCATATCGCCAGTGATTATGTAGCTTGCTTGTTCACATGCACTTTCTAAGTATGCCATATCAGGCAGCTTATCGACGTTAACGTTATCGTCTACACCACCACTCAATTGATATGAGCCAGCAACCAATGGAATAGAAGGATCACCTACAAATAAACGAGTTGATTCAGTTAAGAATGCATCGACGAAATATTTGCTTGTACCGTCATCTCTTGTCTCACCAGGGTTAGTGGAAACAACTTCATACTTTTCTAAAATTTCTGAGTTATTACCAGAAGAAACAACGCTAGGAACGACGATAAATCCTGTGTTTGTTACTGTTGCAACAGCAGGCTTAACACCAGCTTCAGCTCTAGTTGCTGTAATAACAGAACCACTTCGAGAAACACTTGACCATTTAGTGTCTAATGCCATAGCGGTTCTAATAGATTCAGCAATTTGATCTTCAACATCAGCAGTAGTAATTACACCAGAAACTGCATTTCCATCAACAGTACCAGAGAATTCCAATTCACCATTCACAATAAGTGTTTGAGCAGTTGTAATTCCGTTAGACGTAGAACCTACGAATTGCGTATGAGGACCATCTTCTTTCCATTCAATGATGATACGGTTCCTATCAATAAAATCTGAAGCTCTGATGCTCCAAGCTGAAGCAGCAACGTCATCGCTAGACTGGATGATAGAAGTTGTAAGTGCACCACCAAACGAAATCAATCTATTACCAACGTATGTTGCATCATAAACGTTGTTAGCAGAAACTTGATTAGCAGTAGGTGTCCATACTGTTAAATCAGTTGCAACTGCTGTGTATGTTAAACCATTACCAAAAGCAACAACTCTAGTACCGTTAGATGCAAGTGCTGTTAAATTATCACCTAGACCTAATGCAGTAGCATGTGAAATCCATGTCGCACCTTGATCGTTTGTTGTAATGATAATACCATCATCACCAACAGCGATAACAGCAGATGAGCTTAGAGTGACAATTTTATTAATTGCTGTTGCAACAGGTGCAACTTGAGAAACCCAGTTAATACCACCATCATCTGAAGTACAGACTGAACCATTATCACCAACAGCAATAAATCGAGTACCAGCATAACCAATACTTAGAGCATCAGAGCCACCAAATGCATCAGTTTGTGTAACCCATGTTGCGCCATAATCGTTAGATGTAATAGTAGAACCACCATTAGCAACTGCAACCCAAACACCACCACCAAAAGCGAAGTCATTAATTTGTGTACCAGCGAGCGGAGAAACTTTTTGTGTCCAAATTTTACCATCATTAGAAATTGCAATCTTACCAGTTGATGTACCAGCCATAAATCGACCGTTTGAGAATCCTAGTGCGGTGATTGTGTCACCAAAACCAAAACCATTGATCAAACCTTGACTGTATATGATACCATCAGCTGATACAGAAACATTGCCATCAGCGCCACCAATGACATATAAACCATTGCCATAGATTGCAGATGTAATAAATGTATCGGTGCCAGCAATTGTTGAAACACTTGCTTGATAATCTGGCAAACCATCTAAATACGTTGCAATTTTTTCAGCAACTTTGTTTTTACCATCACCGCGAGTTACAGGAATAGTATAGTTATCTAGTGTAATTTCACTAGCTGTTGCTAATCCTGATACATCAATTTGCTCTACTTGAGTTACAGAAGTCACCCAAGCTGGAGTGGATTGTTTAAACACGCGAAGTTTTTCAACTTGTGTAGTTTCTTTCTCACCTGTCCATGCACCATATGTATCTACAACAGCAATAGCAAACTCACCAGCGGATGGCGTGTATGTAAAGTTATTTCGATAAGGCCACGTCGCAAAAGTAGTTGAATCAGCTACCTCAACTCTTAGGGAGTTGCCCAAAATTCCTGGATACTTAGCAACGAACTGTTGACCAACAAAATTTCCAGACTCTTGATCTGCAATGTTTTTAACTAGAGGTGCAGTGCCAGCGGTTACAGCATTACGAGCATTAACACCGACAGCGCGAACATAATACAGAGAATCTGTATAACTCAAGAAGTCGGATGCAACCATAAAATCTCTATACGTTTCTTCATTGGGTTTACCGTATGTTGAAACATATTCAGCCTCACCAGCAGTAACTAGGTAAGGTTGTGAAGCTGGACCCCAAGACGCAACACCCACCATAGCACCGACAGTAGTTTTGTCGGTACGAATGTTTAATTCGGATGTGCGTTCACGGAATTCTACAGCAGGTGAAGGGCTTACAGTGAAGCCTAATGACTCAGCCATTTGTGTTTCCTCTTATAATTTCTTTTGCAAAAGAATTTTTGTTAATAACCTTTATGTAGTTATTTATATACTACGTTGATATTACAGTTTTTCTCTCATTTGAATAATGTTTCTAGAAGGTCTATCACCAAACCACCAACCTATTACAGTTGTTGAGATGTATATTATGGTGAATAACAAATATTTGATGATATCTGATTTTTGATCCGCCGATAATCCATTCATATAATCATCTAAGTTATTGTATAACCAATATGATGCGAACATGATTATAAACATACTTGCGTAGGTTATAATTGGTCTAACTAATCGTCTAATGAACTCAACTAATCCCCATAGAAAATTAATAAAAGGATTTTCTGAATTTGTCATCGAATCTGTCTTAGCGTGTCCATAAGAAGAAATTGTTGTATTTTCGGCAGCAACTTCCATTTTTTGTTCAGCGTCTATGGATATAATATCGACCTTAGCATCAAGCTCTAATTCCATTTCCGCTAAATCTTTATCTCTTAATTTTAACTCATGTTCATTATCTATTTTCTTCGATTCGTTTTGAAGTTCTAAAGCTTTTGTTTCCATCTTACTTTTTATGAACATACCAACCAAAGATGTTAAACCACCCAATAAAGCTGATACACCACCAGATGTTAATATATCTAACATTATATTCTCCTCATTTAAATCTAACGATTAATTTAAAGGGTTTATCATTCATGTGTTTCATAAAAGCTGTTAACGTTGATTTGGAGTTTAAAACAGCTTTTTGAGGTCTAGTATATCCTTTAGGAGTGAATATACCTATTTTCTTACCAAGTAAGATGCAACCTTCAACGTGAGTCTTCCACCCTAATTCTTTATCACCGGAGAAGTTTCCAGCGTGTATCAAAATGTAAGATCTTCCTTTTACATCAGTTACGTGAAAAACTATACCAAATCGCGGTGATTTTCTGATTTTACAGATGTAGTCGCCATCAGGAATGCAAGATAACCCAACTGCATTATTTTTCCACGGTAATTCACCAACGAAACACGAAAACCCAATAGTCTCTAATGTACCAAATGTTCCTTGTTCGCTTGTTTCAGCCCTGTTTATATAAACAAGGGGTAAATACTCTTTATCCTGTATTAACTTAGTTGAATTGAGATTTGTAGTAAGAGCAGCTATTGCTAACCGCTCTTTAGTAAAATAGGATTTAATATAGTTAAAAATAGACATCATCAAACCCACCTTGTTGCTTAGTTAAGTGCATAGTTCCACCAAATAACTCCTGCTCTAAAAAATTCGCTTCATTTACAGAGACGATTTTATTTTGAGAAAAGTCATATTGACCTGAGAGTTTGTAGAGAATATCAGATCCATGTTCATTTTTAATGATGAATTGCTTATCTGCAATATAGTTATGTAAGTTTGGAATAATACCAAACGGAATAACATTTCTAAACTCATCAACTTCTGCATCATCCCTTACATTCATATTTGCATAATCATTAAACCAAGGTTGAGTCGTTAACCATGCAAATGTTGATAATGTATCTACGCAATCATCGTGACAATCTAAATCAGCATTCCACGTCTCTTTATCAGCAACGAATGTTAACAATTCAGTTGCAGTCCACTGGTCAGTTACTTCAATGGAACCATTCTCAACGAGTAGTTTCAAATTAGTACAGGCGGATGATTTAGTTGCTTTGTTTGTAGCTAAACCAAGTTTACCTGTATAACCCTCAACTATATTTTGACCTCTACCGTTTATATCTGGTTGTGTCCTCAATAGATTCGGATATTCCAAATCATTGAATAGCATCGTTATAACCTGACCACCTGTTGTATTGTTCGTTTCAACTAGAATCGGCGCTTCACCGTATTCCATTCCCATATTGTGAATAACAGTTGGGAATAACATAGGGTTTATAGTGTTGCTTCTATATATTGCTGCTGTTCTAAAAGGCTTTGAACTAACATCAATACAACGAGCAACAGAATAATCACCACCTACGCCAGCTGCGGTATCTACAGTTACTATGTATTTATTTGATTCTTTGTATTCATGGTATATTTGAAGTACATCTTCACCCATCGAATCCTGTTCATATTTTATTGGAACTTTAGTTTCTAGATCTCTTAAAAGATCTGCATCTATTAGAGTATCTGAACCACCTAGGAATTCACATTCATGTTCTTGTCTAAACGCTCTGATACCACCACCGTTTTTGATAGTAGTTTCTTTCCACGCTTCATCTCTACCGACAACATCACTCCATAACACTTTCTTAAATGCATATTCATTTTTACCTGAAATAGCATCTAGCCACGTATTATAGAATACACCTCTCATTCCATTAGGTGTTGAAGTCATATATAAACGAGTTTTTGAACCTGATGATAAAACAGAATATGAAGATTCATAGAACTGTCTGTCTGCATTGAAGAAAGCCATTTCGTCGCAGAATAATAATGAAATAGATTTACCACGCAACGCACTGGGACCAGCTGCAAATGCAGATACTTTACATTTATTTTCAAATGCAATTGATCCTTTATTCCATACAACAACACCATTTTGAAGCCAATAAGGAAGAGATTCAAACATATCTTTGATACGATCCATAATCTCTATAGATTGACCCAATTTGTGAGCTACAACAGCAACTTCCAAACCTTCATGGAACAATAGGAACCACAGTATATACCCTGCTGTTGTTGTTGTTTTACCTGTCTGTCTAGCTTGTAAAGCAATAGCAAATCTATTGTTGTGATATAACTCTATTAAGTCTTTTTGATAATCTCTTAACTTAAATGGAATTATACCATCATCAACAGATGTTATTGTTGTGTATGTTTCTAAAAAATAAACTGGATCTTCCATACACTTGAAAAATTCAATTTTATGCTCTTCAGAAATATCAACACTAACATGCGCTCTTTTTAAATTAGGCTCGCCTAAATATGTTCCACCAATTGGTAAATTGACATCAGAAACAGGCCATCCATGATATTGTTTAGCTGGTATAAATGTTTGCTTAGATCCATTTTGTCTTTGAGAGTTCTTAAGAGAAACTAAAGCCATAATCAATCCTCAACAATAGTTCCTTCAATAATATCTTCATCTTGTTCACTAAAGTTTGTTTTATCATTCTCTAGTTGTTCTTTAGCAGCTTTCGCAAATTGAAGTAGATCAGTTGTTTTCATAGATTCACCTTTAGATGGAGAATATTTTGGCTCATCACCTTTTTCATCACCTTTAGATGGATCTCCAAATGTTCTATCAGCAAGCAACAACTCTTTAAAGCTTTTCTGTAAACCTATTAGATCTACTGTGAGTTTTCTTGTAACTTCAGTCAATTCTACAACTTGTTTATAAGCAAGTGGAGATGCAGAGTGATGAGCCATCTCCATAACACCATTAAGTGATGTTGTCGCTTTATTTATCAAAGTGTGGTAAACTTGCCTTGCTTTTATATAATCTTGAGCTTGATCAGTTTCTAAAACATGTTTAGGTAGAGATGTTTTAACTTCCAACATTTCCATAGGTTCTGGTGGAAGTATTTCTGTTGTTTCTGCATCATCTCCGTCCACATCACCACGCAATTGACTATCTAGATGATTTAATAAAACATCTGCACCGCTCATAATTTTTTACTCCTGTTTAGAAAATATTCCTATCACGTTATCGATAACGTTATTCAAGTTTGTTGAGAAATTCAAAACATCGACTTCAGCATCATTTCGACTAGGTACAATACTCTGCATAAATGTACCATCATCTAAACTAAAAATCAGTTTAGTGCCAGTTATGATTCGAGTATCCGCATTAACTTTATTGAATAGATCACCATATAAAGTAAATGTTAGTGAACCATTCGTCTCTCTATCACCATCTTCATGTGAAGAATTTATATCAATATCATCTAATACGATTTCAATATCTTTTGTTAGAGGGAATGATGATTGATCAACAACTTCAACACTCAATGAAACAGAAGGAGAAAAGTGGGGTGCAATTTGCTCAACAATCTGCAATAGGTCTGTATACGTTTTTGTTTTGATATTCAATGTAAACGTAAATGTATAAGGAACAGAGTTTTTCATTGAATTTTTTGTTTTTAGATCGATATTTTTATGTTTTTGTGTTATTCTATTTAAAGGATTTGTTTGTTCTAATGGTCGTCTAACCATATCAACCAATTCAACAGACATTCTCGGAACTGAGTTTATCACTTTATTTGAACCTGTGCTGTAAGCATCTGAACTGTCACCGTTAACAACTTTTCGATGCATCCTAACTTCTGTTGAATTAAAAAGCACAGGTACTTTTATGTATTTCTCATTAGTGTATATGTAAATGTCGCTAAACAAATAAATGAAGGAACCGATATATCGTTTTATTGTTTCATGATAAAAATAATTAAATGTATTCATAGTCTAATTCCTCCTTTGGGACCTACATCAGAAAAGTCTATTAATTCGCTAACGATACTATTCTGCTCATCTTGATTTTCATATCCATAACCATCTTCAAATGAGTCTAATACAGAATCATGCAATTCCCTTGAAAGATCTGATAATTCATCTACATCAGAATACCCTGTATCAATATCTTCATGATTGAATTCAAAGACTTTGGTTTTTATATACCAAATATAATCCTTACCTGCTTGATATTTTTTCCCCGGAAATCCACTAGAGACTTTTGTTATTTCAAGCCATTGTTTGATAAAGGGTAGATATATCATATCCCCCTCAATGGGTATTTTGTTGAATCTATTTTCAAACTCTTCTGCAAATCTCTTTTTAGATACAGATAAATCAACTTGATCTTCCATTGTAAAACCAAATGCACCAAACATAGTGCTTGAACCAAACTCTTCAACATTTTCAATCGACATTTCAATAGAGTTGGATTGCTCGAATTTGGCAACTGTAGTCTCCATTAGAATTGGATCATCAACGACATCAGTTCTAGGGCAGTATATTGTTTGAATGCCAGATATTTGAATCGATTCCTCTTGTAAAGAATCTATTAAGTTTTGTTCGTCGATATTATCAACATGTCCAAAATAATGATTAAGCGCCATAAATCACCCCACGAAAAAAGCTGGAGGTCTTTGATGCTGATCTTTTAACTCTTCAATCAACTGCCTCTTCTCTTCAACTGCCTCTGAAAACATTCCATCCCCATCTAATGTTATACCTCCAGCTAGTTGAACGCCTTTGAGTTTTCTAAGAACGTTAGCCCAAGTTTCTTTAATGCAAGCTGTGCAATATTTCTTAACCCATTTATCGCCATATACTTTAGGATGCAATTCTTCATCAATTTGCGTGTATCCATATATCATATAGATATCACCCACCATTAAACTTCCACTATCTAATAGTTCCAACGTATCTGAATATTGATTATACGTAAAGTTTTCAGAGTGTCCTTTAGTTGATGATGTATCGCCAGCAGTATCATTAATATCTCTGATACGTTGCTTAATCATATCAATATCACCAGCTGAAACAGCATATGTGTTATCGCTAGCTGTAGCTATTACTCTAGCTGTAAGATTCCATAGTGGATTATGAAAAGTATAAGAATGTCTTCCAGTTACTTGCCCCTTACATTGATGAACAGAAATAACAGAGTTAAATTGTTTAGGAAGCACTAAATGACCCCTATCAATATCAACTTGCTGTATCTCTACAACAACAACACTCTCAAAAGTTGCAGCTTCATGATATTGTTTGAACTCTTCTAACGTTTCATCAATGGCATCATCAATATGATCAGCACTAACGTTTATTCTTATAACAGGGTGACCTAACTGCCTTAGACAATATGCAGCTAGATCATCCCTACTTTCTACCTTAGCCATTAACTTTCTCCAAAATATCCTTAATAGCCAATTTCAAATCAGCTATTTCATTTTTTAAATCACTAATCTCTGACTGCTGTTTAGTTACTTTATGTCTACTCTGAATAAACTGTCTAAAATGCGTATTGATCTGTATTTACTATCAATGCATTACAATCGACACTTCTCGCTAACTGTTGATTACCTTCACACTTTACAAAATTTTCACTATTCATAGAGATGTAACCTATATTTATATAAGGGAGCTTAAAAGCCCCCTTTATTTAATATTTATGCTAATAAAAGTGATCTAAAATCACTCAATGCAGGCATATTTACTTTTTCAGTTCCTTTGAAAACCAACTTCCACTTTATTCCAGAAAATGATGTTGCAGATTCATATGTATATTCATATTCATAAAATGCGTCATTATCATTAATTGAAGGTTGCCCTTCTAATTTAATCCAGTTGTTTCCTGTTACAGGAATGTCTGCATCATTGATAATTTTGTAATACACTTCAAATTCTGTATCACCAGGACACTTAGCGTTAAAGTAGAGTTTGGCTAGTGTACTAGGGTTATTGGTAACAATATCCTTCGTCACATATCTAAACTGAGATTCACCACCACCTGATTGATCTTCATTTAGGGAGCTATCGCTCAATTGATTATCAATAAGTTTGATACCACTTCCCCATGCCCTAACGACAGGGCTTAATCTATCACTCTCACTTGTTAACACAACGCGAATTTCTAAATCCTTCGTTCCATCATATGTAATTACACCTCTAGTTCTAGGAATGACGTTTTCTCCTGGTACAAACTCAACCCAAGGTTGAATAGCTCTAGTATCTTCGTCTCTATACCTATAAAAGAATTGTGCATTTGTCCCTGATAAAATTTGCGTTTGTGTTGTAAAATTAAATTCATTATATGGAGTGTTTGTAATAAGAGGGAAATCGATACCTCCCATTTTACCTGTTGTTGTGGCTGGTGTTGTTACAACAAACTCGATCCAATTATCATTAACTGCTGTTACAGTATGGCTTCCTTGTAACTCTGAATCAACAATACCATTACCAGCAACTGATCCAATTAATGTAAATTCATCCCCAACTTTTAATCCATGTGACTTAATATTGTATCTAATTGTTGTGGACCCAATTGTTGTATCCATTGGGTTAAAATTTGTATTATTGAATCTAGCGTCAGATGAAATTGAAAACCACTCTCTTACTTCACTTGTTGTAGTAAAGCTCGCTCTATTGATTCTAAACTTCAAATCTCTAGTTTGATTAGGAGTCCATGTTGAACCATTACTCGATGATAAGAAAACACCAGTATGAGGTTGCTTAGATACTGTAGCAGTTCCATTGATTTGCGTTCCACCCATATCAGCAACATATACATTATATTCCTGTGTATCAGCTAATAAGATGATTGCATATTCTTCATCACCTTCAATGTATATTGGTGTTTCAAATTCAAACTTACTATAAACTGAACCATCAGTCGATGTTGTAATATCATCTGGATATTTGAATGCAGTTCCTCCAGCAACTATCTTATCCGTAGGAATACCGTTTTCAACAGTTCTAATTTCCAAATTAACTGGAATTGTCATAGCTTTAGTGGCAAATGCAATATCAACAGATGTTAAGAACTCACCTTCACTTCCACTTGATCTAAAAGTTTGCGCGATTGGATCTCTAGGTCTAGTTCGAATTAACGAACCTCTAACGTAACTTGTAGAAGAGCTTGAATTCACGCCTAGTGTTGTAGTTCTTAGATAAGACCGTTGTCTAGTGTTTAATGAACCACCTGATGAATGTTCAGCACTTGCGAATGTTGTTTGTTCAGTTGAATCCATAGTATCTGTTAATACAAACTCATTAACACCAGAAGTGAATGGTAATACATTAGAGTTAGGGAGAGTTAAACGCCCTTCAATCTTACCATTTTTATCTGTTACTAAATTTGTACCAGATGCTTGCAATACTCCATTATAAAGAGGTTGAACATAGCTAGTAACATCAACATTGGAGAAGTACGGATTTACTTTAGTAAACGGTCGCAGCCCTTCACCTTTAAAATCAATCGTTGTTGATCTCATATAAGGTAAAATTGATGTCGAAACAACGCTATCGCCAGTTTGTTTAGTTGTGGTTGTACTTGTAAACGTAGTTGTAGTCCTAGTGGTTGCTGTGAAGTTATATAAACTTCCACCCATCCAAAATTGAGTATTCCAACTATTTCTCAAGTTTCCTTGTACTGCCGCTCCTCTGTTATTGATAGTTTGGTTAATAATTCTAGGATTCGTATAAACTGTATCAACCCAAAAATCAGAATCAGGAGTTAGTAAAATACTGCCAGTCCATGTGAATACGGCATAAGGGTTAATATTGCTTGTTGATGTAGCATAAGGTTGCTCAACGCTAGTAACCTCAGTATACGTTTTGATATACTCGCCCCATCCTGATACATCACCAGCGCTAAACATATAATTACCAAACTCTTCAAATGTTGGCGTTAACTGCTTATTCTCAACATCAATAGAAGCTGCCCACTCTGGATGACTTGTTTCAGATAATCTAAAATCTCTAAAGTCATCAGTCGCAATACCATTTTTAAATCTATCATTCCCTGTTGCAGCATCCAATACAGATATAGAGGTTGCTGATTGCTCCAAAGAATTTAAAGCAGTATAATATTCAACTTTCTCTATACGCTTTTCTAACCTACCTATATCTCGCATGGTATAACGTTTATTGTCATATTCAGCGCTAATTACATCATCAACACTATACGTGTATGCAGGAATGGTGACATCATATAGAGCCATTGCATCATTCGGAATTAATGGTTTAGATGGATTTTGACTTGAAATACCTTTCGATACACCAAAAATACCATTTGCATTAACATACACAGTATCAATACGGGGCAGATAATACTCAACATCAAATGTAATTCTGCTAGATGGCTTTGGTATTTCACCATTCGTAGATGAAGTGAATGTACCAGCAGTATTCTTAATAGGCCTAAAGTCTAAACAATTAGTCAATCTATACTCTGTACCGTTACTCGACGTGTAAATTGGAATTTCATCATAATCTATTGCATAACTATCAACAGAGAAATAATCTCCAGAAGAATGTTCAAAATACTGATATTCAATGTTAAGAACTGTTGTTAATAAAGAGCCGTCTTTTGTTGAGATTGAACCAATATCATAGTAATTATCTCGTTGACCATTATCTAATATGAAGTCGTTAGTGACATCAGTACCGCTAGTTGCATCAGTAATCTTAGTGATTTTATAGATGTCATTTTTTGATAGCGGTGCTTTATTTGTTGATGTTAGTGTCAAAACTTCTATTTGATAAGATAATGATTTTGACTTCTCTGCAGATACGCTTTTATAAACACTTGCTACCAATCGAACAACGTTACCTGCTTCTGGTGCACCCAAAATAATTGTCATTTGTCTACCGAATGGAGTACCACCCAATACAGAAACAGCACTCGAATCGTATATAGTATTGTTAGTTGATATAAAGTTGTTGTTTGAACTGATATCGATAAAACTTTCACCAACTGCCGTATTGAATACAACTGTACCTGCTGCATCAGCAACAGCCTCAAATGTTCTAAAAACAGTAAAATTAGTATCAGTTGAGCCAGTTGGCTTCAATGTTTTAATCGCATCATAAGAGCTTTGAAAAATCGAAACGTTTCTTCCACTAGCAAACAATACATTCAAATCAACATCCGTTACGAAATCACCTGATGCATTTCTCATCGACTTAACATCATTAAAATCATTTAAAGGATTAATTTGAATATCATACAAATACAGTCTATATTGATTTACTGTTCCTGGCTCCCTTTCAATAGCTCTACACAGACAATCACCTATAACGGATCCAGTCGCCGAATTAGCAACAACAATTCCATCATACAAATCTAAACGTTGTGTTCGATCTAATGAAGGGAGTCCCAAAGGAGACGTGACGATAATGTAGTTACCGTAAGCTGCTCCAATAGCGCTATTATTACCAACTGCCGTATCTCTACCTTTATCTGTCACTACATATGAAAGAGATTGATTGTCAACTCTATAGCCTTTAACGTATGCTACACCTTTGTTGATACCAAACGCAATCTTAGATGGATCACCACCTTCTGATGAGTTTAAGAATCCTTGTGAAACGCCTTCTTTCAAATGTTCAATAGGAAACCCATTAAGACCACTTACAACGTAATTTCCAGACTCTTCATATGTACGTCTAGCCATCATATCTTGCAATAGCGAATATTCAGCTGTTCTAATTTTTTGAGTCATTACACCATTTTTGATAGTCATTAACTCGATGAAGTCAGTTTCATCTATACTATCTTTAATAGCTAAAATAAGCTCTTTTTTGAGACGATGAGCACCTTCTGCTTTATAGTTGGGTTCACCTGTTGCATTTGATAGCAAAGAGACATCATCTGTTGGTGTTACAACACTTTCTTTATATTCAAAACCAACCCTAGCATTACTAGATAATGAAGCTTTTGATACAATGACAGTTTGTTTCGCATTTTGAACCATTGCGCCGTTGATGAAATAAACACCTGCATCAATAGTTGCGGATTGTCCATATTGCTGGGACGTAAACGTACCGGTAGCTACAATAAGCTTATTACCTGTAGGATCATATTCAAAAATATTGAATTTATCGCCAGCAACGAATAAAGTTGTTTCGTTATTAGTTGCAGAATCAAGAGGCTCAACAAAAAAGCAAATTGGATCAGTACCTTCAGCATCTCGCTTAATAACTATTTGAGCGATAAGGCCAGAGTTTGCAGATTCAATTTTCAAATCATCCCTTGCTTCTAAGATTGCATATGGGTTATCTAACGTTACATATACAGTCTGTTGGCGCTCTTTGAATGTAATAGCTCCTGGTATTACAAGCGAGCCTTCCGTAAAGACATGAGAGCCAAAGCGTTCAATCTGCTTTTGCAGATATGTCTGCATCTGGTTGAGTTCACGCGCTTGAAGAGTTGAACCAGGAAGATATAGAATCTGCTCAAATTGCTTTGTTTCGTCGTAATCGTTGTAATATGGGTTAGTGTTTTGATTCACACTCATCTAAAATTCTCCCAAAAAAATATAAATCTATTGTTGACAATATTTATTAAGTTGCTTAATATGTAGTTTCTAGCTTAGCAAAGCATAAACAACACAAGAAAGTTGATAACTGGCTAAAGAGAGGTGAGGTTATGTAACACGTTAAATTTTTATATTTTTATAATAGTAAAGAGTGAAAGTTGATAACTGGCTAAAGAGAGGTGAGGTTATGTAACACGTTAAATTTTTATATTTTTATATTTTTATATTTTTATATTTTTTATAATAGTAAAGAGTGGGAAAAAGACGTTGACATAATATCAACGTCTTTTTCGTTTGAATGGATATGTATATTAGACTGGTATTTCGCTAATGAAATATTCAGGGAATATAACAGGAGTAGGTTCTGAATCAGTGCCTGATCTAATTCTCTGAGGACCGATTCTACCAATCCAGCCACCGACTGAAGGATCATCAAGTGTACCTATTGTGAATTTCTTCCAAGCTGTTCTGATTTGCAAAGGAGGAATTGAATCTGCATTGCTATCATTAACGTATACTTGAACTATCGCAGCATCAGAACTAAAAACATCTAATGCATGGTTTATTCTTACACTAAACCACGTATCGCGAGGTAAAATAGTTGAATTAGCTTCAATAAATTCAATACCTGTTGTTCCTCCACCAATACCACGAGCAAAGTAGAGTTTATTGTCATCCATATTGAAGCGCAAACCTTGCTCTATGCCACCACTATCAGTGAAGCTTGCAATGGATACGTAGCCGGTTGTTGTGTCTGCACTTGAAATGTAGAACCAACCTTCATGACTCCAATCTGATTTTAAAATTGATCCTGCTGCTGTCATCTGCAATTGAGCTTTATTTGCATTATCTAACACGTAAACGGCAGTATTATTGATCTCATCTTGTATGATATTATACTTCAATGGATCATCAATTAACAGGTAAAAACCTGATGGATTGTCTTGAGCAATCACCTGACCACTAGAACTTGTCGAGTGCTCTTGATCAAACCAGCTTGTCATAAACATGTTAGGTATTTCTACTGGTTCAGGAAAAACAGGTGTAAGCTGTTGAACAGGTTGATCGCTTGCAATATCCTCACCAATAATAACAAATCTAGTAGCAATTTCAAATGGATCATATTCTAACACTTTAAGTGAATATGTCACTGGATTAGAATCCTGCAAATATCCAACTGAAATAATAGGAGAAGATTCATTAAATGTGATTGTTCCTCCATAACTATTCTGATTATCTAAAATATCAATTGTATATTCATCGTTAATAATGTTTCCATCAACTGAGAATACACCTTTAACGTTACCATTCATCCAATCTACTTCATTAATGTCCATTTCGTTGATTGTGAGATGTTTAAACAAATAACTATGATCATTGCTAAAACCAATTATGTTCAAACTCTCATCGCTGTGATTAGATGAATTCCAATCATCAACCTCAGTTGTATCAATATCAATTTTAAGATCAACATCTCTTATGATTAAACCTGCGTATACCCAATCTCGTTCTATAGCAAAATTGACTATATCAGATAAATCAACAGCAGGAGCCTGCATTTCACTTTCACTGGAGATTCGAGCAACAATATTATCAACATCGTTAAATGGAACTCCAGATAGTGGGAAACCAACTTTCAAACCATATCTTAAGTATGTTTTGAGTAAATTTGCGTCTAAAGCCCCTTCATATGATAGTTGCCTATCTAAGATTGATTGTATCAGATTTTCGCGTATTTTTTCTGAATATTTAGAGAATTCTGCATTAACATCATTAACTAATGCAATGGTATTTTTTGCAGTTAAATCCAAATCATTAAGCTTTTCTATAAAGTCTGTTTCTTCTGGTGTTCTATCGTTACTATCTTTTGCAACAGCTAGCATTGCTTTGCTTGAACCAAATGCTTTAATTACCATAGACATATCATTTTCAAGATCTTGTTTAATCTTATTGATGATACGACCTTTTGTGTCCTCTGTAGTTAATTTATCAACAATAGCAATTCTAGTAACAAAAGTATCTTTATTTGATCTAAGAATATAGCTATAACCTTTTTGAGAATAACCATACTCGTTAAAATAATTTACACTAGAAGCAACTATCGAATATATCTCTAATTCTGCAAGTCGTACAGGTGGATAATTAGCAACATCTGAACCAAATTCAGACAGTAAGTCGTTAATTACTCTACCTGTAGGTGCGTGATAATATTGTGTCATTTTAAACCTCTTTATAAAGGGCTTCACCCAAACTTTTACATTTAGAGAAGCCCGTTTTCGATCATTTATCAAGCTGTCTTAAATTCAGACCATTCTGAATAACTAGAACTAACAGGATCAACTGACGTATATTTAACTCTAACACTATACCACTTACCACTTGCTAACGTTGCAGGTGATAATGAAGTTAAGTTACTTGATGCACGCTGTAATTGTGAACCAACATCCCAAGTACCTGTTTCGTTTGTTAAAGCAACAGTTGTTCCATCAATAGATACAATAACACCTGTACCATTATTGCCGTTACCAATTTCGGTAATGCTTTGACCTATAGCAAAGCCATCAGCATCGGCACCAGATATTGATAATTCTGTTACTGCACCTACGCTTCCTGTAGTCCCGACGCCAGATCCGTTGTACGATATCCAGATGATATTTCCGCTAGTTTCATTTTTAGCAACTGTTCCTTCAGCGTTTATAGGAGATGTTTGAATATCCCATGTTATTCCAGAATCATTTGATACAAAGACGTCTGAATTAGTAGCATCATCAGCGACGAATTTGCCATCAATAACTTTTAAAGATCTACAGCCTATTAAAACATTACTGGTCGTATTGACCCAAGTTGTTCCTCCATTTGTTGATCTATAAAAAATTGTATCTGCGCTATTTTGTACAATACCAATATTATTATGGAAAGCCCATGTTAGTTGTCCAGTTGTATTAGATAGAGGAATACTACCTGCTGCTGACCACGTTGCGCCATTATTAGTGGATTTATAAACAGTTCTTGTTGAAGCGTTAGGTCTACCAACTAAGTATAAGTGTCCAGTAACTGAATCTATACAATGATTTCTGTAATTTAATCCACCTTCGATTAGCATACTGAAACCAACCGCAGCGTCAGAAATTACAGTATCATATTCAACCATTGACCACGTTACACCATCGTCTGTAGTTCTAGCTAAATAACTTCTTTCGCTTGTGGTTGTATTACCAGCACCTCCTGCAACTAACCATATTTGGCCAGTTACGTGAATAACGTTTCCTGTATCAACGTGAGCAAATCCAGATATATCAGGTAGCGACATCAAACTACTTTTCATATCAACGAAATTTGAAAAGGTGCTATCATTTTTAATAAATGCATTTTGTGTTGATGCTGTTCCTCCATTTGAGCTATTTCCTATCATCCATAAACCGCTGCCATTGCTCGCTATAGTTTTTACGATATTAGGAACAATAGAAGTATTATTACCTAAACTAGATTTAACAACAGAATTCCATGTAGCTCCATCATTTACAGATTTCCAAATATCATTTGGGGTTGATACTTTACCTGATGTCGTTAACCACACACCTGTAGTTTCATCAACAGAAATACCACCCAATTCAGTATATACAGATCCTGATGTATTTGAAGCTGCTTGTATTCCAGTTCCAATTGATGTGATAGCATTTGTTGATGATGTAGCACTCACACCATTAAATGTAGAAACGCTTCCGGTTGCTGCTCTATCAACTTTAGAACCTACTGTCCATACACCATTTGAAGACGATAACGTAATTTTAGTATTGTCTAATGATGCTATTGCACCACTAGCATCACCACCGCCACCCAATTCAGTGATAGAGTCACCGGCTTTAAATCCATCTGTTTGACATCCTGAAATTGTTAGTTCAGTTGAAGGTATTCCAGTACCATCATATACATAAATTCTATCATCTCCACCTAATCCACCAACTGCTATCGTTATATCAGAAATTGGATCATATTTAACCTGTCTAACTTTACCTAGAAATAACGTCTGCAGTGGATGTACACTTGGGACAATTGTTGCGCCATTATCTGTTGTATAACAACACGGTGCTACAATAACGCCGTTTGCTTCATAGATCCATCGTCTAGCGTTGAAGTCGTTAGAAGCTGTTCCAGGATTTGAAAGGCCACTATCTTGATATGTCCAGTTAATCAAATCATCTGACCAATATAATCCAACAATTGATGCACAGAACCATCTACCTGATGATGATCTAATGATCTGCCCTGGCGCGTCATCGCCTGTTCCTAGAGCATTTGATTGCGTCCACGTTGTACCAAAATCAGTTGAGAAACGAATATTTGAATCTGAAAGCCCAACTATAACAGCTGTATCACTAACGCTATCATATGTTCCGAATCTAGCTTCTGGTGCTGCAACAACGGTACTCCAGCTAGTTAGATCGCCTGATGTTATTGATCTTTGCATAGCTCCAGAAGAGCTTAATAACAAGACTCTATCTTGAGATTCACTATAAAATGCACCAACAGAGCTTAAAGGATTAATCACATATCCAGCGGACGATGTAAAAGACCATGTTGCTCCATTATCATTACTTCTATAATAACCACCTGCTTCAAAAGTGTATACATATCCATCATTCATTTTGAAAATGCCAGAAGTCTGATTTCCAGATCCCAGCGGATTTCTCTCGACAAAAGTTGCTCCACCATCTGTACTTACAAATATAGTTCTATCCGCTGCACCACCAACGTATATAGTTCCATTATCTGGATCCACAAAAATCATATCCTGCACTTCTATAGTTCCTGGATCTGTTCCTCTTATATTACCAACAGGCGTGATCGTATTGACAGCTGTTATATTGTTAGTGCTGGTTAATTGATTTAAACCATCTCTAAACTGCCATTCAGTTGTATCATGCGCACCAGCGGAATTTAAAGGAGTATATGAACTACTTGTAATTGTCGGATTATTACTAATACCTGTTGCATCATTAGTTGGCGTTAAAATAACAGGTTGCTGAACAGAAGGAATTGCCGCTGTTGTTGTCGCTGTAAATACATCAGTTTGTTCTGTCCCATCTAAACCTACATGAACTGTTAAATCATATGAAGTTGTAGATGTATTACCAACAGTTAACCTAACTTGAATGGTATCCCCATTATTGATATCTATGCCAGTTGCTTCATCATCAGGAAGAGTTTGAAATGCACTTCCGTTAATGGATATTAACTTATTAGTTGCACCTACTCCCAATACACCCCAAACTTTAACGCGAGTATTTAAGCCAGCCAATGTAATAACATTTGAAGTGTTTATACTAGACAGAGCAACTCCTGTTGGATCATTGAATGAAAAGGCATCTGCTAATTTATCAATAGTGAACGTATAATCATCTCTATACGCAGAAGCTGTTGAGAAAATACCACCATTAATAGTTGTTCCGTGTGCAGAATTGATACAACCAACACCACTATTCCAACGAGTATATAACGTATCTGTATTGACAATAGTTAATGGGCCATTACCGAATGTAATTCCATCTAAGGATATTTCCATACATCCATCACTTTCAATACTCATTGCTCCATTTGACCAAGTTGTTGTCGATGTTGCGTGAGATGTTGCTGGAACGTTAATTGGTGTAGGAAAACTAACTATATTGGCTGTTACAGTTGTCCATGTTGCTGTTTGAGTTGTCCATCCTACATGCAAAGTTGTCGTTTGCGTCGTATTAGGAACTAAACTTACAGTATGTCTAAGCTTAATAACATCACCATCTCGTGCCATTGCAAGAGCGCCTGTTGTTTTAGCTGCTGCTGCACTCCCTTCAGTTCTCCACGCTTCAAATGCACCAACACCACCACGTTGAATTGCGTAACTTGCTCCTGATATACCACCAGTTACATAAACAGGTGTTAAAGCGTTAACACCAGAGACAGTAACTGTTGTTGTTGATTCGTGAGTTCCGCCTAAACCTACATTAGAATTTGTTGTAAACACATTTAATCCAGCAAATGGAGATGGTTCTTTATCAACAACAAAATCAACTTGACGTGTATTAGTCCCAACTGTAAATTCACCAGATTGAGATGCATCGCCGTCAGGTAACGCGATAATGTTAGCATCAGACATTACTAATTGAACAATATCACCCGCATTCACAGAAGCTGGTAATGCTACAGGTGCACCATTATTAATAGAAGCTAGTGCACCAGCAATGGTTGATGATACTGGAATAGCACCAACACCAATTGCTGTAACACCAACGGTTGTTGCACTGTTTGTTATAAACGCCAATACAGATGGACCAGCAACTGTAAAAGAAGTTGGTTCCATGTTAATTGTTCTAATTGCCCAAAATGATCCATTCCAAACAATTGAAAAGATAAACCCTCTATCACTAATGGTTAATGATGGATTAGTTGCGTAGTTAATATCATTGCCGTTACCATCGATAGTAATAGCATTAACATCATAGGTGTTTGCAAAATCAGCAATGAAAATCTCATCACCTTCGTTAGGAAGAGGTGGACAGAAAACTGTATAGCTACCACCTGACGTATCAAGCATATAACCATTACCTGCTTCCATTGTAATTGGGCCAGTTTGTGCTGGGAATTTCCAATTTGATCCACCTAACGTAGACCATCTACCATTCAAATATTGCTCTATTGCTCCGACAGAAGAATTATGTCTAATCATACCTTCCTCTGCAATTGCTGGACGATTTGCTGTTGTTCCTGATGGAGGCTTAATTGCACCTACTCCAGTTACGTCAAGGATATCGTCTTCAACGCGAAATCTACTCATGTATTAAACCTCATTGTGAAGTTAAAATAAAATCTTTAACTACGTCTAGTTAATTAGACTATTGATAATGTGCAACCGCACTCTCTTTTTTACATTATTTATTGTTTCTATTTTTATTTAACGATGATTTAAGTAGTGATTGCTGATATTTGCTTAACCAATATTGTTGCACTAGCAGCGCTTCCCAACTCACAAGATAAATTGCCATCAACATCCACTGTGAAAGATAAACCATTGATTCCAACAGCATCAGGACCATATGCAGTAACAGAGCTACTAACCCCGTTAGATGCAATAGTTACGTGACTAACTCTATGATTTGATCCTTCAGATATCGACACAACTAATACCGCAGCTCGAAGATTTGCTGGTGCTGTCCATATTAAATGAGGACCTACTCCTGTAGTTACAATAGGTGTTGGTGCTGATTTAGCTAAGATAAACCCATCATCATCAGCATATAATTCAACATCACCGTTTCCTGATAAATTTGTTGATTTAATTTTTCCATTAATATCAACACCAGTAGATGAAGTTATTAATTTAGAAATGCCAGCATAATTTAATGATACGATTGGAGTACCACCACCTACATATATCTGTTCATAAAGATTACCACCAGTCCTAGCTAACAACGTCAACAAATTATCATTTGCAGTTTGAGTTATGTTAAGTCTACCTGTTCCATTTGAAATATTACTATCTGTTCCATTATGGGATATACTCATGTCATTAGAGTCACCGAAAAACGCTGATATATTATCTGGATATAAAATAGATCCAGCCAATAAACCACCAGTCAATTGCAAGTATCTATTATCGTTATAATCTCTATTCCCAACCTCTGAACCATTTGTAGGATCAGAAATGTTATCAATATTAAAACCATCTAAGTTTAAATTGGATGAAGCACCACCTTTTAACACATATCTGTTATCATTGTATCCCCTATCACCAACCCCTGCATCATCAACAGGATCTAATGGATTTTTTAATGATTTGTTATCCATATCAATACCACCTTGCATAACAGCACCTGTCAATGGAAGATAGTTCGTTTTGATCGACTCCAAATCATCATATAGGATTTTTACAGTTTTAGCAGAAGCAGGATTTGTCGTAGAATTTGTTACAAAGTTATCAACAACTTCGTTTCTACTGATTTTAGTTTGTATCGATTCTAATAGTTGATCAATTCTAACACCGTCGAATCGTGAGTAATATTCTGAATTTGCCATTTACCCTTCTCTCTTCTCGAAAATTATATTGAAGCCACTAGGAGCTACAAAAACATTAAAAATGTTGTTTATAAAGTCAGCATAATGATCAACATCTTCATTTAATTTTATGACTATTGAGTACTCGCTGTATTTGTCGTCGTCTCTCAATACCTGCAATGTATCAATATGCGGAGCACTTCCATCAATATAAATTAAGCTATCTTTTGGATATATAACATCAATAGATTCTCTAAAGAATAGTCTAAAGAATAACTCCATAGACGCTTTAGTTCCTTTCATTTCATTTATTCTTTTCAGTAGCTTAATTAGCCTTAGATTATCAACTTGAATGTATTCTGTTCCCCCATCACCACCAATAATAAACGCTTTCTTATTTGAAGTGAAAAATCCATCTTTATCGCTAGTGAATAGTTGTTGCAATGCTCTAACTTGTCTACGCTCTTGCACTTGAAAACCGAACTGCTCCATCCACAGCTGAAAATACTCCTCATCATTTCTAGCAACATCAAACCAACGACCATCGTTGATCATCATTGTATAACCATCGCTAGTTACAAAAGGTAAGTATTCTCTTTCTAGATGGGTTCGTTCAACGTGGTTTTCTATAACTGCTCCAGCGTTGGTATTCCTGTTGAAATCTTGAATTAAGTTAATGAATCCATCATTTTTATCTAATATTAGGTATTTTGGATCTTTTGTTGTTTTATATAAATCGAAGTCAGTTTTCACCCACTTATCGATATTTTCCTTAATAGATGCAAGCTCTTCAATAGATAAACCATCTTCTCTATACAGCCACTCATAATATTTTTCAATGAATGTTATGAATAGTTGATAGTCCTCTAAAAAATATAGAGGAACTTGCATTCTAATTCTATCACTCACTCCTGATGACATATCAACTCTCCTTAACTATAAAATTTACATTAATGTTATTGAATCTTAAAATAGATTCTCTAACACTATTGATATCAGCATTTGAAGGAGTAGCATTAATGACAATTGTACCTATAGATACTGGATTCAAATTTACGATAGATATTAAACCAGTGTTATAATCCACCGAACCGTATACACCATGTTCGGTTATCTGATTACCTAACGCTGATCTAATTTTAATATCCCCATTTTCGTCATATAGTTCATACACTCTATCATCAACTGATAGACTGAACCCAGTCATTGAAACGCTTCCAGCTTTTATCGCATTATTGAACCGAATATTAGAACTATTGATTGTATTTGGCGTTATATCGTTTATTGTTTTAGATATTGATACTGATACAACGTTAGATACAAAAGATGTCTGCAAATTATTGATATATTCAGCTAGCAGTGAAGCTTCATATGATTGACCAAATTTCTCTAAGTTGTTATCACTATAATTATTCAAATGATCTTGAGTCTGTTTTCTAAGCTCACTTTCATCCAAAACAGTCAGCGTCTTTAAATACTTTATCGTCACATCTAAGTTTAAATCAATATAGCTAGGATCGACGATAATAGGAGTTATAGAACCAACATTCCTAGGGGCTAGAATATCATTAACAAGCTCATTCTTAGCTGCTTGTGTTAATGTATCGCCGTTATTAGGTTTTACAGCAATATACGTATACCCATGTTTTGGTGGAACCTCTGTCGATCCACTCCATGCAATAACATCATCAGCTTCACTGAATTTAGCTTTAACAATTGCGTCATAATCTTGGTCACTTACAGCGGATCCAGCTGAAGCAAATAATAAAGGTGCATTTCGTCTAATTGATTCCAAACTTTCTTTATCTGATCCACCGTATGTCTTTTGAACATTAGATACAGCGATATTACTATAGCCTTCAATCAATGACGCGGGTTTAATTACTTGTATTTCATTAGCCGACCCACCATTAGTTCTAATATAGCGAGCTGTAATGATATTGCCATCAACAAGTCTATATGAAACAATACCGTCACCGAATTCTATTTGATATAATCCTCTACGATTTTCTTCAATGTGAAAAATCTTAGATGATGGTTCAATGTTGAATAAGTCATCAAATCTAGCAAACGCGCTTTTGCTTTCATTAACACTAGATTCCTGAACTTCAACAGTTAGGGTATCTATATCAATATCATCATGCGGAATAACATAAGTATCTATACCATTGCCCTGTACTAGCCAATTGTACGTCTCATAACTTCCTTGAACTAACTCAATACCAACAAATGTATATACCCCATTAGCTAATGGAGCAACATAAGATTGAGCAGGTGAAAATTGATAGATAACGTCATCCTTATTTCCAACAAAAGCGACAGTCTCTTTATTAAGAGAAATAGATGATGGTGCTTCTGCTAAAATAGATGGGGTTACAACAATATCAACAGTTGTTCTCGCACCTCGTTTTGATTGAGGGACATATCCACCTAAAAAACTAGAAAGTGAACTAGCAACCTCCCTTGAATTAGTGACGCTCATAAACGTATCACCAACCGCTGCATTAGCCATATATGCATTTAGTTCTGTATTTTTAGCAAGTAGGTTTAATATCGCACTCATACCACTTGCTTCAAAATCATAATCACTGAATTCATCTTGAGATGACATAAAGAGTTTCAAACGTTCTTTAATATCCTCAAAGTTCAGACTTGAATTTACAATAGGCATAAAATACCTCTCTCGCCAATTTAAATAATATCATCAAATAAACTATATTTATTAAAGGTACAATTATGGGAAGTATAGCCACAATCGGAAAAGAGATGGTGTTGACAACATTACGAAACATGGCTAGCCAAACAAAGTGGCGTTTCGATGAAAAAATAATAGATGTTGTGGAAAGGTATTTTGAAGATCAAAAGAGTATACAAAATATCTCCCCAGAACTTTTTGATTTAGCTTTTACGATCTTCGATGATTTATTAGATCCTGTTAGACATAAAGAAGTTATTGAAGATATTGATGAGTTAAAAAAGAAGCATTTTGTTGAATGAACCCTTGATTTTAATATCATTCTGTATAATAATATCGTTATAGATTGATACGCAGAGAGAGATATTGAGAATGATTAAAAAACTTTTTGATGAATATGATGCAGAATCAATTATGGAGTATGCAAACAAACTCCTAAAAGAATCTATTGAAAGCTATTTCCCTAATGCTAGTAATGATCAATGGCATTTCTGCTGGCATTCATGTAAAGGAAAAGCAATGGGAACATGTTCTATAATTCATAACCATTGCACCCTAAATATTAAGTACCAAGGGATGTTATCATACGAGTGTGTGTTAGATACAATAAGACACGAAATAGCTCATGTGATGGATTATCTAGAAAATAACAAACTAGGACATGGAAGAACATTTAGAAAGTGGGCTGTTATTTTAGGCGCAACTCCTAGAGCGAAGGGGTTTATAATTTATAATGATAAGTTTAAACAAGCGGGAATCGATAATAGACCTAAATCGAGATACTACTTAGTCAAAGAAGAGGAAGATGGAACATATTATGTTGATACTGCCCATAGATATGAAAAGAAAACAAGAAAAATAAATGCTGATACATGGATCACTCATAAAGTGACTAAGCAAATAACGCATAAAGGGAAGCTTTGGCTAATTGAATCAAAGAACGTTGATCAAGTAAATGATGCAACGCTCTTTAGATTTGATAAGAACGAAAGGACTTATAAAAGTAAATCGGGCGTTATCTACGCCTAAGTGTGATATTAACTATTGAGGATTCTTGTGTAGCTTTTTCAGTGAATAGAATCCTCACATATACACCTTCATAATCGTCAAAATAAGATAGTTTAACACCTCTTATCTCAGCTCTAGGTTCATACCTTTCAATCTCTTCAATAAGTTTTGTTTCTAATGTTTGTAGAAGCAATTCATCAGGGCTAGGTTCACCCAATAAATGTCGCCACAGTCCCATACCAAATGACATATCACTTATCCACTCTTCTTTGCTAGTGACGACAATATGCTTAATAGCCTGAGCTATCGCTCTGATACCTTTTCTTTTAGCTACATCTTTAGTCACAGGATGCAATCCAAATGATAAATCTATATCTTTATATTGCTTTAATATAATTGCCATTTGTTTATACCCTCAAGTGTGGTACGCCATGATGAGTTGTAACAGAGACTTCTGCACCATCAAGAAATAAACGTCTAATATTGACATCACCTTGAAAATCTACTCTCTCGCCATCATTCACTTTAACTATCTTTCCTTTTTCGAGCGTTTCTTCTATAACTTCCTTGAATATTCTTTCAATCTTTCCTTCATATTCTTCCTCTATGAGCATTTTAAATAAACGCTTGATTTCATCATCATATCTTTCATCAACTTTATCGAAGTGAATTTTCTTATAACGACCATGAAATTCAGTGTCGTAACCATCACCATACGTCTTAGTTACATTGCTGCCAAAATACTCAAAAGATTCCTGCCCATGATACGCTGTTTCATACATGTCACCTAATTCATAAAAGTAATTCATGTTAGGATACCATTTTAGCAATCTGCTATTAGTTACATCGCTTTGATACTCTTCTAGCGAACCATCTGAATATTCAATTACATGTTGTTGACCATACGCTCTATTGGCAGGTTGCTCACTAAATCTTATTTCAGAGTCTGCATCCTTTGGAATTTGGATCATTTGAATGATATCACGCTTTTCTCGTACAACTGGATGCTCAAAATTGGGATCACTTCTAAACAATCTATTAGTATCGGGTTCATTCAAATCATGTTTGAAACTAGGATAAATCCAATTTGGATCATTAAACGCTCCCCCATTACTTCTAGATGTTGGAATTGCATTCATCGTTCCTAGTATTAACCCAACTTGTTTTTCATAATCAATAAACAATCCAAAAACATAAGCACCAGTTTCAATATTAGGTGATTGCCCAACACCACTTGAACATAAACTATTAGGCGGCATTACAGGAGTCATCCAGAGTAATTTATCTATCGGCAATTCAGCTAGATTATCGCTATGATACTCAAAACATCTAACTCTTGATCTACCTAATTTTAGTGGATCATCTGTTGACTCAACAATACCTGTAAAATATTTAACTTCTCCAGTTATCATTTATTAATTGCCTCTTCTCTCGCTTTGTTTCTCTCTTCTACGTCACTTGAAATTAAAGCAAATTCCAAATCTCGTTCCCAAGGTATCAAAGCATCAAATTCACTAAACGAAATATTAAAATCGGTTGCCAACCTATGCCTCATCTTTATATAACTTTGCACGTCAATAGACAGCATTAGATAAAAAGTGAGTTTATATCATCAATAACGAAGTCTTTTTCATTTTTACATTTAGGGCAAACAACTTTTGTTTTTAATAGAACACTAGGCTTTCTACCAAAGAATTTATCTGTAATTTCTTGTTTAACGGATAAACTGATACTATTGAAAAATACATCTTTCGATTCTCTCGATTCGTCATGCATGTAGTAAACTTCATCACCATTAGTTTCATATACAAATTCTGTACATGCTTCTATATCATTTGTAACGGCATCATTAGAGCTATTGAGTAAAGATGATATTGCTTGCATATTTTCAATCATAGATGGGTATTTCAATCTAATGGACAATACATCATCAATTTCAAAATCATATACAGGCTCTTTACCATCTCTATGCTGTACTTTGATGTTTTCTGTGGCGATTGTCATTTTAATGGGTGTTTTACACGCAACATATTCTTCATCCTCGTTTGATACATCGTGATTACAGATGAACTGAACTTCGAGATTTGTATCAATGGAAACTTCACGCATTCGCAAGAACAAATCTTGTATGTCATAATCATGCAATTTATCAAAATCTAGTTGTGTTATGCAACATGATTCCACTACACGTCTAATACCATTCATTTGTTGTTCAATAGCTTTTGCGAGCTTTTCTTCACTATATGTTTTCTGATCTTTTTCGGTTACGAGCAATTGAGCTAGGATTTTTTCTTCACCTGTTGTAAATCCCCTATACTCAATTTTAGTGCCATCAAACAAAGTGTGAAAATACGTCGCGTGTTTTACTATAGGGAGTGCCATATCATTATTCTCCTTAGTTTATTATATCTTATATTTAACAGACATAAAAAAAGGACGATACATTTCTGCATCGCCCAAAAAGGTTCATAATAAAATCGGAGAATTGTCTGAAAATAACCTTTAATCTTTACATGTGGAATATGAGAATGATAGAACCTTTTTATCTCCATCAACCATCATATTTTCTTTCATGTCATCTTTAACTAAGCTCATAAAGTCTGTCATCCATTCAGAGTCTTTTTTGCCTCTATAGTGCTGGATGTATACAGTAGTACAATCAGTAGATTGAGGATTGTTAAACACACCAGATATAAATCCATTACCAAACAGGTAACCTACTATAGAGAGAATAAACCCTGCAACAAACTGTTTAACAGAAAATTTTGTTTTAGCAGAGTTTACATACTCTTTAACTCTAGGATCAAGTTTGAGTTTCATAGTAGTTCCTTAATACCGAAAACTTCTTTGCTATATTTATTATCGAAGTTTTTCAGGAACTCTCACTTAAAAGAGCCTTCATCATCTTCAATAGATTTATGACAATGTTTTGGATCTATTGGATCAAGTATATATTTACACACCCAAGAACAAACTTTACACGTATTTGTCTGTGAATTTTTACCCATAACAGAAGATAGTGTTTCATCGGCATCACCAAACTTAGCACCACCTTCTTTTACGAAAAGCGTGTTAAGTATAAAGCCTATTAAAACATTAACTCCCTGATCTATCCAAATCAAAACTTCCCAAATATATTTAAAAATCGACTTCAACATTATATATTCCTCTAAAAAATTTTTAGATTTAGTGTATATTAAAATAAAATTACGTCACTTCAGAGATGATTCACAAACTCTCGCAAATTCATTCATCTGAGTTGCGTACAAAAGTTGATTATTCTTAAGTTCTTGTGAATAGTCTCTAAACGTAGTTTTAAGTTTATCCTCGTTACTAGCTAACCTATACTTATCAATTAGAGATTGAATCTCCTTAGATACTGAAATATTTCTAGTTCCAACGTATTCATTCATATAGAACATATATGCTGTACATTGTTCAGTTGTTATGTTGCTATTTGCTACCAATTTAGTTGATTGCAGTGTGCCATCTTGCATTTGCGCCGTGCTTCCACCAATAACAGCAGCAATGACAGTCGAAGTTATCGTTGTTCTCATGATAGTTAAATGCGTTCTCTGTAAGAAGAAAGCCCCTTTAGTGGTTGATTGGAGTTATTGAGATATAACATTCTATGATCCTCTAAATTAAACGGATTTTAACATCCTTGTTAAATATTTATAATAGCTGCAACTCCGAAAGCTTAACCAAAACTAAATTCTTAAATTGTTCAGCTAGTGCCATTGGAGCTTGCACATCTTCATTATTAAGCTTAGTGAATAATATTGTTCTATATCCGCCACATACACTTGCAAGCTTTAGAAATTTCTCTGCATATAATTCAATATCTTTAGCTAATTGTAATGCCGCATCTTCATTATCCATACCAAACAACTGCGCTCTAATATGAATCATTGGAGTGTCAAATTCATTATATTCAACTTCACCGTTAATAAGCTTTAACGCTTCCTCATATAGAGATGGAAAAGCTTTTTTCTCAGGCTCACTAAAGTCTTTAAGTGCAACTGCATCAATTTCATTCATTTCCTGTATAAAATAGTCTTTTGCTTGTTGAATATCACTCATCATCTTTTCTCCAAAACAAGGGAACCAGAATTCATATAAATGTATCGTCTACTTGATGTATTGGAATAATTTCCATCCCTCTCAAAAACAACCATCAAAAATTCATCTTCATTCAGATCAAACTCAGCGTCTTCAAATCCCTTTTGTTTTTGTAGTTCTTCAAAGTCGATTTTAATGTTTAACCGTTTACTTGATACTAAAGCTTGTCGTTGCGTATAGTCTTCGTATACAACCCTTAAATCCTGTTTGGATCCATCTTCAGCAACTTTAAATGCAATAAAGTGAACTCTAAAATTTATAGTTTCATTGCTTCTAACATCAGTGTACCCAGTAAATGAAAAGCTCTTTAACTCGCTTTTAAATGGAATATTAAACCCACCAACACTATTTGTATCAAATCTTAAGTCTCTTAAAATATCATCGTTTCGAGGTTTACCGATTGTTCTATTTAAATGATAGTAGTTTGACCCGTATTGGTTCCAAGTTGTAAATCTATCGTTGTTTAAGTAAAGTCTTCCAGAAAATGGAATTAAAATAGTTTGGCTCATTACATATTCTCCTTATGGTGTTCCTTGATCAGTTACTGCAAATCCCACAACATAGCTACCGCTATTATCTGGACTGAACCTAGAAAACTTCATCGTTGTATCAGTTGCAACAAAACCAAATCTCTTAATGCCTTCATTTAGAGACATACCTGCCCCATCAAATGCAAACGTTGTTATAGTGTTTGGAATTAACGTATTAGTGTCATCATATGGCTGAATTGCAGTAAATGTTGTTGTTCCAGGATACCCCCAAAAAATAGGAATAAAATAATATTGATTACCTACAGTTAAACCACTAACCTCAAAAACCCAACCTCTCCTCATAGCAACGTTACATAAGTCAACTGCACCAGCAATGGACCCTAGAGAAGGATCGTTGCCATCTGGCCATGTCGTAACTTCTGTTCTCCCTGTGTTGTTTCCGTATGCATTTGGATTAAATGTTGCATTGTTCCTTCTTAGTACCCAATTAGTACCCGTCCATGTCCCTAGAGGGATGGATGTATCAGCTCCTCCGCCTCCAGTTGCCTCAAAGGTTACTGCACCAACTGTTGGAGTATCATCACCAACTGAGGCTGCTGCATGTTGAGCCCCTTGATTCAATACAGCTTCTACTTTGCTCCACGGATATGAAACCCACCCCTCTACAAATGTTGTTACAGGTGGAGGAGAATAAGCTTCTGCCCACCCATAAGAACCATCTGGAAGTGGTGCTAGAGAATATGATTTACCCACTTCTGCTAATGGGTTTGCTGGAATAACACCTTGTTTGTTTATATCAGCAATTTCTACCTGCTTTCCTTTCACTTTTGACATATATAAATTTCCTCATAATTGAATCTCCCTTTTAATATTTTAATCGAAACCCAATTATTTTAGTTAACGGTATTGATTAAAATATTTATATGCGTATAATAAAAGTTATAAAGAGTTCAATATCATTTACACAAACAAAAAGGAAATCAAAATGGGAAATGGTAAAGCAGCAGATACAAAAAGCATTCAATATGAAATTTTAGTTCTGCGAGATGAAATAATACCTGCTTATGAACGTAAGCTTAAAGAGATTGAAGAGCGTAAAGAGATATGCGAAACTGAATCAGGAAAGAAGCTATTAGATGTTCTAATTTCTAGTTATCAAAAAATGATTAAAACTGCTAACGATAACTTAGATGGATTGATAACTTTGCATTTAGAAACGCGAGAAGAAAAGAAGAATTAAAGTGATAAAATCTTAGCTTTATGCTATATTTGTGCTCAGAAATGAGCACTTTTAATTGTATGAGCTTAAGTAATCACAAAGCAAGAAATGGGAGCTATTGCAGCTCCCTTCATGATCAATAAAACAATTGATCAATACTCATAGACAAATAATACGTCGTCATCAACTTCCAGCGCAAATAATGCATTAAGCCATGTAGCAGTTGTACCAGATACAGTAAAATCTTTACCAACACCATTACGATAATCAACACCATTGACTTTCATAAGAACGTTAACATTATTTTTAGGGGTTTGTGTTAAAGTAAAAGATGTTTGTGCAGCCGTCGCAGCGAATCCATCAACTTGATGTTGATGTTTAGAAGGATCGAAATCACTTTCATCAACATCATCCAAACCATTGACGACATCAAGCGGGTTAACATCTTTAAGCTGAACAACTTCTGGATATCGAATATCAACAAGCTTACCAACAGCATCTTCAGTTGCAAAAGTAAACGCACTTTCACCGCCTGCACCATCTGTTGTGTAATATGTAATTGTCCAAACGCCAGCAGCTTCAGTTAGACGACCATATACTTGTGTACCTTGATCATCAGTTACAATTTCACCGTTATCTGCGCGAATTAGAACAACTTTGTTTTGAGGAGATGTAGTAGCAACGCCTGATGTTGTATTATTACCACCTGCTGTTTTACCAGCAAATGACGCTGTTACAGTTACAGAGCCGGCAGCTGCTAACGTAAATGCATCAGGAACTTGACGGATAGTACCAATTAGTACATCCAATTGTTTTGATTTAATTAAAGACATATTTAAAACCTCAATATTATATTAGTTAAATTTATTTGTATGCTAAGTATTTAAACTTTACAACTTCACTATCTTCGAAAAAGAACGGACCGTTCCAATTTATAACCCTAGAAACCCTAGTAAAACTTTCACCCTCTATGTATGAGCCACCACAATAGTATAAAATAACTTTCTCGCTTGGTATTGGATCTTCGCTCAATATAAATGAAGTTTGACCTAATACTGTTGTAAAATTATCAACTATAACTTTTGTTGAATTGTTATCAAATACATGCCACATTCCAGCTAAGTAGATATAGAATGTTGGTGGGTTTGTTTTTACAGTTGCAATGTCACCATCATTTATACCAGTTATAGTTGGTAAGTCTAATGGGTCATCAACTGTGAATACTTGAACACCAGATATACTTGCTGTTGCACCACCTGCCGTTATTGAAACCCAGTATGCATCTGTTCCCCTTGCATCTATGATTTCTGGAGAGGAAACTGCAAGAGCGGAGTTAACGACATAAAAGTACATCAACCCCGTTTCTTTTAGATAACAAACTTCATCTATCCTACCTTTAGAAGATGCTGTTGCAATATCGTTAATAACGAAGTTGCTCAATTGCTTTTGTGAAATCATTTACAGCACTCCAAAATAGATAAATTGATTATCTAGTTATTTATTATGGCTTTTCACCTATAGCAATCCAATCATATGATTGGTCAACCAACGTATTGCTATTATCTGAACATGCAATAGTGAATGTGCTAGTAGTTTTAGCAAAGTTGTCAATAAGCATAGATCGTACTTGTGTAGATCCACTTAATGCTGTTGCGGTTAGAGTATAGGTTGTATTAGCAAATGCAGCTGGTAAGCTTACAATATTAGGACCGATTGTAACTGTCGATGCTGTACCTCTTTGAATTCGAGTATTACCAATATCAATATAACTAGAAGCTGTTTGGTCATTAATATCAACACCACCCAAAACTTCACTGCTGTAAATTAGAGATAATCTTTCACCAGACGCATCCAATCGCCATACGGTTTCAACCATATTACCGTCTTTAATATTGATATTATCAACGTTTACAACAGTTCCAGTTTTAACGAAAGACGGACCAAAGTTCAGCTCAGTATCTTGCCCATCCGCTTTAAAGAAAATACGAACAGGTTGCCCATCATATACTTTAAACCACTCAGCGGTGCTTGGATTTGTTACTGAAATACTTGCACCAGTACATTGAACATATATATGAGGATTTCTAATCTTAGGCTCAATAGTAGTGTTGATGCTTAGTTCATTAATCATACGCCCTTGAATAATTTTATCAAAGTTGTTCGTGTTGATAAAATAACCTAAACCAGCTGGTCGAATAAATGTATACTCTGTACCATTCGATGGTGAAGTATCACGATTGGTAGAATTACCAAACACATAGTTTGTATTGAACCCTAACTGAGCATTTTCCATACCAGCAACGAATACAATTTTATATTCTTGGTTGTCAGACGCATTAGCTGGAGTATTAAGACCACCAACTGTGCTAGATCCATCACCATATACTAATAGAGTGTGACCTAGAGAAACATCAAATTGAATGTTTGCGCCATCAGTAGGCCAATTCCAAATTTGAGTTGTATCGCTTTCACTTAATTCTAGTGCAGGTTTTGTATAGTTAAGCAATCTTACTTTTAATATACTTCTATCGACTCTAAATACAAATACATAAGTTTCGCCAGCTGGAATAACAACATCGTCAACAGTATTATCGTTTGTAGAGTTAACAATATCAGTTGTATTGAAGCTTACCGTATGTGGAGAAGTATCAGTGTTTTCAACATAGTATGTTACTGCATAGTCATCACCACCTTTTCCATAAAACGAGTTGGCAGAATTCAAACTAAATTCAAAATCAACAGTTGTTTCTCTATATTCAATTTCATGAGTCGGAGAAAGTTGAAGTGTTGTTTGTGATACAGTACCAGTTGTTCTAGTAACACCTTTAATAAGGCCAACTTTATTATTAAGAACAAGCTTACTAAGTGCAGCATTGTATGTAAACTGCAACGTATCCCCTTGGTCAAAGATATAAATTCCATCCAAAGCACCCGTATCAAAATCAGACGAAAACGCCAATTGTTGATTATTAGGGTTCGACGTGCATCTAATCTTATATGTAGCTCCATCAACAAAGTTTGTTAACCCTGAGATAGTTGCTCTATCTGTAGTGCCTGCTGTCCCAACAAATGCAAGATATAAAACGTCACCATCATCAGCATCCCACGCAAAAGTCTCTGCCGCTGTTACAGGCTTTCCATAAATTGTTTCACTTCCAGAAACTTCAATAGGTTTTTCAAGAGTTTTGACATTACCAGCGCCATCCTTGTGAAAAATGTGTGTAACTGGGTCTGTGTTTGTATCTGTACCTGTAAAATAGATAAATTGATCAGTTACTGCAACTGTTGCAGCATCGATTTCAGCTTCTGTTGGTTTACCCGCTGTTGCTTGTGTAACACTGGAGTCACTTGCAAACAAATGGTTTTTAGCTGTTGCGCTTGGAACTTCTAGCGAAATTAGATTTCCACCACCCTTGTAATAAACGTGTGTTGCTGGACCATCAATATCCGTACCGTTGTACTTGAAATATGCTGGGCCTGCATTTGATGATGTAGCTGTTGCAATTTCGCCTTCTGTTGGAGCACCCGCAACTGTTGGAGCAACAAGAGTTTCTGTTAAAAACGTTACAGATGCATCGTTACTTCCGGACGCAAAAGATAGTAATGGAGAATTACTCATATGTATATTCCTCAAAAAGAAAGAGGGTGAATTAACACCCTCAAATTAAGATTAAACTTTTGTATATCGAACTGTTACAGTTGCAGGTCTATTACCCAATGCAGCACCAGATACACTATATCTTAGATTATTACTTGCAATATGTGGTGCAAAGTATGTTGTATCGAATGACACACCAGCAATATATTTTCGATTTGAACTATCTTCAACAAAACCCTCAACAGATACTAGATCTTCATAGTTTGTTAAAGTGTCTATATTATGATCACCATTTGCTGCAACTGTTGTGAATATAAACGTTCTCTCGAAAATTGGTTTTCCGTTGTGCCAAGTTCGATCAGTTTGACGTTCGTCAGTTGCATATGAATAACCAGAATCCGATATAATAGTCTTCTGTTTCTTCTTACCAGTAATTCTAACAAAACCACTTGTAGGCGATGATGTGAATGTACTAGCTGTGGAAGCACCTGGATAGAATATCAAGTTAGTTGAAGCATTTGTAACACTAACAACAGTTGGTGTAGAGTCAGGGTTATACAAAGCCGCAGTATCAATAGTTACAGTGTCGTAGATCTCACCAGTTGTCCAATGTTGGAAAGATACTGTCTCATATTCGGATTTAATATCACCCCACGTCTTAGCAACATCAAGTGTCATTGTTCCAGAGGTATTTGAACCATCATATAAGACATCAACTAAATCTTCTGGGACAACTGTAGTAGTATCGATAACTGTTTTACGAGGCTTAATACCTTTAATCAACAAGTTACGAGATGTACCAGCAATACCTAATGTAACGGTAAATTGACCATCTGTTGGTTGAATGCTTGAAAACTCAGTATTGAAATCTTTGGTCATACCATATGAGAAATTCTCATTAGAATCTGTATCTATGGTGAACAAATTAGCTGTATCTATACGACCAGTTGGAAAGTGATTTTGGTTCGTAATGTAACTGAATTCAATAAACTCATATGTATCTTTCGCTTGTTGCCAAGTTAGTCCATTATTTAAGTTATATGAACCGCCGTTAGTGATTGGGTTGTTGAATAGCACATCTGATAAATCTTCAACTTCAACTAAGTTTGGTGGAACAACTGTCTTCAGCTTTTTACGAGCAATAACTTCAACTTGACCATTTTGAGAAACAGCTCCTTGAGTATCAACTCTAAACAACCCATCTGTTGTTGGAGAAGTAAATCTAATTACGTTTTGGTAATCATTACCTCTAAATGCAACAACTTCCATACTGTTTAGAATATCGCTGACTGTTACTATAGCAGATTGTAACTGTTGTGTATCAGCAGAGTTCCATAATCTAAACTCCATACTCTCATAATCAGCTGCAATATCATTCCAAGTTCCAGAAGGAAGCGTTAAATTGACATTATCAGTGTACGCCGTCTTTGGCATAAGAACAGTTTCAAAGTCTTCAACTTCAACCATACCGGCAAGAACTGTTTCAGTTTCAGGAATTTGATTCCAAGTAATAGTGGAATGCCCAGTATTACCTGCACTGGTAGCTGTAGTATTATAAACTGTAGTTGTTGATCCACCATGAGATGCGAATTGCATCTTAATAGTTTCGTTTCCTGTAGTTTTATACTGGAACTTAATTACAACAGACTCAGTTGCATTGGAAATCTTTGGATACCAATCCTCAGAGGAACTTGGAATATCTGCACCGCTTCCATCAACAAACTTGAAGTTTGAATTCTGTGTTAAGCTATTACGCGCTCTTAAAACTGCTGTAATATCATACGTACCTTCATTGACAAGAGTGATTTCACTGCCTACAATATCAGAATATGTACTACTGTTTGTACTTTGACCACCTGTAATAGATGTGTTCATCCCGTAAGATAGAGCTTTTAAGGATCCTTCACCTAATACTTGAACAGTCCACTCACCAACACCACTATCCATAAACAGCAATAGTTCGCCTTCAGCTTGAGTTGTATACGTTGCGTCAACAACACCATTCAACTTCTCACCACTTTGAACGCTAAATACAGTGTCGCTATGTGTTGCAGTAGATGTAACCATTACACGATCTTGTGAACCGGTTGCAGCATATAAAGTTGTTGCTGTATCAGTACCTTCAGCAGTATATATACCTTGCTCTGCAATAGATGCAACAACAACACCTTTTTGAGCAAGACCGCCCGCTGCAACTTCGCCAACTTCAACAGCTTGTTCAACATCTACAAAAATTGTATTTGCATCACGAACGTGCAACAAACCTTGAACAATACCAGATGTTTGCTTCGTATCTACAACCGCACTTGATGCTTGATCCAACCAATAGTATTCACCAGCTGTTAAACCATGTGCTGTTACCTCTGCAACACCGTGAGTAGTGACAATAAAATGACTACCGTCAATAACTTTAGTTACGATTGCTTGAGCAACTTTTTCACCCAAATCACCCTGCGAAGCTTTCCAATCTGTACCATCGTGATATACTGGTTGAAGAACATTGAATCCGTGAGTTGCTTGAACAACAAGTTCCGTTAGTGCGCTAGCATCTTTTTTACGAACCCAGAATCCATCTGTAACTGTTGAAGAGACTACTTGACCTGCAATAGCAACAAGAGTATTATCTACAACGTGGTTATAAAAAGCTTGCTCACTTTTCACATAGATGACTTTATTATTGTCACCACGAATAGAAGCAAGAGATGTTTCGTCATCTGTCATTAAATGACGAATTTGACTTTGATTTATCATATTTCTTTTCCTATAATTATAAAGAAAATAGGGGTGATAGAATATTCCACCACCCCCTAGATTTTAACTAATGTTATTTATAATCATTGTTTGATTTTAAGAACTAATGTATCGCCTGTTTCCATTGTGTATGGGAATGACAATGTAGTTGTAGAAACAACTGCTACATCCAATGAAATATCAACACCATTAAGTTCAACAACTGTATCCCCTGAATCGACATCACCTTGAACTAGATCTTTAGTTGCAAAAGCACTTGTGATTAAAAGAGCTGCTGTTGTGTCATTTGTACCGTCTGAAATATCATATACAGCACCACCAAATGTGCTTGCAAACCCAGCTGGATATGTAAATACTACCCGCTCTGGTTTAGCTGGAGTTAGTTCGATTTGTTCAAACGTTGAACCAGTTCCATCGATATCAGGATCGGTAGATTTAGCAGTTGCTTTGTATACTGTACCATCATCAACAAGGAATGTTTGATCAACAAAGTACGCAACAGTTGTACCATCAACTGGAGTAGCAGCAATGCGAACAATATTGTTAACAGCATCTTTACCCTTAATACCAACTAAGTTAGTAGTTTCATCGATGGTTACGATACTTTGATCAGCATCTGAATCTTTTGTTGGTAGTGTTGCAGCATCTTCACCAACTTGGTATTTACCTTGTGTATTCTTTAATAGTACACCATCAGCAGTTGCAGATACTTCTGAATCTCTTGAAACACCATTTGTTGTTGCATATTTTAAGCTGATCTTCTCATCAACTGCACTACCCTCAACACTACCAGATTCAGTTCCAGAGTTGAAAGACAACTTCGATTTATCAACTTCAACTTCAAGAGCCCCTGTAGAACCAGCACCATTAATAGTACCAACGGTAAACTTAGATAAGTTAGCAAACGCTAAAGACAAGTAAGAGCCCGGAAATGATGTAGAGCCATCTAAAGTTCTATTGCTAGTTAGAGTACCATTTTCACTGTAAATCGAACCTTGGTTTTTAAGCAAAGTTGCAACGCCATCAATGTCAACATAATACACAATCTTTTCAGGATCTGTAGCTGTATCATTTCCAGTGTAGTAAGCAAATACATCTTCTAGTGCAAGACCATCAAGATATGTTTTCACTTCACTTACATCTGCATTACCCGCAGAGAATGGAGCAACACTTGTATCATCTAAATGAACACGAGATTTAGCTTTTGTTGGCTCAAAAACTTTAAGAATTGAACCATTTTCATCAACATGGAAGATAAACTTAATATCATCGGTTAGTGTGCTTGTTCCTGTATAGAAAGCAAACACATCATTGACAGATAATGTACCAATATAAGTACGAAGTTCAGCTTCTGTTGCATCACCAGCAATTGCTGGAGCTGGAGCAATTGCAGCTTCATCGATAAATAAATGATCTTTAGCGGTTGCACCAACTTTGTCCCAATCAGCAACGTCCCAAGCTTTAGCAGCAATATCAACTTTACAGCGATATAGAACACCATCTTTTAAAACAGGGTTATTTGCTTTGTAAGCCAACAATGGATCATGATCTGGAATATACGTATTTGCATCTATTTGGACAATTAAACCGTTACCGTCATCGTGATCAAACGTTCTATCACCATTGTCTGTTAATACAGAGCGCAATGTTGTTAGATCAATTGTAACGTCTGGAGTTACACCATCATTATCTGTTAGAGTTAATACCATTGTTGGAGCATCAAACGTTGCACCATCAACATAAACATCTGTAGTCTCTGATAATAGAGTCCACATTGCTGCTTTATCAGCCCATACATCTGCTGGAATACCGACTGGAATATTAGCTGTAATATGATAGAGCTTTGCAGCTTCAACCATTAGTGTATCAGCAGGATATTCTTTAGTGTTATCATAACCAAAGAAAACTTCTGGAGTTGAAGACATTTGCACATAAGATGCACCAACACCTGTTGATGTTGCTAGATATGAAGCAGATGTTCCATCTCCAATATCTTCGACATACACCATTTTAGCTTCCAAGATGTTCAATGCATCTCTTTCAGCAATTGTAGCTACTTGAATCATCTCATACTGACGATCAATTCTCGTACCGTTTTTAACATAATAACCCATTTTAAATACCTCTATTATGCATCTAAGTGGTTTAAGACACAGCCGATACCGACAGCATCTGCAATAGCAACTAATTGTGATCCCTTAGGCATCATAATCTTATCGTTACCGTCAAATACCCAAGCGTCTCCAGCCTCAATAGGTATATCCTTCAATAAGTAAGCAGATGATCCTACTGTACCACCGTCTGGAATCTGAAAAAGAGACATATTGATAGTCCCTGTTGTTTCGTTAGTAAAAGTACAGCGCATAATAAACTGTTCTAAATCAGTTGCTGTTGTACCAACAGATAAAAGAACAGTATTGGTTGTACCTACTGCAATATTTTTAACATAAGCAGCCATTATTAATTCCTCTTAAATTAACCGTAAATCAAAGCTTGTTTAACAACAAACGATTTAGAAATTGTTTTCATTGGGGTAAATGTAATTGTAGGGTCTGTACCGCCAACATCAATTTGATATGAACTATATGCATAGTCAACTCCGCCAGCTTGTGTGTTTGATCTTGTGGATGCATCCAATATAAAATGAGATTCTTCACCAACTGCTAAAGATGCTGTTGCACCAATTACTTTATATTGCCCAGATGTTAGAACTTTATAGTTATTAGCATCAACAACTTCAACAATAACACCATACGTTGTATAGTTTTTAGTAATGTCGAATGCTTCCCACACCCCATCTTCAACAATACCAACATGGTTTAAAATAGATAGACCATGAGCATTGTGATTAATATTTGAAATAGAATATGTCAGCTGAACATCTGGAGCTAAACTTGACCATTGGTTTGGTGCAATTCCTTCTGAAAATGCGGTACCAGCAACAATATTACTATTAGCAACGTACAAAATACCATTGTAGATAACCATGTCATCTTTGAAGTAGTTTGTACCAATATTCCAGTATCCCTTATAATCAGTATCTGGATTTATTGTGCCAGCGTTAATAACACTTGCATCATCCAATGTTAAGATGAGTTCGTTATTTGCATTAACAACTGCTGTAGCAATCCCTGGTCCAGCAACACCGTCAAATCCGCGCCAACCTCGTGGGCCTCTATCGCCTTGCACACCTTGTTCACCACGCACACTTTGACCAGTGTTTACAGTGGAACCATCGCTTAGAGTAAATGATAGTTCGTAAGAAACTGGATCCACAACTGCGGCAATAACGTTTGCACCATCTGCACCATCTGCACCAGTTAATCCTATAGGGCCAGCTGGACCAATGACACTTCCAGCGTTAATAGATGATGCATCAGTTAAAGTAATAATTAAGTTGCCGGCTAAATCAACATTTGCGCTTGCAATACTTTCACCTTGCAAACCTTGTGCACCTACAACAGTACCAGCATTGATAGTTGTTGCGTCACTCATTGTTAGTATTAAATTACCAGAACCATCTACTGCTGTTCCAACAATACCAACACCATCTGTACCATCAACACCTGTAGCACCTGTAGCACCTGTAGCACCAATAGGCCCAATCACATTACCGGCAGATATTACGGTTGAATTAGACAATGTTAATTCTAATATACCGCCAGCAGTAACATTGGCGTTAGTTACTGAAACGCCTTGTGGTCCGATAACACCTTGAATACCTTGTGGTCCGATAACACTTCCTGCATTAACAATAAACCCATCGGATCTGGTTAGAAGTAAGTTTCCTGAACCATCTACAGTTGCAGTTGTGAAAGATAGGCCGTTGCTACCGTTTAGTCCATTTGCTCCTGATGGACCTGATGGACCCGTTGCCCCAGTATCACCCTTAGCTGAAAAACCAGTTGTTGTTAGAGTAGTTGCGTCACTGAAATTGAAAACAAGTTCGTTAGAAGCATTAGTACCAATCGATGTGATAACAGGAGCATCAGCACCAACAACATCCTGAGCTGTTGCGATTACAGAACCATCGGATAGTGTTAGCTGTAGTTTACCACCAACAATTGCAGCACTAGCAACACTTTTACCATCTTGACCATCAATACCATTCGCACCATCTGAACCTTTAGAAGCTCCAGCATTGATAACTGTACCGTCGGATAATGTGATGATTAAATCACCACCTGCATTAATATTAGCAGATGTGACACTTTCACCCTGCGGCCCTTGAGCGCCTGTATCTCCTTTTACTGTACCAACACTAAGAGTATTGCCATCGCTCATGAGTATCTGTAGATTACCAACACCATCAATGAATGCATTTAAAATAGATCTTCCATCTGCTCCATTCGCTCCATTCGCTCCATCATTGCCATCAGCACCAACAACAACACCCAAATTAACAACTGTTCCATTTGTATATGTTAATTCAAGTTCATTTGCTGCGTTGATTGTTGCACCAGCAATACCGACTCCATCATCACCATCATTGCCATTTAAACCATTTGCACCCGATGGACCAGTTGCGCCTGTTGCACCAGTGTCCCCTTTAACGTTTCCTACGTTGATTGTAGAACCATCCGATAACGTTAATATGAGTTCATCTGATGCATTCATAGATGCTGTTGTAACACTCACACCAGTATCACCTTTCGTCTCAATCCAATCCGAGTAACTTCCATCAGCAAGTTGGATTCTAAAACGTGATCCTGAAGTATCAACAGCAATTGGAGCAGAAGTTGTTACAATGGATGTATTAGTACCATTACTGACCTCTATAACTCTATTAGCCATAGTTAATAAACCTCTTTATTTTCGAAAATAAATGTATCGTGAAGTATTTATACTGAATACTCAATTTTTATAACATCACCAATAAGTATATCAATTGGGAATGAAATGGTATTTGCTAAATTTGATACAACTCCAATAACTTCAATATTATTCAAGTAAATTGTATATTTATCATTAAAATCTGTAGAATTGAATGTTAATTTGGAAGAAATATCATAGTCTGTATTTTTAAATACTACCTCTTCAGTGACTTCAATAATAACTTTAGATGTTATACTATCGTTAGAATATCCACGCCAACCACGAGGCCCTCTATCACCTTCTGGACCTATCGGACCTCTCAATTCAACATCTGGTGTAAAAGTAGTTCCATCTGACATTAATATCGTCATTTTATAAGTTGTATTGTCGATATTGACACCAACAATACTTGGGGATGGAATCAGATCACCTTTATCACCTTTATCACCTTTAATTCCTTTAACTACACCAGCGTTGATATCAACACCATTGCTCATAGATATAATCAGATTACCAGATGAATCGATCTTAATATCAGTTATAGAATTTGGTGAAGCGATTGGTACAACTTTTGTTGTTGATATACTATCTGCTACGTTAATAACACGAAAAGGAACTATTGGATCAGTTTCTTCTGTTTCTGGTATTTGATCTTCTAATTCGAATATCGACTTAACCATAATATTCTTCCTTAATGATCTATAGACTGAACCGTTACTGTGTTTATAACTCTGATATTACCTTCAATTATCTGCTGAACGTTGTAGTCATTAGCTTTCTCTACTGCTATAATATCGTAGATAAAGTTGTTAAATCTTACATTCTTTACATCACCTCCATCTAATCTAACAATTAGAGTTTCTGGTTGTGATGCATCTACAGCAAATTTAAATGTAGCTACAGGTATCCTATCACCTTTATTAACCTTTATGAATCCATAAAAATCAAATAGAGTCATATCCATATATGTTTGGTTGCTTAAGTCGTCTGTATCTTTAATTTTCAATGAAATTGTAAAAGGTCTATTCTCATATATGATTAGATCTTTTTCTATCTTTTGATGATATGCCATGAAAAGCACCCTATTAAAATTAATCTTTATCAATTATTATTATTTAATAGGGTGTTAGTGTGAAGTATTGAGGATTAGTGTTATTTTACAAATAGAAAGCGTTAGTATTTGTACAAATTAAGCGATAGCCTGACGTTTTGTCATGGAATGTCGTCTTATCAATTTACGTTGCCTTTCACTAATAATATCGTTATCGATCATTTCTGCATCAACTTTTGTTAGTTCTGCTTTACTCGGATCAACACCTTTAACTTTAAAAATGTATCTGTCATAAGACTCCAACACTCTATTAATAAAATCACGCTTAGAAACTTTATCAAGTCTAAACACCTGATTAGTTCTATACATCCAATCTAGTGTTCTTTTAACTTGATTTCTATGCATTGAGTAATATAGAGCATCTGATACTTTCGCATCTTCATTTTCATCTAAAATAAAGTCAACGAACTCATTTAGATGTTTAGCAATATATCCTGGTGTCTTCCTAACATCAATTTCATTAACGTAGCTCTCGCCAAATTCGCTTCTCTTAACTTGAAAATAAGTTCTAGCTAACGATACCTGTCTTTGTGGGTTTAGCCGTTGCACCTACAACAGTTTTAGGTAGCTTTAATTCATCATTATCAACCTCAACATAAAAATTTGGAGTTTGGATAATGGTTGTAAATTTCTTTTGAATCTTTCTCATGTTATTATCCTCAATTAAGTAAAGCAATGTGTAACTTTAGATGAGCGTGTGATTGCTGTATAAAACATCCTTAACGATGACATATCAACACCATATTTGAAGATATCAGTCACAAATACAGCTGTATTTTCAAACGTACTCCCTTGTGATTTATGAGCAGTCATTGCGTAGCAGTGCTTGAACCCAACAAACTGACTCTTTGTTTCATAGAATGTCTTCCAACTCCCTTTACCGCTTTTAGCTTCATCAACTAAGTGTTGAAGATAAGCATCATAAATTCTCTGCTCTTCATCCGCCCAATCAACACATACTGTATCAACAACTAACGGCATTAATTCATCTGGCTTATTCTCTTCCAATCTCAGATTCCAATATGCAAATGGCATATCCTCTTCAGCTGGAACATATCGACACTCTTTTATTCTATATTCCATATTGTTGATTATATCACCATCTTCACCATCTGTCCCTTGAGAAATAATAATCTCACCTTCCATGAAGTTTGGTATATCAGTTGTTTTGAAGATAGCTTCTCTAATTTTCTTATTAAAGAAATCAACAGATTTATTTGTATAGCATACGATTCTATAAACATCAGGATTATCCAAATAATCATCCCTAGTCATATGAGCTAATGCATCTTTAAACATTTGCTGCCGTGTTATGAAACGTACACCTTCATCATTTTCATTGATATCTTCCCTAATTAAAGGAATTCTAAAATCTTTCGCATCTTGCATCTTTCTAACAGACGTGGCTAAACTAATAATAGGACTATCTTTCGCTTGCCTAACAATCTCGCTCAACTCAAATCTGTTTTTCATAAAGAAAGATGGGGATATAAAACCGTATTTTTCTAATCCGTCATTATCAACTGGCTCAATTTGATACATATCACCAACCATCAATAGATGTTTGAAACTACCGTTTTTCATTTCTGTAACTATTCGCTTAACGATATTCAGATCATTCATCGAGCATTCATCGACAATCAAAATATCACCTTCCCAAGGTTGTTTCTTGGGATTTTTAACCCACACTTCTTGATCTTCTTGCCAGATTGGTTTAAGCGCTAAAATTGAATGAATTGTTGATAATGTAACGTAAGTACCATACTTTTCAAGAGATGGCATTTTTGCCTTCAGAACACCAACAGCTTTATGTGTTGGGGCAGCAATAGCAACTCTTTTGCTATGTTTACCTACTAGATCGTCTGTTAACTCTGCGCTCAATACTGTTTTACCACATCCTGCCGGTGCTTTCAAAACGTTAGTTGTTGAACCAGTTTTCAATAAATTTGATTTAATTCTATGTATACTGTTCTTGTTGGTGATCAGTTAGAGTATATCCCATATCTGTTCTCCTAAAATGTTGTTTAAAAAAGGGTGTAAGCATTTACGCCTACACCCTTACAGATATTTGAAATTAATTCGTTAGTTGTTCAATGTTGACTACATTTTCTGGTGGAAGTGCAAACAGTGGATTTTCTTCAGAATCCAACAGCTTAATCAATGAGCCATCTTCTACCACTATGTGAACATTTTCAATTTTCTTAGTTCGCTGCACATCAATAAGAACTGGCATACCTTCCGGCGTCTTCTTGTTCTGATGTGCAATGAATGTTACTTTATACGAATGACTAGCCATAATTTTATTCTCCAATGTTTATATTAATTAAAATTAACGTTAATGTATCCATGAAAGTTATATGCGACTCTCAAGTTATCAGTATTGACATCAAGTGTAAAGAGTTCTTTATCATTAAGAACAAAGATTAAGCTATGCTCCAATAAATTCAACTGTTTACGCAATGAAGGATCATTCAATTGAAACAAAGCTATTCCCTGTCTATTGCAACGCGCTGTCAATTCCTGTTTGAAACGTTCAACACTATTAAGCAAGGATGCAACGCTACTTTCGTAGGATCGTGTAACTTCAATAACTTCACCCATTTACATATAACTCCATTTGATCATTTTGAATTGTTTATTTTACTTGGTTTTCTGAAATTTGCAACACTTTTCTACATGCGTTTCAAACTCAGCTAGTTGTTATATGGATATAAACTCAAATTTCATCCAACTCATCCCTAATCATATCTTTGCTAACATTTCGACGTTCACTATCTGCTAATGCGCGTCCATACTTACCATAAGACTGATTGAACTTACGATTGCACTTGTATCTAGCTCCATAATCGTGACCTATGTGCTGAGTCTTTTGATTTCTATGATGGTATGTTCTACTCATAACTTCACCAATTAATGTTCATTGCAATTCATCAAAAAGATGCTAACTAACTTATAAAATATCAATTTATCTTATTTTACTTGTTTTTCTGCAATTTGCAACACTTTTTTATACTTATCTTCATCTATCTCATAATCGACCAAATCGATAGATTTTGTAGCAACAGGGTGACCTTGATCCTTCCAAATACTATATCGCTTATACGAATGCTCAAGATAGAAATTGGGATTCTCACCAACTGCTTGCAAGTTATCAACTAAGTCAAATATAGTAGCGTACTCTTTACTGCCGTGCAAACGCATAAGCCTACCAATAGACTGAACTAGCGTTATAAGAGATTTGCCACCACTAGCTAATACCATGTTGTGAAGATTCTTTATCGATAATCCAGTAGAAAGGCATTTAGTTGTACCAATCAAAATGTTTCCTGTGCTTTCCTCCAACAGTTTTTTGATGTCTTCCCTCTCCTGTATTACAACATCACCTGTTATAACATGAACATTCTGTTTACTAGCTTTGAACAATATTTCTAATATAGCAATATGTTCTCTACGCGAGCATAGAATGATTGTATTCTTATTGAGTGAAACTTTTTTAGCAAGTTTAACGATATACGCATTTCTGGCACTATGTTTGCATATAAAGTCTGTCTCTATTTGAAACTTAACAGCTGCTCCAACATTTTTTGGAACACTCTTTTTTTCATCTAAGAGATTGTTTCTGTCAGAAATGTTGTATCGCAAATTGAGCATAGCTATTTTTAGAGGAGTTGCTCTTCCCTGTTCAATAAGTTCTTTAGCTGATACTAACCTAACAGCATGGCCGATATTAGATATGACTTGAAGTTCGTGTGTTTCATTATTGCCTAATGTACCAGTTAAACCAATCCTATCATCAGCATGAATACATTTCTTCATTATCTTTTCAAGCTCTGCGCCTTTAACTCCATGAACCTCGTCAACAGATACGCCTTCAAATTTAGCAAAATACGTCTTATCTTCGATATTTTGAAGAGATTGCCACGTCGAAATAGTGACTTTAAAATCATCATCTATAGTATTATTACTGTTGCTGTATATCTTAGCTGCGAGTTTTCTTATATCAATTAAATCATCCGCTTGAGAGTAATTCACAAAATCATCAAACAGTTGATTTACGAGCATAACGGAAGGAACTACGAACAACAGCTTATCTAAACCCTTTTCCATCCAATACCTTAACACCAAATATTGAATGAGAGATTTACCAGCGGATGTTGCTGCTACCGCTACATATCGACCCCTTTTAACAAGCTGATGCAAAGCCTGTATTTGATAATCATAAGGTCTAATGACATTAGCTTTTTCATCTGTTATTGTTAGTGTATCGACAAATTGTTCAATCTCAGATAGGGTTATTTCTTTGTTATAGTTGTAAGTTAATCTATCATCGATTATGTAAGAGTAGTTTTGCTTTTTGATGTGTTTTATTAATTCTTCGATCATTCCGACTGGTAGAGTATGGTATCTCTTATCATACATTCTTACCATACCATCCCATGTAGACCCACGTCTAGGAAAATAGGATGGATCCTTATACCTGAAGTTGTAGTATAGGTCTTCTATAATACCTTCATCAGCTGTATCCACATTCATAAGATGTGCATTTTTATAGCTGATTATAACATCATATGATTGGTTTTTGCCCATTAAATTTTCTCCACTTATCGCATATTCAATATCACAATATTTAACAAGCGGAGAAAAGAATCATAGGCCAGCTACAAATTTTCTATATTCAACTGCTGTGCTAATCAAATTTCCGCGAAATTTAGTAACATTGATTGCGTCTTCCAAATACTTAAGTAGGTTATTATACTTTGTTAGTATGTTGGTATACTTTGCAACGATATCATCACTTTTCAAAACTTCTTTAACTTCAGTTTTAGTGTGAATGATGTTAGGCTTCTTATGCTGTAGATAATATTCATTGGAAGCGTTACCCATCCAATACGATGTACGTGTCTTGATGACCTTAGCTAAATTCGACTCAGCTTTATCTCTAAACAACGTCAACTCATCAAATACATCATGAAGCTTAGCAATGACTTTAGGTGTCGCAAGCGCCTCGCTATCCAACTCCTCTTCATCAATAACAGTCAACTTACGAATTTTTTCTTTTGTTTCTTTAATATACTCTTCAAATGTTTGTATATTTTGTTCATTTTCCATGTTTTCTCCTTTAAAAGTACTCAAAAACATACAATGTTAGTTGAGTCATAGTTACTATTATGTTTAACGAAATCCTGGTATATCATCATCAGGAGCAGTTAGTCCTGGACATAGCTGTTCAAGAGATTGATAGATGATAAAATCATTACCCTTAAAATCAAATAGTTCATCATCTTCACACAATTTTTGAAGATTACTATCACATTCCCATCCAGCACTAAATGTCAATTTTTTCGTTCCTACGTCATAAACAGAAATTGAACTTCTCTTTTCACTAACGTCAACCATAATATGAAAATCTCCAGATGGATATTTTTCACATAATTCCGGTAACATGCTATTAAGCTCTTTCGGTATATACCATACATGATGTATTTGAGCATCCCTCGTGTTATCGTCAGGAATAGAAACAGAAGGCCAATCAATATAACAATCCGTCTGTAAATCTTTAACAACTAACCAATCTAAATCTTCAATCAGAATCATTCATTTATCCTCTATAATGCAATTTATATCTGTACCAAGTATTTTAGCATAGCTTTCTCTCATTAACAATTGAAAATACTCTTTATCTTCAACCCTACATATCACTTCATCGTGTACAGGCACAAACGGCTTACCATCTTCAGTAGCTATCTTAACAATCTCAAACATTACATCAGATTCTTTGTTTTGAAGCTCTTTGAAGAATTCCCTATAGAAATACGAACGAATATCAGAATTCTTTTCTTCTAGTGATTCAATAACAGCATCAGCAACATCGAATGCTATCCTCTCTTCTTTATCATTGAACTTTTTTGCTATAGCTCTCTTAGCATCCACTTTAGTTTTGCAGTTGAACATACAGATCAATGCTTTCTTCGACAGATTCCTAACATCATCAATACCTTCAATCGAAACTTCAGAGTTGGATAGATAAGGATCAAAGTCGTCGCTTAGAGAGTTACCTTCTAGTTCATGGATTATTCTAGGGTGAAAAGACTTAAAATCTAATGAGCATGTTTCTTTACCACCAATAGTAATTTTCTTACGTTCATTGGAAGGAAGATACTGAACACCAGAACTATCATAGAATCTACCAAGTTCATTTATATGCTTTCCGTATATTCTCTTAAAAAATATGTCATAAAACGTTTCATTTTTATACGAAACACTATGTTTTCGGAGCATGTTGTTGAACGATAATAGTATATGTTTAATTTCCTTTTTAGCTCGCTTATCGTCATCAGTAAGTTTATAGTAGCTAACTTCGACTTTATCACCTTTCTTATTTTTCTCTCTGAAAATAACAGGCACCCCGTTTATTCTTCCGACATCACCACCACTATCAATTCTAGCAACATCCACAAATTTAAATATCTCATCAACATTGAAAATTAGCATTGAACGCATTGAAACATCTTCATAGAAATCGATGTATCCAGATAGTGATATACACAGACCTAATTCTTCCAACCATCTAATCATCTCTTGAAGACATGATATAGACATATCAGATTCTTTAGTGTGGTTATATGTTCTTAAGTACCTAATACCTATAGTTTCAAACTTAAAGCATTTGTGTATAGCTCTTACCATCCATTGGCAGCAATATAACACTTTTTCTTTATGAACTCTCTTCTTAGCTCTATATTCATTGAATCTATCATAAAGGCTATTCACAACATAATCGAAAAATTTATCTTTACCCTGCTTAAAGCTGAATAGATAGCTTGGTGATGAACTACACTGCGTATAAATATACTTAAGAAGTTCAGATTCATCATACCATTGAATTGATTTCTTTTCTCTGTTTCTATCAGAACATGCAATGCTAATGGCCTCAGCTTTAATGTTCTCAAATGATAGATCTATAGGGGGCTTTAGAAATTCTCTATAAGCCTCCTCGCTTCATCTCTTGCTTTTTCACTTCAATACCTCTTTTAGTTTTAAGAATTTTCACAGTATATTTAACTTTCTTCACATCTGCAACAGGTTGTTGATTGATTTCTATATCACCAGCTCTCGCGAAGTTTTTTTTTTGACTCTCTTTTTGATGAATTTATTAATGAATTTAAAGAGCGTTAGCTACGCAGAGCGTTAGCCAAAACAGCGTCAGCCAAGCAGAGCGAGAGCAGCGAGCGTTTTTATAATAATAATAATATATTGGTTTAAAATAAGAGATGAAATGATGTGTGAAAACCGCTAGACCCCTAGTAAACATGAGGGGTGTAGCTAATTTTAGTCTTTTTTTAAAAATGACCATTTTCAATACCAAAAATTACACTCAAAATCACCCCTGTTTTTCCTCTTTGGTGCTACTAAAATTACACTCAAAATCACCCCTGTTTTTCATCATCAGCATCATGTCATTTCGCCCTCATTTTCAGAAGAATACTCAACAAAAAAAGTTGACAAATAGAAAACTTCTAGTAAACTAACAAACAAAAAATCTACCGTTTATATAACAAAACAGTATAAGCATATAACAAAAAGTTATTAGACAAATTACCACCGATAGAGTAAATTAAACGCATAACGTATTTTGATGAGAAAGAACAATATGAAAAACGAAAACGAAATTATCTTAACAGTAACAAAAGAGTTTAATAAGAACCTTGTTGCTGTTCCGGCAGGTAAGTACGGAAATATTAGACCAACGCTAATGTACTTAGATGAAGCCAACAAAAAGAATTGGCTAGTCGGATCATGTAAAGATGCATTGGGACCTATTTACTTATTCGGTGGAATGAATACAATGCGCGAAATCGCAGACAGTGGGAACGCATTTGTTGAGGGTACAGAACTCAAGTTGTTTGATGCTATCTGGTTTAGCATGTTGGAGAAATGATATGACTCTCATAGATGCAACGATGTTTGGTGATATATTCTTAGCTATTGTCGTCATTTCTATTGTTATTCCTATAAAAATTATTAAGATCTGGAGAAAAACGAATGAAACGCGAATTGACTATTGAAGAAAAGAAAAAAATTGAAGCTGCTCAAGCTGCATATGATCAGTTTAAGCGTAATATGATAGATGATCAAATCTCATTGATTTTTGATAAATCTCTTCCTATTTTTGATAAATTGCATGTCTCTATTGTAGCTACATCCGATTCAACTGATATTCCACCTAAAGGCTATCATGAAGTCGCCGAAGGCATTTACACATTCACTATCAATACAGATGGTTGTAAAACGTTCGTGTATGAAGATAGTGACAAAATTAGTTACGATGCCTCATTTGATGGTAAGGCAGAACAGCTTAGCGCACTAAAGAGCGATATTTCATCTATAGTTGGATTAGTGAGAGTTGGGTATATAGGCTATGTTACTGTTCCGCTATACACTAACCATAGCATATTTGAAAGAATTGAAAATGGCGAAATCGATGCAAAGAAAGATGACGCTCAAGAACAAAGTAATGGTCGAGGTATAGTGGTTTAACTGTTGCAACTAAAAAGACAAACATGAGAGAGTAATAATAATGAGCATTATCGTTAAAAAGTTCTATGGATTTTCAAAAAACTCATATTGGTGTGGTGAAGGTGAGAATATATTCTTTGTACCTTGCATCGGTTATATTAGAGTTATTTTAATCAATATGTTCATAAATTTTGTTATTCTCTTGATGCTAACGTTAGGATTGTGGAATGACTTTTGTGATATATTCTGGTTAGCGTGTTTATTATCATTCTGTAGTCACGCTTCAATTCTTTTATTTGCAATGAAGCCTCTAATGGAGGTAACATTAAGTAGAGATAAAAGGTTATTTCACTATATGTGTATAGTCTCTACGTTACCTATACAAATCATTCCATTTTTTGTCGTCATCTATAGGATGCTGATGGTAAAAATGAATTACAATTCCTTCCACGACATTCTAATATTAAAGGTGTTTAACAATGAAGAAAGATAATTCTGCGACTTTGAATACAATCAAACAACAGCTTACAACTATGATTGAAAGGGATGTTGTTGCACTTGGTTATCCATGCTTTTTAGGTGGGTTATTTGTTATATGTAGCGAAGGTGAATACACTAAGTATTTGCTAGAGTCAACTACTAACAGAAGCTTAACATCTGATAGATTTCCTAATAGAGTTAGATTTGGTGGATTTGTTAAAAACATTGCTGTATTCGATAACTTTGATCACGCATTAGATGTTGCTGATATGTGTACAAATCAAGGTAAACATGGAACGTGTTACGTTTTAGATTATGTTCGTGAGTACATAAACGTTCGATATGAATACTATTTTCAAAAACTCACACGATATAGAGAAAGAGATGCGGCTATTGATTTCTTCATAAAAGAAGAGAATAGAATTATAGCTAAACATATAAAGAATATAGTTGATGAAAGGGGTGCAAAACATGGATGATACAAATTTTATTTTGTTTGTGATTACTGCTATATACGTTATACTAAACCTTTTGTTGGTAGTTATCTTTTGGGTGATTGACGTTAGAGAAGGCGAAAATCCTTTCCCCACATACATAAAACGCACATATGATGATGATGGTAATCGCATTGGTATGTATAGCTTAGATTGGCTTTATGAATTGACGTGGAAAGATCTATTAACTCTATCAACAATTTTGCTATTAGCGTTCATCATCGATTTAATTGTTTGTCATATTGTTATAGGGTTAGTTGTTGCAATCCAAAAGTTATTGCATTATACTTCTAAAACAAAAATTTGGAATCATCTTACAAAAAGTAAGAAGAAATTTGATAGAAAAATGAATGAAACAGTATTTAAAAAGAAGGAAATGAATCATGCCTAATAATATCACCATCTTTACTTTTGAAAATTTCGCTCAATCGGTAAATAAGACAATTACAGAAAATGAATCGAATCTTTTTCGAACCACTTTAGATAAAGAAGAATTGTGGGAACATTACTTGAAATCATATCCATCAGAAGCCAATGAAATCTATCGCGAACGTGGAAGATACGACTGCAATACATGTAAGCGTTTCATTCAGCAAGTTGGTGGATTAGTTTGGGTTGATGACGATTTGAATATGCACACAATATGGGAACAGTCTTTCGAAGTCGGATATCCATATGGTGGCGTTGCTAAATCGATGCATAATTATATCATAGCAAATGCTGATGTTAAAAACGTATTCTTAGCAAATTCACGCTATCAAGTGATGATTGGCGAACAAGAAAATTATGAGTACGGTGATAGCGAAATTATCAATACATGGAATCATTTTTGGTTTGAGCCGTCTCGTGTGGTGAGTGGTGATATAATCGGAACGCTATTTGCAAAATACAAATCTGCGTTTGAAAGCACATACAGATCGTTATTGGACATTAATGAAAGTTCTATCGATTTGGTATTAGAGCTTTGTAATGATAATAATCTGTACAAGGGCGCTGAACATATTGAGAAGCTAGAAATTCTCAAAAAACTGAAAAGTGATACTATTGATCTAACAGATGAGCATAAAACGCTTTATGTCTGGAAGTATGTTAAAAACAAAAGTGCTGTTGTTCATAGTTTCCGAACTAGCTTGATTGGTACTCTATTGGTTGACTTATCCAATGGCGAAGATTTAGAAGTTGCCGTTAACAAATATGAGAGTAAAGCAGCTCCAGAGAATTATCAACACAAGCGAAAAATTGCGACACGATCTCAGATCAAAAAAGCAGAGGAACGCTTAGTAGAAATGGGTATGGTTGATAGCTTACTTCGACGTACAGCGAAATTAAGTGATATTGCTATTGATGATGTTCTATTCGCTGATCAAAAAGTTCATGGGCAAATGAAAGAAAGTTTGAGTGGTCTTTCAATCTTTCAAGATTTAGAAATTGAATCTCAAAATAAGCATCAAGTGAATGTTGATTTATCTAAAGTCGAAGAGATGAGTATTGATGACTTTATTAACAATTTATTGCCGAAAGTAACGTCAATTGAGGCGTATGTTGATAAGAATCATAAAAACAATTTTGTAACTCTCGTTGCACCATCTGTTCAACAAGCAAAACCATTAACACCGTGGAAAAATAATTTCACATGGGCTTATATTAAAAATTTAGCAAGCTCTTCTTTCATCAAAGAACGTGTTAAGAATGTTGGTGGTAAAGTTGACTGCGACGGACGCATATCTCTACTATGGGATAACCATGATGATTATGATTTACATGCATATATTGGTTCACATCGTATTGACTATATGAACACTTACGTAAGGGAGTTGGGTGCGTGTTTAGATGTTGACGAAAACTATAGACGTATTGTTGATAATCCAGTAGAGAATATCTACTTTGATGACTTATCTAAACTTGAAGGAAAGACAATTACAGTTGAAGTGACAGTAGCATCGTCAAAACGTAAAACAACATTGATGAGAGACGAATGGTACGTGGAACTAGAATTTAACGGTGAGATGGTTCGTATAGAAATGAACTATGTACTAAAATCACGAAAAAATGTTGTTAGATTTAAGATCAAAGGTGGTAAGTTGGAATTGATTGATTTAAATGAAGGGCGAATTGTAGAATCGGTTGAGATTCCACAAGAAGTCTGGGGTATTAAGTCTAATAACTTCGTTCCCGTTACTATGATCATGAACTCACCTAATCATTGGAAAAATGACGTAAATACAGGAACAAAACATGTGATGTTCATGTTGAAAGATTGCGTCAATGATGATAAAGTGCGTGGATTCTTCAATGAGTTCCTAAGAGCTGAGCTTAAGAGTGACAAGGCTGTATTTGAAATGCTTGGTAATCGAATGAAGGCAGAAAGTGATGAAAATCAATTATCTGGTTTAGGATTTAACACTACACAAAAAGGATATATTGTGTTAAAATTAAATGGAAAGATGAAAAATAAGTTAGTGAAAGTAACGTTTGCTTAAAATAAGGAATTTAAAAAATGAGTAACGAAAATCTATCAGAAAAAGTAATTCGCCGTAACATCTTATTCTTATTGCCGTCGGGTGGTGAAGTTTATCCTCAAATTCTATGGACTGTCAAACTGACGACGTTAAATCAGATTGTAGTTAAGTTACATGATGAAATTAACAAAGCGCCCATAACTTCTTTCTTAAAAGGTGATAGTAATAAAGTTGATGATGACTTAATGATTGCGTTTGAATATGCGAAGTATGTTATCGAAACACGCCAAAATGAGATTGTCTTTCAGAAGAAAGAAGATGAAAAGAAAAAAGAACTACATGAACTGTTCGCGCTTCAAGCTGAGATTGAAGAAAAAGAACGCAAATCTTTAACGAAAGAAGAAATTGCTGATCGAATTAAAGCTTTGTCTGCTTCCGTGACATATTAATAAACATACAACAACTCACACCATATTAAAGCAGTAATGGTCGTGAGTTGTTTGTTTTATAGAGAAAGTTAAAATGAAAACAGATACATTGAAAGCAATCGATTCCGTACTTAAAAATGTTAAAAACACTATGATCAAACAAACTGAAAACTTTCCATTAATGTTAGCTAATGAATGTGGTCCTAATGGAATTAGCGTAGTTGATACAACTTCGCCGATGAGTATGAATATAGCGCCCATGTGCAACAATAAGGATAAGTATGTTATAGCCGTTACGATTGATGGTTATGAATTTAGAGATATTGTCGAAAATTCTGATATAGATGTTAGTAGGATACAGAAATGTATTGAAGCATATAAGCAGCTTGAAGAGTCTTGTATTTACAGAAAGATTAAGGCAAATAGTGATTACAAGGAAAAACTGTGCCAACAGATGTTAGAACATCATAAAAAATTGGATAAGCTTTTCTATAAGTTGTTTGGTGCTAGTAAATTGCGAAATTCTTTGGATGTTCATAAAGCGAGAATGGATATTCTCGTTAAAAAAGAACAGAAATGTATCGACATCATAGATATGTTGGAGCAGGCATACAACAATAGCGATATATCCAATTGGCATGTTAGCCCTGTTTCAGGATTTGTTACATACAAAAAAGAATTAAGACAATCTCATAACGATATTGTAATATATTGGGCGAGAAGCTTTACTGGTGAAATTGAAACTAATATAACAGTTGATGACGATTTTACCGCATATCCTCTTGAATATTTAACAAAAGTATCAGATTTTAAAAGATATGTTGGCATTGTTAGAAAGATTATAAGAGAAGTTAAAAAGCAAAGTGTATTGAATAAGTAAACTAGGAGAATAAACTATGAAGCAACAAGTGAATGATACGTTAGAAATGAATAACGCTTACGGTAAAGAAAGTGGTAAGATTGCAGATGCGTTTCTAACAAAAGAAGGTGCCGAATTCGATTCAGCGATTCAGTCAATTGAATTTCAATTCGATCAAGTCGCAGATGAAGCTCGCGAAGGTTTAGCGTGGATCAAGAAATACAAAGATGGTGAAATTTCTTTTGATAAATTGCGTGAAGAAATTGTTGATGCATTTACAGATATTCAAGTATTTGCATTACCGATCCCTGCGTTTGTCGGGTGTGATCCAATTGTTCATTTTGATGAAACTATGACAGCTAATATGAGCAAGCTCTGCAAAACAATTAGTCAAGTAGAAGTAACTCAAGCGTATTATGACGATAGTCTATCAGTAGAAACTTACTATGAGCGCATTGGTGATTACTATGCAGTTAAATCACTGAAAGATCAAACCGGTTCAGATGGGAAATCGTACCCACAACATAAAGTACTAAAAAATACAGAGTGGATTGAACCTAATCACATTCAACATTTTGACGCTTAATTATTAATTGAGCTAAGCCAACTCTAATCGATTGTTTGGAGTTGGCTTTTGTATTGTATGTTGAATCACAATTCAGCTAAAATCTTACCTTCGATTGTTCCAGCAGTGTTTGCATTAACTTCAATCTCTATCATACCAGCATTAATAACGCCAGTTATTGTAAATAGAGAAGATGCGTTATAAACAGATGCGTAGACAGTAGTATCAACAATCGTCCCGTTAGTTGCAATCATAACTTCTGCACCATGTACGTTCCCACCACTATCTTTAAGCTTAATTAACGCTTTGATAACATCGTATGTTCCTACTGGTTGCGAGTACACAACAACAGTCGATGGAGCTGCTACAGGGAATGAGAATTCTGACTCTCCAATTGGAACCCAACGTGTTCCACTCCATGTATATTTCTGCGGATGATTGTTGCCGTTATTTTTAACTAGAATGTATTCACTTCCAGTATATCCAGTTGTGTCAATCAGCGCTAAAGAAGCTAAATTGCTAGTTACGCCTTTATTCAAATCATCTAAGTTGTTGAGTTTTTCTAATAGTGCATTAGTTAATACATTTGAGTCTGGTGCACTATTGATGATTTCTAGTATTCTATTGCTAGAAATTTGTTCACTTATACTTTGATTTAGAGCATACAAGCTAGAGGCTGAAGCAACCTTCAATTCGTTATTTTCTAATGATGTTGCAATATCATATCGCTTATCAACCTTGTTAGAAAAATTCCTAACAACATTTTCATAGTCTTGTCCTGTGTATGCCGATTGAAATTTTCGAATGCCAGGAGCATATGTATCTTGTAAAGCTTTATCGTTCGCCATAGTAGGATATACCTTAATAAGTGTTATGTGTCGATCAAGTCTATTGTTTATAGACCTATTTGTGGATATTTTTTATAACTTGTATCAAAATTCATTCTAAGTTAAAATGATACAGTTTATCTAAGTATTGTATCATTATTTAATAACGAGATATTGTTGGCGATATTAAATAAATAATAAACATTAGTTAAGTGACATAAGTCCGATGAACATCAGAACACAATGATAACTTAACGCTATATAGGAATTCAAAAAATGAGTTGTACAGACTTATCAGTAGAGGTGCAATCAGCACTAAAATCAATTATCTCAAATTCAAATGTATTTGAAACGTTTTTGAATGGCTCTGTAGATGATACCATTATGACGGCTTCCGGTATAAGTGAAACGCTCGCCAAAATCGTTCGTGATAAAATAGCGAATCAATTTATGTTGAAGGTTGTTGATTTTGATAGCAAAACAACAATGGAATCCGCTATAACAATGGGCAATACAGGTTTATTCAATGGTGTATTAGCTAGAGTTCATAGTGATGTTAATCCGGCTAATAACGGCATCTATCAATTGATTGATGAAGTTTCGAGAACATGGAATAAAGTTAGTTATCAAGACATTCTAGCAATCACCAACATTGTTCAAAAACCTGATGGAAATATCTCAAAGCGAGTGTTGGATTTCACAAACATTAGTGATTCAGTTCCAACAACAAATTACATAACGTACTTTCAGATTCCGGTTAGTGCAGCACCTGTCACCAATGTGTTTAAAATAAAGGTTATTTCACAAGATACAATATCACTTGCAAGCTCATATCAAGAGTTTACTGTGCATATTATATCTGCAGGTGGAGCAAGCTTGGGTGTCAATATAACAGAAGATGTTAAGAATAATTTCGGTGGCGGTATCGATGGCGTAGATCTAATCGTAACGACTGCAAGTAGTGGTGGTTACCATAACGTTGGTCTTCAAGCTCAGTCACGAGCAGGTGTGTTAGATTTCTTTGATCTCACTGTTGAAGGAAAAGCAAGCATGGTGTTTACACAAACTCCAACAGATATAAACCCATTCTAAAAAAGTTGTTGCAATCACAACTCCCCTCCTTTATAATGCTCCTATATTGTTAAAAGAACTAGCGTATAGGAGCAATTTATGTTGCAAATAAGCAGTACTGTACATTGCGTCGAAATCGGTGATGAAGATCATAGACTAAGCATTATCGAATATATGGATAAGCAAATGATCAAAGCTCTGAATAAAAGTAATGTTCACGACGTTTCTGATGAAAATTCACCCATCAAAATCTCAGTGTCAAAAGTTGATTTTTTTGTAGATGTTCCAGATTTTATCGCTCCATTTATTGTTGTGACATGGGATATTGAAGTGGATGATATGCAGTATATTGAAAATATGCTCAATATCGTTGGAAGCTTTGATGAATATGTGAATTTGATCTATGCATGTGAAAAATACGATCTAACTGCACCTCTATCATCTATCTTTTCACTGAGCATTGAAATTCAGAATAAATTGCGAAGTGATATATGTAAATTCTTTTCCGGTGATATGGGTGAGGATAGAGGTTATATTGAATATCAAATATCACGCATAAATGAAAAGCGCTTCATGTCTATGATTTCGATCATACAGAAAATATTGTTCAACCTAAGTGATGTTGAAAGTATCAAAGAACAAAGTGCTGAAAACGTAGCAATTGTTGAACGGTTAGTTACTGATCTAAATCTACAAAGTTACACGCCTAACCTTATATCAATCAAACGACATCTTGAGGATCTTAAAGGAGTTAAGTTAGATGATATTGATGCGTTAGATTATGCAAAAATAGCTTTACATTAATCAAATTTTAACTTAAGATGCACTATACATACATAAATTAGTGTGTATAGTGTGCAACCAATAACATAGGAGAATTGTTAATGGCGATTAAAAAGAATGAAATCATGAAGAAATTGAATAAACTTGCCGAACGACATGGCACAGCTGGTGTCGCAACGGTATCTGAATAGAGAATATTTGGATAACGAAGGTTTATTCACAACAGATGTTCCAATCTATAACCTAATACGTACTGGTAAGTTAAATGGTAAGATTCGTGCGGGTATTCATCAAGTTGCGGGTGATTCTCGTACATATAAAACACTCTACGGTGTTATGGAAATTAAGCACTTCTTAAACACATTTGATGATGGTGTTGCGTTCCTATTTGATAGTGAGTTTGGAGCATCTTCTGAATACTTCATAAGTGAAGGTATTGATCCAGATAGAATCATCCATGTTCCAATTGAAAGTGTTGAAGATTTGAAAGTGAAAGCAGCATCAGTGTTGTCGGATTTAACTAGGGAAGATAACGTATATTTTATAATCGATTCTGTGGGACAACTTGCATCTTTGAAGGAAATTGAAGATTCTGAAAATGATAAAGTTGTTGCTGATATGACGAGAGCTAAGCAACTCAATTCTCTATGGCGTATCATAACAGCTAAGATTAACTCGCGTGGTATTCCATGTTATGTTATCAATAGTGCTTATGATGATATATCTAACAAATACGCTGATCCTATTCTTAAGGGCGGTAAAGGTGGTCTACTAGCTGCTAACTCTACATTCTATGCAAGACGATCTAAAAATAAATCAGATGATAAGAATGAATTTGGAAATAAGGTTCTTGAAGGGTTTACATTCACATTGACTAATATGAAAGGTCGTGATGTGAAAGAAGATGTAAAAGCACCTATTGAAATCTCATTTGAAAATGGTATCTATAGATGGTCAGGTATGCTTGAAATTGGACGTTATCTTGGCGCTATCGAAATGTTGGGTGCAGGTAGATACAAATTCAATAGCGAACTAATTGAAGCAACAGGCATCGATAAATCATTCACTAAGAATCAGATGAAATAGAGGTGACGCAGATGAATGGTTTGAATCATTGATTTCTAATGAATGGTTCAAAGAAAAAGCTGAAGGTTTATATTCTTTGAAAGGGAAAGGAGCATTTGTTCAGGATGATCTAGATGAAGTAGAGGAGTTGTTGTCAAATGAAGAGGATTCGTAATTGGATAGCATCTCTATTGATGTGGTGTAAGGTGTACTTTACACCTTTTCATAAAACACAAGAAGCAGAAGCATTGACTACAGTTGTTGATTGTGATGGTTCATCTCCACCCCAATATTCAATAGAATATAATCCAGAGAGATTTGGTAGAAAGCAGCCATATACTGTTATCACATCTGGTGAATTTAAAGGTGTTTGTTTCTTGTATAAGTTGGAACTCGATACAGAAGTTGAAAAAACTCGCACTATCATTGAATTGCTAACGAATACGGTGCCTATAACAGATAGATTGTTGGAAACGTGTGCAGATATCATTGGTGTGCAGATTGAGCAACTTAGTGAGGAAGAAATTGTTGCTTCTATGCAAGTGGTTTAATACAATTCTCATCTTAAATACTTGATAAAAGCTTAAGGAGTGAGAATTTGGAAGAAATAATCATAAACTCACTAATAACAAACAAACAATACTTTGATGCAATACTGCCTCATTTAAAGGCAGAGTGGTTTAGTAAAAAGTCATCTAAATAGGTGTTTTAGAGCAATACAGTCATACTCCAATGAATATAGGAAGCCACCTACATTAGAGTCGATAATGATTGAAGTTCAAAAACACCCATTAGATGAACATGTTTTTGATGATGTTGTCGAAATACTGGAAAGTTGTGAAGAGCCATGTAATCAACATTTTGATTGGCTTAAGAAGGAAACAGAAGAGTGGGCAGTGCAAAGATCTTTCTTCAATATGCTGCAGACATCTATTGCAGTGTATGAAGGTGAAGATAAGAGTGTTCATAGGAATGCTTTGCCAAGCTTGATGCAAGAAGCGCTATCTGTTAACTTCAATAGTGACTTTGGTAAATCGTACTGGGAAAACCCAGAGGATCATTGGGAGAATGAACATAGCGAAGTTAGTAGAGTTCCATTTGAGTGTGATATTCTCAATAAAATTACAAAAGGTGGTGTTCCTGACAAAAAAGGTACGTTGAATATATTCCTAGCACCTATTAACGCTGGTAAGTCTACGTTCCTTATATGGATGGCTGCAACATGGGCTAGACAGGGTAAAAACGTCATATACTTTTCATTGGAGATGGATGAAGATGTATGTAAAACTCGTTTAGATACAACAATGATGGATATGACGTTTGATCAGGTATTTGCATTGAATAAAGATGAATACTGTAATAATGTTAGAACTCTACAACAATCGATATTGGGTGATATTCAATTTAAGCAATTTGTTCCTGGAACCGATATAGGGCAAATGAGGTCTTATTTGAAAGAACTTGAACGAATTAAGTCTTTTAAACCTGACTTAATTATTGTAGACTACTTAGGTATTGCAGGAAGTGAAAAGTTGCCACCTTCTGCTAAGAGTAATTCTAATACGTATCTAACGAGCGTAGCAGAAGAACTTAGGGGGTTAGGTACAGAATTTAAAGCACCTATATGGACAGCAGCGCAGTTTGATAGGACAGGTCAAGCATCTGGATCTGTTAACGTAACCAATATTGCAAGTGCAATTGGTATTGCTGCAACAGCTGATTTCATGATTGCTGGTTATAATTCTAGTGATCTTCCTGATAATCAGATGATCATTAAACAGTTGAAGAGTCGTTATAACAATAAAAACGTTATCAACAAGTTTTTAATTGGTAGTGATCAAGATAAACAGAAATACTATGATTTAGATTGGAGCGCTCAACGATCTGTTATGAGTGATGATCAGATGGAAATGGCTAGAGATGGTATTATGTCTAAGAATGCGGAAGCTAACAAAGAAAAGATGCAAGCTCTATTTCAAGCTAAACACGATAATAAGCAACATAGCAATAAAGAAAAAAGCGAAAAAACTGGAAGCTCAGAATGGGGTTGGTGATATACAACCCCAACAATAGGAGAATGAAATGAATTTATCTTTGAAGATGAAACCAAATGTTAGAAAATTCTTTAGCAGATCTGATGTTGATCGATACATCCAGAGATTAGGGACTACGACGTTTACAAGTAATGGTATTAGTTGCTGTAAATGTAACGGTAATGTCATCAACCTTTACAGCATCCAAAAGAGACGTGCTACAAGAACACGAGATGAAAAAGGTCGATATAAGACAATTTACGACTCTTCATGGATGGTTACAGTGTATTCTATTAACAAAGATCTATTGCAAGCAATTCTGGTTACAAATAACCAGAAATTGATTCAACGCAACAACCATTTTGATATTGTTGATAATTGAAACAGATAAGTAAGATAACCGACTAATATTAGGAGAAATGATATGAGTAAAGTAGGATTTGATATTCCAACCGATCCAGCATTACAAAAAGAGTTGATTTCTAAAATCAAAAATGTTCGTAACCTAATGGCTATTGAACAATCAGCTGCTGAAAACGTAAAAGAAACAGTTGCTGCGATTAGCAAAGATTTCAAAATTCCCGTTGGTGATATTAAAGCAGCGGCTAAGATGGATTTGACTCATAGTAAATCTAAAGCTGAAAAGACTCATGGTGATCGTATTGATCTATATGAAATGGTTTTTGAAAAGACCGTTAGTCAACCAATTGATGAAGATGATGAAGATGATGATGCAGCTAGTTAATGAAACAAAACAAACATTGACGTTTGAAGAGTGGTATACTACACTTCAAAATCAGTCACAGAAGCTCGGGCAATCTGTCAATGATACAGAATACTGGAGAAATGAGTATGCACAAGGTAAAACTGTTACAGAAACTCTAAGACAACACTTTAGCGGCGTTATGATATTAGAGTGATGCGAACATAGCTTGTGTTTGTTAATGGGAGTGATTGACTATTTCACTCCCAAAGATACAAACATTAAATGAACAATTAAACAGAAGGATGCAAGTTTATGACAACACGATTGATTTTGAATCTAGATGGCGTTAACACTGAAGATGTATTCATAAAGATTGGCGATAAGCATTTTTACATCAGCGAAGAACGAGAGTTGGTTGAAGTGTTTTTCATATCTGGGCCGACGTTTAAAGATAAAATTATCAACGTTAATGAAATTGATGGAGTTATACAAAATGTCGAATGATATAACGTTTAAAAAGGATGGGTTATTAGCTCATCTTATCGAAAAGTACACATACATTAAATTGTGTAGTGTCAATAATTTATGTGATATGATTGAATCTATTATTATTGCAATTGCATCTTGCATAGTTATAATTTTTGCGTATGTTATTGTAATAGGTGGATCTCTTGCAACAGCTATCGGTTTTTACGGTGTATTCTTCGGACTTGAATTGAATATGATTTATACCGAAAATAGTATGATTATGTTCTTGTTCGTTGTTGGTGCATGTATGTTATTGATATGTTTAGCATACGCAATTTCATCATCATTTAAACAGATTGTCTTCGTGACAGGGCTGATAAAAGATCGAAATAATAACAATCCAGATAAAATAAATGATGTCAACAAAAAAGAAAATGATGTTATGAAATTTATCAAGTTGTGGGTAGAGATGCGATATAACAAAATTTGTTTACATATTAAATGGGAGTGAATAATATTATGGTCTTCTTACACTTTGTTTTATACTTTTTTTTACCCTTTGTGGTTTCATTATGTTCACTTTACGCTATGTACGCTTTAGAGAAGAGTATAAGCGTACATACATCGAATGATAACTTTCTACATACGGATAATGCATCAACACCCATTTTTCTAGTAGTTTTATGTGTTTTCCCTTATACTAATCTAATAACTAGCGTATTGTACCCATTGGTTTTGGTTTTTGTATATGTTAAGTATAAGTTATGTAAAAAGGTTAAAAATGTGTAATTTTAACGCAAAAATAATTGTTTTTCTGATTAATTTGTGTAAAATATAAAAGTACTTCGACTTTACCATATTAGTATAGTAGTCGAATTGTTCTAATAGATAGGAATAAGATAATGAAGAAATTAGTTGCATTATCAGTTTTAGTAACATCTATAATGACTGGATGTGCACCATCGATTGCTTCGGTTGATGATGTCACTATTTCTGTAAACAATGGTACAGTCATTGTATCAACTTTAAACGAAATGTATACCAACTTAGATATTTGCGAACTCAATTATGAATTTGATGATTATATGATGTTAATCTCATTCGATAAGCCGGTAGCATTATTTGGTGGTGAACAATTCATCTCTATTGTTTGTAAGAATGGATTAAATATAGAAATACCTTTTACAGACAATAAATTTGAAGTATACTAAGCATACTTAATTTTTAATAAACAAAGGAAAAAGAAAATGGTCAACAAAATGAAGTCTTATGGTAAGCAAGCTCGTTCAGAACAGAATAAAAATTCTAAGCGAGTTAACCGTAAAATGAAACGCAACAATAAACGTGAAGCGTGGAGTTAAAAGTCTTTATGAGTGAAAGTGACAAAAATCTTGTAGAATTTGGATGGGCAGATGGGTATTATCAACAAAAATGCATTACATGCGATTCCACTCATGTTGCAGCAAAAAGAAGCTTTAGATGTAAGAAATGCGCTCAACAATGTTTAGGATTAAGTCAACCGTTGAATCAGATTGATATGTTTAAGACAGAGTAACGTTGTTAAAAAGAAAGGGTTTTGGGGTGAGTAAATTCGTCGGGGACGGACTCTGGATTCTAAACCAGCAGGTATGAGTTAGTAGCTCGTATGGGGGTCGGGACCACCTGCTCACCTCCAAAACCCTTTCTTATATTTCGTTTAGTATGATAGTTAGTAAGAAGAGATAAACCTTGTATTATTGAATTGATAATAGACGCTTTATTTCTTAACAAAGAGAGTAAATTTTATGGAAAGCTCAATGATAGTATCAGATAGTGACCGGTTGATTAAAATGATTGCAGATACTGTCGAATTGAAGAAAAGTGATGCAGACAGAGATTGGTTGATTACTTCTCTTGAGATTGCGATAAACTCTTCTATGAATGATATATGTTTTGCAAAGTCCTCGGATTTTTCAAAGGTTGTTGCTAAGCAATATGCTGATAGTGAAGTTGAGTTTGTATATGATCGAGCTTTAGATGGAATATTCTTCGGCATGTATGGATATCACACAATCATTGCTTCAGCTTTATATGAAGCAAGGGTTAAAGGCGAATACACAGGTGGTGCCGATAGTAGTGATGCTTATATCGACGAAGGTATGGGATTCATTAAATCTACTCAATCAAAATCAATTTTAGTTGGAGATGATATTTCTCTAACTGCTAGAGAGAAGATTCTGTTTAGAGACTTCTCAATCAAACGGATTTGATAATGTGAAAGGCTATACAGGCTCTGATGTTTTACTGTATGTCTTGGAGAAGCAATTTTGCGGCAACTGTTCCAAACTGCATGTTTCTAGGTTTATGTGCTATGGTTTATACTTGTTCATCTTAACTCATTTAACTTAAAATATCTCAAAAGGAGAATAAACAAATGCAAGACAATTTAAAAATGCTAAAAAATACGTATATTATGATGTCTGTTATGATTATGGTGTCATTAGTAACAGCTTTTACATCTAATGTGTGTCCATACTTTACAAATATGTTTACAGAATCTGGAGTATTATTTTCAGTGGGTGTATCTGCACTAGCGATTCTAGCTATGGTTGGTGTTATATTTACAAGCAGTGTGCCATTAACTTTATTGTTCTCAACTTTTATCGGTCTATCTATTGGGCAGATTTTATACACTAAAGATGTATCTTCAGATACTTTGTTGTTGGCAGGAATTGGAACGATTGCTATTTTCGTATTAACGTCTTACTATACAATCAAAAACTATATGAAGCATGACTTTAGTAAAATGGGTACTTTCCTATTAGTTGCTCTGATTACTTTAATTGTTATGTCGATTGCGAATATATTCATTGGTTTAGCTTGGTTGGAAGCTCTCCTATCGTATGCAGCTATCATTTTATTCTCTGGTTTTATTATGTATGATACCAGTGAGATTATGAAAGGACACTATGAAAACTATGTTCAAGCATCTATTGGAATGTTCTTAAACATTGTAAACATCTTCATTAACTTAGTGTATGTACTAGAAGACTAAATAAATTCAGATTCTTTTCAAAACAGGTGTTGACATGCACCTCACCCTCCCTTAAAATTAACACATAAAGTAAACAAATAGCCAAAAAGGTGAAACAACATGAAAACTCAAGCTAATAACGTAACTATGAAAATGGCTCATTCTATTGCACGTAACGCTGTTGAAATCTATGGCGGAAAGCATTCAGAATATTTTGCAAGTGCCTTGAAACAAGCTCATGAGATTTTCAAACTAGAATCGTTCATGCAAAGTGAAGTTCAAGACCGTGTACGTCGTCGCCGTGAGCTTAAACTTCAGATGACTTCTACTCAAGTTGTTACAAAGCGCGGCAATATTGTTCAAGTAACCGTTAAGTAATTAATTAAACATTCCTCTATTGTTAAATAATGATATAATATAGATTAATATTTTTTTTCAATAGAGGAATTTGTTTTGAAAAACTTCATAGATATTCTAATTGAGTCCGGAAATCAGCAATTGGATGAAGCGCTAATCACATTTGGTGGAAAAGCTAATCCTAGATTTGGGCAAATCGTTATTCTCGCGGGTGGTGCAGGATCTGGAAAAGGATTTGTTCTTTCGAATCTTGTTGGTGTTCAAGGAAAAGTGTTTGATGTTGATGCGTTAAAAGCATTAGCAATTGAATCTAAGAAATTTGCTTCACGTGTTAAGAGAGAAACAGGTAAAGATCTTAAATCTTTTGATCTAAGAAAACCTGAGAATGTATCCGCAATTCATGGCATCATAGGTGTAGACTATAAGCTTGATAGTAAAGTAAAATCTGCTGCATTTAAATCCATTGCATTAGCGGATCCACAGAGAAAGCCAAACTTAATTTTTGATGTGACGCTAAAGGATATTAAAAAGCTGAAAGATATCGCAAGAGATGCTGAAAATCTTGGTTATGAAAAAGAAAATATTCATTTGGTATGGGTAGTAAATGATATTGAAATAGCCAAAAAGCAAAACGCTTCAAGATCAAGAGTTGTTCCATCAGATATTCTATTGGATACCCATAAGGGTGCATCATCAACAATGAAAGATATTCTTTCAATGGGTGATAAACTAAAACAATACATGAATGGTGAAATTGTTTTAGCGTTCAATAGATTTGTTCTACCTAATGATGGTAAAAACGATGCTGAGATTGCGACAAGTGGTAAAGGTGGTTCTTATATCAAAAAAGCCAATTATGTATACGTTAAGCGAAAAGGTAAAACTGTGTTATCACCTTCAGAGATTTCTTCATCTGTGATTGATAAGATTAAATCGTATGTACCCAAGGACTCGTTCTTAAGTTAATAGATAAACGAAAACTTTATGTATACTTTCCATAGTGTTGGTATTACATGTAAGCTGGGAACAAGGAAGAACTTAACCAAGATGAGCTTGACGCTTTTATGCATAAAGTATATGGAAAATATGCTAATGTTCAAGTTAAGCGAAACGATGGAAAAGTTGTTAAAGTATACTGACATTGTAAAGAGCGGAAAAGATAAAATAAAATCCCAATTTCATCACAAAAAGGCTTGCTTCGGCAGGCCTTTTATCGTTATAATTCTATATGTTGATTGATCTTATATAACAAAATTTCAAAACGGAATATATGAACATGAGCAACTTAAACAATACAGTAGTTTCGAATATCATCGACTTCAATAGTATGATTTCCAACCCAACTCAAATTTCAACTGAGGATAATATCTTCATCGGAATTCAAAATGGAACGCCTATGTATGGAACGCCATCAGAAGCATTCATGGAGATATGGAAAGAAACAAACTATTATAAGTGCGGATATCTTCCTGAATCGTTCAACGTCGCTAAGTTTACAGATGGAACTTATATTATGCGTGTTACTTATATGGATGGAATTGGAAATATTCCATTTGCGTGGGTATTTCCACCTGAACTTCCATAACTAACTATAAAAACTTTCAATAAAATGCTTTTAGTTATTGACTCCAACAAGATAAATTGAGATAATATTTCTGTTGATTGAGAGAATTGAATAAAGGAAATGACTATGTATACTCCAGAAGAAATTTCTATCTTACAAAAAGCCGAAATGATCATTGCATCAAAAGCTAAAAAAGAAAAGATATCAGTAACAAGTACAAATATCGCTGAAAATATTCTAAAGTTTCGATTAGCTCATTTAGAACGTGAAGAGTTCCACGTCATGTACTTGAACAATCAGCACGAAATCATTGAAATTTTATGTGAGACTAAGGGCACTATTAACGCTGCTAGCGTCTATCCTCGCGAGATTGTTAAAAATGCATTGAAACTCAATGCTGCCGCTGTGATTATTTCACACAATCATCCTTCTGGATCGTTATCGCCTTCAACAGCCGATTTTCAAATAACTGACAAAATTCGCAAATGTCTAGATATGCTAGATATTCGAACTCTTGATCATATTATTGTTGCTGGGAATAGTACATATTCTTTTGCAGACAACGGCCAAATGTCTTGACTCTAACGAGATAAATTGAGATAATATTTCTGTTGATTGAGAGAGTAAAGAAAAGAGGAATTATCATGAAAAACATCACAAAATCTGAAACAATTCGCAAGATTGAAGCACACTATGAAAAAGAGACTGTTTCTGCTCCCATTATGTATGGAGAAGAGAACAATGTTTCTAATGCTATCGTTCATTGTGTTTCAGAAGAACGTGAATACTTTGCTCATGTTGAAGTGAAAAAAGTTGATCTAGGGAATGAGTTTCGATTTGATTTAACCGAAATAAAAACAGGCCCATCCGTTGAAGCTTTAGCTGATGAGCCTGAAGATGATGATTTTGTAGTCATCGATGAAAACGTTATTGACATGATTCCTTGGAATCTTGAGAACTACTAAAATTAAGCTACGTTAATAACTTTCGTTCCGCTTTTTACTTTCATATGACCAGCTAAGAGTGTGATCAATAGAACGCGCTCTTCTGCTGCATTTTCTTTACCTTTCCCATAATTTAGGATGATCTTTACTGGAACAGACTTACTAACAATAGCATAATCACCATGCCCGTGTTTATTTACTATATCTGGGACACCATTTCTTAGCATACCCATAATATCTTTTTTATCTACATTCCCACCACGTTCACTATGTCGATCTTTAAAATGATTCTCTATCCCTCTAGTTTTAGTTATAATTGGAATACCTTTGAAGTGTGCTAATGTATTAACAATCGGAGCCTTTTCCATCAAAAGAGCTTCACTAAATGTTATCATACCTTTATGAGTGCCATCTTCATAAGGAATATATTCTAAAATGTCTTCTACTAAAAAATTTAATGTTTCCACTGTAAATACCTGATTAGTTTATTGACATTATTTATACTTATTGAGATAATACTATTGTTGATTGAGGAGTTAATATGAAATATAAAAGAGTTTTAGTTGATGTTGATGGCGTTGTCGCCAACTATGTAGAGGGATGGAAAGCACTAACAGGATATCACCCCGATTGTCTAAACAATTTAAGCAAAGCTCATAAAGATCTAATAAAAGGAAAAGTTATCGGAGAGGATAAACTATTTCTTAATCTTCCCATCTACGATGGAGCGAAAGAATTCATTGAATTTCTGAAAGAAAAGTTTGAAGTTGTTGAATTCTATACCGCAACTGGGCATGTTTTGCCGTTGTATTCAGAAGCATGTAAGCGCACATGGCTCGAAGAGAATTTCAGCGGAATTAAAGTCAATGCTTGTATTAAAGCTCGTGAAAAGATTAGATTGAGTGATGAAAATAGTATTTTGATTGATGATAGAATGAAAAGCAAAGAAGCATTTGACAGCGGAAAAGGGCTTTGTATTCTTCACACTCCTGGAGACTTTGAGAAAACTAAACTAGCGATTGAAAGCTTGATTGATTGCAAATAATATTAGTGAGTGAGAAAATTATGAAAACTAAAAATGTAACCGTTAAAATGAAAGATATCAAAGCTGGCGTTACTATATTTGTGGCTCACCCTGTATATGGTATTGATGAGTATATAGTGACAAGTAAACCGTACCCAGTCTTTCATTCTCAGAGTATTTACCCAAGCAATCCACCCAAAGTTCTTGGAATGTTTTTCAATTGTCGCTGGATCTTTAGTTCTTGTGAAGACTCAGACCCTATCGAAGATAGCCGTTCTTGCCAAGATGCTGGCATAACAGCTGGAGAGTCATACAACTATCGTCGCACTTTCTTTAAGCGTAAACATGCTGAAGAATGGTGCAGAAAAATGAAAACAGATCCTGGATTTATTGCTCAACATCAGAAGCATTTAGACAATACGAAAGATTTGTTTGACTATATGTATGATGATGATTATGATGATGATTATATGTTTGATTATCATGATTAACAAATAACAACGACAAAAGCTTGGGTGATTGATTTCACTCAAGCTTTTTCATAATAAAGGAGTATATATGTGCCACTTAAGCGAATTGAAGCGAATTAAAGAGGGGGATGCTGATTCCGTAAAAGATAAGAAGGTTTATCTAATACGCCTGTTTAACGATGTCTATAAAATAGGTGTATCAAATTACCCAACGCAAAGAGCTTCCGAAGTCAGAACAAAGTCTGGTTACAAAGCAACGCAACTCATACAAGAGTCAAAAGCAATGCCTGTTGAAATGGCTATGATACTCGAAAAGTTTCTTCATAGTGGTGTTGAGAAATATTCTTATAGAGCTAATAAGTGGAGAGGGAAAGGTAGATGGCAGGGATGTACAGAGTGTTTCAAATTACCGAAACAAGTTGCTATTAACGTATCTAGTGTGTTAGTATCAGGAGAACTATCAAACTTATACAGAGAGGGTGTTACGTTATGAGCTTAAGAGATTCACCACCGTATAGAAATTATAGCCTTTCTGATGCATGTTTAGAGTATGTTAAGGATAATTTACGAGTGAATTCTGATGATTGCAGACATTTGAAATATCTAGAAGCGCATGATATGATTTGCGACGTAGTTCCAATCGGAGAACGGCATATGGTAAATTGGTCAAAGATTAAGGAATTGGTCTATAGACTTTGATATGAGGGGTAAATTTTAATGCCAACAGCACAGGAATTAATTGGATATGGGCATCAAGCATGGTGCATAGGTATAGCTTTAAAATTACACTTTACTACACCAAACTATGATATCTTCAAGTATGATGGTGAAGTTAAGAACAATGGTATAGCGTACTTCAAAAAGAATAAATCTCGTGGTATGTGGTCAAAGCTTGGTCTGTACATGAAAAAGAAAGGCGTTTACCAAAAAGCGTTAGATTTCCTAGCTGCTCAATATCTGTATGCTGATAAGCCTTACAAATCTATTTTTGTGCCTGATATGATGGATGAAAACGCTATAAATCGCCATTTGAAGTATGTTTCTGATAGGGGTAGAATGTTTCAACAATTCATTAACGACTTTGAGATAATCTATGCAGACGCAAGAAGTAAGAAAATTGGTATCAATGAGTATGTTGTTCCTGTTAATGGTCAATCTCACTTGTTCAATCTATATGAGCAAGATAAGATCGACTGGCTAACAATGATAGCGTTCGATTGGATTCTCAACATTGCAGAAGCATGGGATAATGAAACGATTGATCATTTTACATGGCCTGATGTTCGTAGTAAAATCTCTAAATGTTCAAAGTTTTACGAAATTGAAGCGCAGGATTACATCGATCACATAAACACAAGATTAAGTTAAGAGGAAATTGCAATGACGCAAAAACCGAAGTTTTACACTTTTTACAAATCATGGGGGAATAAGATATTTCACAGCTATTATGATGAAAGTGGAAATAAACACAATGATATAGTAGAAGATTTCAATCCCAAGCTATACATCCCATCTGATACATCGAAATCGGAATTCACATAGAGTTAAGGATATTCCTTTACAACAAGTTTCCTTTGGTTCTATTAGGGACGCTAAAGACTTCATCGATGAGTATAGTGATGTTGAAGGTATAGAAATATACGGAACAACTAAATGGGGTGTTCAGTTTATACAAGAAACATACGGTGCAAATATTGACGTAGACTTAAGCATGATAACAGGTCTATGGATTGATATTGAGACTGATTACGATCCACAGCGCCAACCAGATCCAAAATCTGCTGAGTTTGAAATTAGACTTATTCAGATATACAACTCAAGAACAAAATCGTTTGATGTGTTTGGATTCAATGAGCAAGGGTATAAGCACGATAAAAGTCATCCTGAAATCGGCCATTTAAATCCAACATATCATACCTGTGTAGATGAAGATGAACTTCTCATTAAGTTTTTAGCGCTCTTCAAAGAAGCAAATCCTGATTGGATTTCTGCATGGAATGGTACGAAGTTTGATAACCCAACAATCTACTTTAGAATGGCTAAGTGTTTGGGTGAAAGCACAGCCAATCAACTATCACCTTTCAATATAGTTAATAGTCGAGACTTTAAAGATGACTATGGCAATATGGTAACATCTGTTGAAATTGTGGGTGTATCAAATCTCGATTATATGGAAGTTTACGATAAGCATAATTTTATCCCTAGGGAGCGTATGTCATTAGATTTCATTTGTGAAGCTGAGCTTGGTGCAGGTAAAGTTGACTATAGCGAATATGGAAATTTGAATGATCTATATTTTAAGAACTTCCAGCTGTATGTTGAGTATGGTATACGAGATGTTGACTTACTAGCAAAACTTGACGAAAAGCGTCAGTTTATGAATATCACTTATGCTATCGCATATTTTGCAAAAGCGAATTTTGAAGATACGTTAGGAACCGTCGCTCTATGGGAAACTATTATATACACCTACTTGGATAATCAGAATCGATATACTACAATTAAAGGGGATGTTGGATCAAAAGAAAGGTATCCTGGTGCTTACGTTCTACCTGTACAGCAAGGTAGATATAAGTGGGTGTTGTCTATAGACTTAGCATCACTGTATCCACATTTAATTCAGCATTTCAATACTGGTCCAGAAACGTTAGTTGAATTTTGGGATCTTCCTGAAGATGTTCAACAATGGGTTAGAGATAATAGACCTATTGGTTCAGATCCAAAATACTTAGATTCTGACGTTGCAGCTAGCTTAGGAGTCCCAGAAGAATATGAGTTTTTGCAATGCATAAACGCATTTTTGAACAAGGATGTCGATACAAGCATACTGAAGAAACATAATCTATGTGTTTCCGGTAATTGGCAATTCTTTAGCAATGAACGAATGTCGTTTTTATCTGAGCTGATGCGTAAGTTGTATGCAGATCGTAAAGCCCATAAAAAGTTAATGCTTGCTGCAGAACAAGCTAAAGTGAGAGCAAAAGAAGAGCTTGAACACAGAGGTACCCATAGCGAGTTTGCTGGATGGGCTGATCAACAAGTTAAAGAAGAATATCATAAACAAGCTGCAATAGAAGTTGCAGAAGATGGGAACCAGCAATCTAGAAAAATTCTCATGAATAGCGTCTATGGGGGGTTAGGTAACGCTGCTTTCCAACACACTGATCCACGAATTGCTGCTGCTATTACTTTAGGTGGGCAGATAACTAATAAGTGGACAGGAAACAGGATAAACAAGCTCTTAAACACCATAATGAAAAATGATGTTGAGAAGAATTATACACCAGCTGGTGATACAGATTCTCTATATATAACATTAGATGACATTGTTAAAAAGCTTGGTATAGAAAATGAAAGTGAGGATGTTATTGCGGATAAGTTAGATGCATTCTATAAGAAAGTTCTTGAACCTAAGATTGAATCTTGGATGGATGAAATGGCTGATTATATGAATGCATATGAACAGCGAATGTTCTGGGATAGAGAGGTTATTGCGCCAGTATCTATCAACGTATCTAAAAAGCGCTATGCAATGAAAGTTAAAGATAGTGAAGGTGTTAGATTCGAGACTTGCAAAACAAAGGTTATTGGGTTAGAAGCTAAAAAATCGAACACCCCTGTATGGGCAAGACCTATTTTGGAGAAAGCCTATCAGCAAGCATTGGATTCTGATGTTGAAAGTCAGATGCATACATTTATTGATGAAGCTCGCAAAAAGTTTAATGATCTTCCAGTGTACGATATTTGTTCACCGACTGGTGTTAAGGGTATCGATAAATACACTGATAAGAAGACAGGTGAAGCTATAAAAGGTGCGCAAAAACACATTAGATCGGCAATTAACTTCAACAAAGTCATAAAGGATTTTTATATCGACGCATCGCCCATTCAAAGTGGTGCAAAAATTAGATATGTTGACTTGAAGATACCTAATCCATATAATGTCGATGTATTGGGTTTTGATGGAGAAATTCCTCCTCAAATGTTGCCAGTGATTGAACAATATGCTGATAGAGAAGCGCTATGGCAATCAGGGTTCGTTAAACGCCTTAAGAACTTTATAGATGCTATTGGTTGGGAAACAGAACCTAAAGGTGGCGATTTATCAGACTTTTTTGTGTAATGATTGTTAGATCCTCTTAATCTTTTATTGTTTGAGAGGATCTAATTTTATGAACTTACCTTTATTGCCACTAGAAGAAATAATGAAGTTCAATAGTGAAAACTGGGTATTGTGCTTACAATAAAGAGATATAACTGATGTATTTAATTTTAGGTTGCATAGTGATGGCGCTAATCATGTCATCAGTTTTGTTTACATGTTATGACGATAATTCAATAGGAATTGTTACTAACTTAGATAGAATTTTATTGATTCTATTTCTATGCTTACCTATAATCGGTCAGATTGGATTTATCAAAATATTGGAGAATACTAAAAATGAGAGAAAAAGAATTTTTGGTCCCCTGTAAAGAAGGTGAGGATTTTAGTCAACATATCGAAACATCTATTCCTGGGTATTCAAACTTGATTCATATCATTGAATCGATCTACAAGACAATAGATCAGTCAAACTCACTTGTTATTGATGTTGGTACATCACAAGGTGATAAGCTCGTTAGATTGAAAAATATAACCAAATCTGACAATGTAGAATTTCTTGGTATTGATCCATCAGATAGATTTTATGAAAATTGGAGTGATATTGAACATAAAAGTGAATGTATTCGCTTTGAAAATAGAACTCTAATGGAATGTATGAAGCTTATCAAGAAAAAGATAAGCAAAAAAAGACAAATGTCGATGACTTTATCATTATTCACCAATCAATTTGTTTCTAGAGATGAAGATAGGGAATCAAATATCGCCAGTATTTCTAGAATGATGAAAAATCAATCTCAGATATACATTCATAGTGAAAAGGTTTATCTATCTGAACATAGAATGAATGATACATTCTCGCGGTTACAGTTGATTGATAAGCTAGATTCATATAATTCTGATGACATCTTAAATAAGGAAAGAACTCTGCATAATATCATGAGACTGTGGGATCGTGATAGATTAGAGAAAGTTTTGAATAAAAACTTTTCAACTGTTGTTCCTATCTGGCAGTATGGAATGTTTGTTGCATATGCTTGTATAAATGAAGGGTAACTTATGGGAAAATATAAAAGCTATACTTTAGATGATGTAAAGAGAAATGCTGATAAAAAGTTGTTTACGCATATTTCGACATTCACAGGTGGAGGTGGATCAACAACAGGATTAAAACTAGCTGGTGCAAACACGATCTACTATGTAGAATTTGTTGAACGTGCAATCGAAACTTATACGGCTAACTACGGTGATACCCCTCATCATGCTGGTGATATTAGAAAATGGGATGTTGAGCAGACAATGAAGGATCTAGGAATAAAAAGAGGTGATCTTGATTTGTTTGAAGGCTCTCCCCCATGTTCCGCTTTCTCAATGGTTGGGAGTAGAGAAAGCGGGTGGGGTAAAGAAAAGAACTATTCAACCAATATGAAAGTTGAAAATATAGAAGATCTATTTTTTGACTGGATCGAATGTTTAGATAAGTTGAATCCAAAAGTAGCAATAGCCGAAAATGTTCAAGGAATTTCAGTAGGAAAAGCTAAAGAATATCTAAAGAGAATTGTGACCAAAGTGGAAAGTCTAGGCTATATTGTTACATGGGATATTCTAAAAGCCTGTGACTATGGAACTCCACAGACTAGGCCTCGATTCATTATGATTGCGGTAAGGGAAGATATTGCAGAGAAGCTTGATATTCACCCAATTCTTTTAGATGGTGAAGTATGGCCAGAAAAACTACATAAGAATGAATATGTGACAATTGGTGATGCACTAAAAGACTTTCCTTATGATCCTGATAAATTTGAGGATTATTTTAGATATAAAAACACAGCGTTTGCAAAAGATTATAAAAAAACTTACAAGGAACTATATAGAAAATATGTTGAGGAAAACGGATATCCTGAAAAAGTTATATCTGTGTCTGAATTGATTGGTCAAGAAAAATTATTCTCTAGATATGTTTGTCATCTAAATTGGGTTGCACCAACTTTAACAGTTAAAGATTTACAGTCTAAGCATCATTACATTTATGAATGGGATCGACCTATATCTGATTATGAAGCAATCAGGATAATGGGTCTTCCTGATGACTATATTAACTTAGGTTTATATGCGGAAAGATGTGAACGAATAGGGAGAATGGTTGCACCAAAAATGTATGAGGCAATTGGTAAAAAATTATATGAAAATATTTTTTCAAAATTGTGAATAAACACACTATAAGGGCTTGCATTATGCAGGCCTTTTCTGTATTATATTCTATATAGAAGTTAACTCAATAAAGAGATGAAAATGAAAAATTTTAATGAACAAGCAACAATCGATAAGTTCAACAAAGCAATCGTTTCTGCAGGCTTTGATGAATTTGAAGTTCGACAAATTTTTGAAGTTAAAGAAAATGTTTTCGTCATAAATTCTTTTGATGAAAATGAAGATCTATTCTATATTGGCGTGTTTTTTGAAAATGAATTTGAACCCTTGCCGCGTTCTGAGCATGTATACCAAAAAGATGCAGATCAAGCATTTTCTGCTTTAGTTGAAAAACTACTTAACGAATACAAAACAACAGAAACTAATAATAATTAAACGCAAGTAAAACACTATAAGGGCTTGCACTATGCGAGCCTTTTCTATATTATATTCTATATAGAAGTTCATTGTTATAGAGAATGTGAAATGACTAGAATAAACCTAACAGATGTTACGTTACTGTGTGATCAGCAATTAAGAGCAGAGCATAGAGAAATGAAGCGAATTCCAAACAATCTAGCTAAAGGTAAGTATAGACTAGATAGGGAACTTCCTGCAAATTACACTGTACGAACCAACGATAATCCAGAAGGTGGGAAAGGTCATGAGTCATTCTTTATAAACAAACTTGCATTCCTAAAAAATCGTTACTGTGATTTGATGAATGAAATACACTCTCGCGGTTTTGAAGCTAGTGATATGTGGAATAAAGACGTTACCGAAGAAACATTTCCAGAATTTTGGAATGACTATGTTCCATCACAAGAAGCTATAGATCTAAACATGAAGAGAATATTTGAAATGAAGCCGAAACAACCTAGATACTATAGCGAAGTGGATAATGATTTGTTTGATTTTTACTTTAAACCTAACTAATAAGTGGTGAAATTATATGGAAACGATGAAACGATTAATGGATCAAAAGTGCGGTATGTTCAAATACGTTGCACCTGAGCATAGATCAAAGTTAGATGATATGATTGAGTATCATGTCAAAAACACCATGAGTGGTTTAGATGACATTCATGTTACTTTATATAGAGTGAGAGATGGCCTTCAAATTGGTGTGAGTCTATATGAAGTGAATGACAAAACAAACGCAATGCAATGGTTGATTACTAAAGCAAAGTCTATTGCCGAAAGTGATGATAATATCATCATAGTTAGATCTACGGTATACTTAGCTATTGAAGTATCAGGCTCTAATGATATTGTATATGCGTTAGAGATGTTCGGTACAAGAGAAAAAAATTCTAAAGAAGATGAATGGGAGATTTGATATGACTATGACGATTAAATTGGATGCTAAGGCGGTTCGTGAACTATTTCCAGAGGGAAGTGAAGCACGTTTACAACTTTCTAATGCGGTTGTTGCAGAATTTGTAAAACGAGATTTACAGAAGCATATTGAAAAGGTAATATCCAATTCATTTATTGATAACCAATTCCTGGAAGATCAAAGAGATCAAATATCTCGTAGTATTATCCGTCGTGCTTGTCATGATATTAAGACTAAAATGGAATCTGAGATCAGAGAGACTGTGAAAGAAGATATTCGCAAAATGGGTGAAGATTTAGAGAGTAGATTGGATTTTGAATTTAAAAATGCGAAAGAATCTCTAACAAAGACATACAAAGCCCATGTAGAAAGGCTCAATAAATGCCAAACTTATTTGTGTAACATCATGGAAAAAAATATGATTTCGCGTGAAAATTTAACTGACAAATGCATTGAAAAGGCCAAAGCCCTTATTGATATTGCTAAAGGTATTTCTGATTGATTGAGTGAGTGTAATTTGTACAACACACCAATGATATTGAAATTATTGTTGGTGTAAGCCTAAATAATTGTTGCATATTCTAACGAAAAGCTTATAATATAAGCATAAATTGATTGATTAGGAATATGCAACATGGCTTATGTATCTAAAGAGTTCAAAAAAGAGATTTCCCCAGCTATCAAAAAAGTATTAGCCAGATACAAATTTAAGGGAACAATCGCTATTAAAAATTTGTCAACTCTTGTTGTTAATATTTCGAAAGGCCCTTTAGCGCTTAGCGATTTGTTAAATAGAGATGTTAACCATCATACAATTAGTTATAACATTGAATACGGCTCAGATGAATGGAAAAAGTTTATAAATGAGCTTGTTGATGTTATGAACGGCGAAAATTACAATAAAAACGATATAATGTCTGATTATTTTGATGTTGGATATTATATTGATATCAACTTAGGGAAGTGGAATAAACCATATATTCATGAGGCGTAACCAATATGATTATGTATCATAACAAAGGCGGGAAGCACTAACTAACTTAATTAGGGAGTTTAGTGTTATGTCAAAAACAATTAGAAATCGTGTTAGGAAAACTCAAACTGATTTTTGGGTAAGCAATATCTGTAGTCATAATCATGGTTATAATTACTGCCCGATCTGTTTGAAGAAATTTGCTATGTTAAATAGCGATAAGTACTCTGGAGCTAAATGGGACTATAAGCGAGGACCGCTAAAGGAGTGTTTAAAAAAGAAGAGAAGAGCCAGAGAGAATCACGTTTTGCACAATATGCTAAAAGTTGAAGACTTTGAAACTAACTTAGGGTTCGAAACAAGATTCATGAAAGGCATCAAATGGTTCTATGATTGATTAAAAGTTGTTTGATCTATTGGAATAAAACAAATCCACAACTAATAGATATGGTGTCGAGATCAACTTTATTTAAAGTTTTTATGATCAACACCGTGGACACTTTGTAAGCCATATATCTATATGATATGTGCAGATAAAGTAGCAAAAAGGTTTCTGTTTAAAGATATCGAGTGGCTACAATTGTTACAAAAAATATTGCAAAACCTTTTAAAAAGCTTGTTTTGTTTTGGTTATTCAGTATATAATAAGTTGTACTTGAGAAGAGAGATGATCAAAATGAAAAAGCTTTCAACATCACAAGTTATTGAAGATAATTCCGAAATTATCATGCAAATAAATGCAGAGGAAGAGAGACTCGCTTCCTTGAGTGATAAATTAGAGAAAACGGCACAATGGATGATGGAAGCATCAGGAAAGCCAGAGTTTAGTGATAGACAGAACGTTTACTTTCCACAGTTGAATGAGTGGCGGGCGCAGAAAGCAAAAGTCAACGATCTTTATCGACAAAAATCTTCTCTATCTCGTTGCGTTAGTAATTTATCTTCATCTACAGACGCTGCTAAAATGATGGAAGAAAAGCGAGCCATAAAAGAATCAACTGTCACTAGCAGCACGTATGAGAGGGCACAAAAGCGATTATTCAAACAGGTTAATGGATTTATTAGTGGGCGTTAAATAATCAATATTTTTTGTATATTTTGGTTGATTTATTGTTAAGCAACCAATACAATATAGTCTCATAGATAGAGAGATGAACAAACATGAATACATTGCCACCACCACAAGTTATTAAAGCATTCAACGCATTCAATAAAGCTTCTTTAGAAGTGGAGCGTATTAAGAATATTGTTGAACCAATCCATGATAAAGTTATGGAAGAATTTAAACCCTGTGTTGATGGAACAAGCGCTATCATTGAAAAATGGAAAGATGCGTGGGAAACTGATGAACTAACATTTCAGAAAATGGTAGATAGAATTGAGCAAATGATACATGCTCATCCAGATCTACCGGAAGTTAAAAAAGGATATTGCCCTTTACTTGTAGCAGAGAAGGATGAATCGGATGCCATATACAACTTTATTAAGAGCTTTGAAACATGGGATTTCTTTGTAAAAAGTGTTGGAGGAAAATTTGATGCTGACGCAATTTATAGAAAACCGGCAAAGCGTAAAGAGTTTTTGGGTGTTGTTATTCAAATGTTTGAATATTTAAAAAATATGAAATAATTTGATTAATACCCTTGTTTTGATGTGATAAAGGTAATATAATTAACGCATGAAAAGGATAAGACAATTAACTCTAATCTATTGGTGATTGGTTTATCTCATTAAATTTTGATACTTTACATTTGGAGTACATATTATGGAAACTTTAACAACATTAATCGAAGTGATTCAAGCATATCCGAATATAACAGAAATTAGCTTGATGAGTCTTGTCATTTTAGTTGCATTTAGAGGCGCGACGCTATGATGTTTTGTGATCACAAGAAGACTAAAATGAAACTTGTTTCATGGGCAATAAAAGTTAAAAATGAGCATGAACAGGGTTTTAAAATGAAGTTGTGTTGCGCTAGATGTGGGTGTGTAATTCCTGAAACTAAAAATCTTGTGAATATGGATATTGAAGATGTTATAAATAAATCATTGAAGAGGGTTAGAGATGCAGAATAATCTGGTGGCAAAACATGCTAGAACATTCAGTAAGTCTAGTGTTCAGAAATGTAAGAAGAAAGAGTTGAAGAAACAAGGACGTAAAACTAAACACAGAAACAAGGATTGCTTCTTTAAGATATTTTGACTATAGATATTTTAAAGAAATGATTTTAAGCGCCTATAGCTCAATTGGATAGAGCAACTGCCTTCTAAGCAGTAGGTTGCCAGGTTCAAGTCCTGCTAGGCGCGCCAATTTTAATGAGATATATTGCCCGAATCCCTGTATGGTCAAGACAATATATCAATAGTTCGGTGGCTACCTTCTGGTAACAGAGTGACTTACGTAGTAGTTAACTACGGCAAACCCGACGATGGGAGTGGAAAGCCCCAATTTTTATTAAAGGAGATTGCAAATGACAAAACTAAATATAAAAAATGCAAGACAGCTTGAAACTTCTATTGTAGGTCTTATCCAACAAAAGAAATTGAAACTAGCGATACGCAATAACAGAGTTCTATTCCCAACGGTAATTGAATCGACTCAATCCACAAAAGAACGGGTTGAGACTATTTTGGGAAATATCGTTGAATTGGATAACTTTAGACTCCAGATTCGTGTTGCAATCAGTGAATTTAATGAAAAATCTGGTATAAATAAGTTAACAGCTGAGATAGCTAAAGTCAGCTGCTATATTGAGACTTTGCAGCTTTTGTTGGATATCGGCGAACCTTATCCACAAACATCTCACTATAACAGTTCAAAGACAGCTTATACTCCTGGATTGTCGGAAGACGATTTAGATTCAGTGGGTGCAGAAATTATGAAATCCAATAGAAAGATCCAACGGCTGAAAGATAAATGCAACGGTATCAACTACAGCGGCTATATACATCTAGATGATAGTGTAATAGCTCGTTGCCAGAATCTCGGCCTATTGGATTGATGATGGTTAAATAAAGTTTTAGAGAGTGGTTTAAGGGTTATCGGCGCTTAAAATAAAGTAATTCGTGTTGATGGTTTTCGAAATTATATATCTGTATATTTGTTATTTTGTATCCATCTTGTGAAATTATTTGTTTTAGTGTTTTTTGTCTTATTGTATTGCCTTTAAACCTTATTCCACTCTCTAACCCCTTCGCAAATTTATTTTGCAAACATAAATGGGCCAATAGTATAATCGGTTAATACGCTCGCCTCATAAGCGAAAGAAGGAGCGGTTCGAATCCGCCTTGGC